GAACCGTTCCACCACCTCAATCTCTCTCGTCAAAGACCAGTCCATAACAATAGAGGCTCTAAAGGTAGGGGTGTGGGTGAGCGATGTAGAATCAGCAAATATGAATCCATATTTCAGCCAAAATCTACCATCTGGATATTACACAACCTTATTAATGCGAAATGTATCGCATGATGTTTTGGCTATCAGTAATTCGTTTGCAATAGCATTTAAATCACCATCAGGTGTTTATTTTGGATTTTCTTGTGCAAATACACAGTCGTCAAGTCTTCGAGAAACTTCCTTAATAAAACTTACCCAAGAAAATTATATTCTTTGGGAGAACAAAGTGTATATAAATGATTTATCATCGTCTATCCCTATTTTAAATGGTGAAGCATCTATACATAATGATGATAACGGTAAATTATATATAATTAATTATGTATGTATATTCCAGTATTCTCTTTATATAGGTACAGTGGATATGTTTACGACTGCACCTAACGCAGTAATCACTTATAAAAGAAGTAATAATGCTTATGTTTTAGGACTTTCGTCAAATAATTTATTAAAGTTGCTCAATAATTATTCTATATTAAAAGCAATTGCTACAATAACAGTTATTTCTACTGCCCAAAATAACTGGTATTACTACAGTGTATATGGTTATAATAATTATTTTTTCATAGTAGGAAGAGTTCAAGTTAAAACGGGAGCTACTACATCATCAAATGAACGAATTGAGTATCAAAATCTTGCTAATTATCCATACCCAGATTCAATAAGTTGGAATCATATTGGTTTTATTAAAATAGGAGAAATTAATAAAAAAGCAATATTGTTGGGAAGATTATTTAATGAACAAGTGACAAATAAATTCGATTATTTGATTTATGTTGTAACTATGGGAAATACAACGGGTATAGAAATAATGGATGCATCTAACTGGGCTTGTTATTATAATATTCCATCTGCAATTACGGGAGTTGTCGGAGGAGATTGCTGGATTTCACCCGATTCAAAATGGTGGTTCTTTATTTCTACTTCTTCTACTTCAGTTTATACAAAAGGATTGTATTATATATGCACTAAGGACACTTCTGTATTATTTACAGAAACCGGATTCACGAATAAATCGTATACAATTTCTACCAATTCAGATTCTGTATATCAAGCCACAAAAGAATATTACATATTGAAAGTCAAATTCAATTCTAATTCTGATAAAATGATGGTTCTTGGGAATTCTTCTAAAGGGTATTTCGGTGATGGTACTTTAACAGATACAACTTATATCGAAGGAATTCAACCCGATATTATAATGTGCTTTATATTAGATAAATCAAAAAAGCAATGGAAACAACTGTCACATACTAACGTAGGATTGAGTTCATTATGGAACAATTATGCAGCTTCCGCTTCAAGTTCTGGTAATACTTACAAACCTTCCTTTAATTTCATAAATAATGAAATAATTAATTTCGTTTATCCAGGAGGACAACCTCCTTATACTTCCTATAGTTATAATTTAATTTGGGAATGATAGATAAAATTGGTAACTATATACCTAAACATTCTTGATGTAAATGGTATATAGTTACTCTTTAATTATCCATATCGTTTTAATCAATTATCCCATATTAAATTATATCTATATCCAGTTATAGGTTTGTTTCCTGCCGGGTACATATAACTAATAGAATTATTAACAAAATTAATATTAGGAAGATAAACACTACCTTGTTTTCCGGCATTTAAATAAGTTGACGGGAAATCAGTATTAGCTGACACTGTTTTTGTTACGTTAACCCATTCTGTACTCAACGCAAAGAAATATATTACGTCGGGTTGTGTTCCTTCTATATATCTTAAATCTGAACCTAAATCAAAATCTCCAAAATGACCACGAGTGGAATTACCGAAAATCATCATTCTGTTAGATTTAGAATTAAATTTGATATCCAATATATAAATATTCTTACAATCTTCTGCAATTGCACTACCCTCTTTATCCATTGTATAAGAGGTTCCAGACCATCCCGTCATATTAAAAAGAGCTGATGAACCTTTTATAGCATGCAACCCTTTGGTATAACCTCCTATTGCAGTCGAATTGTTTTTGATATAGAATAACCATTTTAAATCCGGTGAAACCCAGCAATCCCCTCCAATTACAGATTTAACGGCAGATGGGATATTGTAATAACATTCCCAATTTGAAGCAAACCCTGCATTTGGATAGTTATTTAATATATTTTTAGCTTTAAAAAATAAATAATCAAAATTATTATAATATTGGTTATATGATTCCGGTATCATTTTTACTAAAAATAAATAATCAGTATGTGTTACGTCTACAGCTTCACTTGTAATTTTATTCCAACACAATAAATTATGTAGTTGAGAAAAAGGATAATCTTTTACGGAAGAAAAATCAATTTCACCTTGTATGGCAGAATCAGTATTTGTACTCATTAATATAGTATTAAAAAAATAGTTTTCTGCAGCACTTATATATAAAGATACCATTACACCATTTGAAGCGACAACTGTTGCTACATTACAAGTAAATTTTTTCAAAGAGTAACTGTTATATATTCTTGTTGTAGTTTTTTGAAAAAAAGCTATCTCATAATTAATAGATTTTTTTCTTTTAAAATTAATATTTCCGGATTGACTTCTATCATTAAAAATAAAATGACTTGTCATTATTCCACCATGTGAAGGCATAATAGATGAAAGAATATAATATTGCAATCTATTTTCATAAGTATATGACATATTACAGACAATAGTCGTAGGGTTATCAAATGGCTGTGTAGAAGCAGAATCCCAATATCCAGGTTTCTTATCTACATACAAGGGATTTAATGATTGTCCGCTATAACAATTTCTTTGTCTAAAAGTCAAAGCTAATTGTGTCCATTCTCCAGTAGAAGATAATATACTTGATTTAAACGTCCAACCGAATGAATTACTTGGATATAGTAATTTACTTTCATCTGATTCATTGTTTGTTACACCAGTATAAGCATATTCATTATCATATAATGTATTTGTATATTGACCCACATAATCTTTTTCAACCCACACCCCTACCTTTAGAGCCTCTATTGTTATGGACTGGTCTTTGACGAGAGAGATTGAGGTGGTGGAACGGTTCGGATAATTCCAGTCTCCTGTTCCGTTTCCTCCCCAGGTTGTGCTACCTCCTGCTTCCCACCAGTAATTGCCCGGCTTTATCTTCAACACCACCTGTCCGGATGCGTTTGTAGTGCCGCTATATGCTGTACTGGTATTGTTGCTTGACAGTTTTACAATACATCCACTTCCTACGCTTGTTCCTGTATTCACGTCCTTTACGGTTATCGTTATCGTCACCTCACTTGGTACCAGCTTGATTGTAAAATTAGAAGTATTCGTATTGGTGGTGTTTAATGTTACGTATCTTGTCGCACTTACTACATATCTGTTTGTCAATCCGGACACATATACCGTCGCTTGTCCGGCACTGTTCGTCGTTACAGTCTGCGTCGCATCTCCTGCTCCTAATTCACCAGAAGTCTGATAACTACCGTTAATACCGTACATGTTTATTGTAGCTCCACTTACAGCCGCATTCGTATAACTGTTCTGTACAGTCACTACAATACTCTTTATTGCTGTAGAATAGAATGCTGTAGCGTCATTGTTATGTCCTATATTACTGAAATTGTAATTAGGAGTGATGGAATACGGTGTTTCGGTTGTTGTTGTACCAGTCACAAAATAATTCGCCAATTTTGCCGTTATTGTTGTTGTGATACCTGCTATCCATGTATATGTAGCCAAATAATACACTACGTTATTTGCCGTCAATGATACTGTTGTTGCTACTCCTGCCGTTGTAAATACTGGCTTTACCAGATTAGCAGTTCCCCACCATCCTAATACTGGCGTCGAAAATGGTATTTTTAGCCTAAATTCTGTACCTACACTCTTCGTCAATCTTACCGCATTCTGTGTAGTAGTTGCCAAAGGCATTGTTATCGTCGTGCTTCCATTTACCCAATAACTCGTACCACCACCCCATGACAATGTATATGAACCTGCTATCATTGGACCGAATGACACTTGACCGCTGCTGTTCGTCGTTCCGGAAAATGTAACAGAAGAAAGGCTCTTGTTCGTCAACGTTACCGGACATCCGTTCGCATTCCCTTTTACTGCATTCTGATAATAGTCCTTCATCGTTATTGTGATAGAAGAACTTGTCTCGCTCATTTTCAGATTAAGCGGACTTGCCTGTGTAGATGATAATGTACCGGACAACGCGTTATAGTTCGTTTTTGAAAATGAATATCCTCTATTGATACCGCTTCTATATACAGTCCAATTACCACTACTATCCGTTGTCCCTGTCTGTCCAAAATAGGAACATGATACACCGCTTATATTCGTTCCATAATTAGAACTCTTTATGTTAAATGTCAGACGTGCAGTTATATTCAATGTCATAGTCCACTTCTCATTTTCATTAGTCCATGTGTGACCCTGCGAAGCATTACTATAATAACTTGCATAATTTTTCGGTGTATAGGTGTAGTTTATGCCTGCATATACGGTATTTGTTTTCTTTCCGCTCGCGTCCAATGTTATTTCTCCTGCCGGGGCATTCGAGCTTGTAGGTACACTTCTGACTATCACTGCACTACCTAACGGATGGGTTGCTGTGATGTTTGGAACTTTCTCAACGACTGTCAGTGTAACCGTTCGCGTCGTTCTGTTCATCGTCACTGTATAGGGTGATGTCTGTGTGGCGGTCATTGTGCCTACATAGTTGTTGAAATATTGTGCCGTAGCGGTCATTTGTCTATCTAATCCACTTCTGTAGAAGCTTCCTCCGGATGGAAGTGTTTGCCCGAAGTAGGTAATCGTTCCCGAAAGCGCATTGCTTGTATTGTAGATATTCGCTACTGTATTAAGAGTTATTTTCTGATTACAAATCAAATATATCATCTTTACTTGTCCTGCTGCCGTATAAGTCAATGCAGTATTTGGATTACTGTAATAATTAGGTCTTGTTACTGGTGTGAATGTTACTGGTGTACCTAAATAACATACAAACGATACATTGCCGTTCGTATCTAACGTTAATGGACTTGTAGAAGCTGCCGGACTGAAATTCATCTTCATGGATGAATAGATTCCCATTCCAAAACTGAACGTATCTGTTCCAGATGCTGCCTTTCTTGTTATTGTTACAGCATTTGTACTACTGTTGTTATATTTTGTTACATTATTCGTTCCTTTTTCAAAAAGGAAATCTCTACCTCCGCTCGGTATCTTATCAAAAGTACATTTACTTAAAATCTCGGCATCCGATTTATTTTGTACATTACTTCCGGTTATATCAAATACACATGCCATTTCGATATACCATGTAAGCGGTCTACTTCCGTCCTTTATATAAAAGAAATTGGTAGTAGAAAAACTTCCAGTAGAACCACATCTTACATAATAGGCATAAGTATACCATCCTCCTGTTCCATTTCCATTATTAGAATCAACCCATTTTCTTACTGAATTGTCTCCTGTCGGATTACTTGCAAAAACCAGTTGTCTTCCTGTCGGAATCTTTGCTCTAAAATATGCCACAAACTCCTTGTTAGCGCTCGTTGGTGTGCTGAATGTAAAGCCTCCTAATCCTGGTGATACGGAAGAACTTGCATCTGTAGTGATTTCAATCATGTATTTAGGAGTAACCGGAATAGATTCATTCACTCCAAGACTTACTGTAGCGGTTGAACGTGTCATTACCGCATTGAACGGAGACGCGGTGTCTGACGTTATACTGCCTCTGTAATTACCGTGATAAGTGGCTGTGATATCTACGTTTCTCGTTACAGAACTCCTATACAGTGATACATTACCGCTACTGTCTGTCGTTCCTGTCTGATGAAAATATGATACAGTAGCACCGCTTAAATTCGTTCCACTCGGCACGTTTGATTTGACGTTTATAGTTATCTTTGCCGTTACCGTCAAATCCATAGTCCATGACTGATTGGCGACTGTATAGGTGTGTTTCTGTGTCGGATTGCTGTAAAATTCCGGATGCCCAACTACCGTAAACGTCGTTTCCGTACCTATATATCCGTTGAATGTCACTGCACCGTTCGCATCCGTTGTAAGTGTTCCGGTTGCACTTCCTGCCGTGTATTTTATCTGTAAGTTCTGATAATAAGTTGTTTGTGCTGGCGTTACTTCTCTTACTACAAGTGTAACTGGATTGGCTGCACGTGTCATTACAATATTGAACGGATTCACAGAATTGTGAGCTATCTGTCCGGTATAAGATTCGAGATTTGATGCACTTACCGATATGCTTCTACCACCGCCACTCCAGTAGAACACTGCGTTTCCGCTTGCATCTGTTGTTTTTGTCTGGGCAAAATAGTTTATCGTAGCTCCTTGTACATTCGTTCCAGGTACATTATCCTTTACATTGATTGTTATCTGTTTTGCACAAGTGAGATTCAAATCCCATGCTTCGCCTGCTGATGTAAATGTATGTGTTTGCTGATAATTCGTATAAAACGGTCTTCTGTCCGCTGCCGTTAGAATAAATGTAATTGGAATACCTAAATACGCCTCAAATGTTCGACTATCATTCGGTATCGTTCCGTTTCCTGCTGCCGATGTATAAGTCAACGTATAATTAATGCCTAATTTACTTCCACCCGGTATCACTTCATATTGCTGTACTGTCACTACATGCTTGTTTCTCAACATCGTGACATTGAGCGGTGAAGCCGTGGTAGGTGCAATGGTTCCATTTACTGTACTATAATCCTCTTTATCCAAAGAATAGTCCTTTGTCAGTGCTGACCGGAACAATGAAGCGTTACCGCTTGCATCCGTTGTCACTACCTGTTCATTGTAAGCTACCGTTACTCCCTGGATATTGTTTTCCACATATACATCCTTTACATTGACCGTTATCTTTGAGGTCACATTCAAGTTGAACGGCCATATCACACCGTCTTCGGTCCATGTATAGGATTGTGTCGGATTGCTGTAAAAATTAGGATACGAATCAGTTGTGAACGTGTATTCCAGTCCCTTTATCAATAACTGATTGGTATAACCGTTCTCATCCAAAGTAAGCTTTATCGTTCCTGCCTTGGATGTCATTGTAATGGTCTGATTTGACAAGTACGCTCTTCCTGCCGTACCATACACCTCCGAAACTTGAATACCTGCGTTAATCAATTCATATTGCACTTCTACATCCAGCACTGTACCGCTTTCACTTTGAGGATGTGAGAATGTATCGGATGAAACCTCACCTGCAAGAACCTCATAGGTGTATTCTCCTACCGGAACATTCGGCATCACTATCGTTCCTTCCGCGTTCGTCTCACCCTCAAATACAATGTCCGGCAATGCGTTGTTTGTCACACGTACCAAAATTCCGTCCGGTGGCAAAACTCCTTGTGTTGATACATGGAAAGTAACTGGATATTCCTTTGCCTCCAATTCAATATCCATTCTTGTTTCTGTTCCAGTAGGCTTGAAATTCCCGGTCTTGGTATTGTAATGCTGCTTGCTTACACTGTAAGACATATTTACCGGAGATATGTACATTTGCACTATCCCGTCCGTATCGGTCGTTCCTGTCTGGTTCACAGACATTCCGTTGAACGTCACTGATGCGCCACTTAACTCACCATACAGATTGGATGTGATATATACCGGAATTCTCTTTGAACATGTATATACAAGGTCTTTTGTATTTGCATCTTTATAATTGACTGTAGCTATTGCACCGTTTCCAGAATAGAATCCTATTGGTTGCACCTGGAAACGTTCTGCAATTCCTGCATACACTGTTTTTGTAAATTGTCCGCTTGCATTCGTCGTTACATTCGCACCCGAAGATGTACCGTTGTCATTGTAATAGCATGCAAGCACGAGACCTGTTTTTACCGGATTAGATGCTGTAGTCGAAATAGAGGGTATTATTTCTTTTACCGTGAATGTGACTGATTTCGTTCTTCTTGTTAATACTGCTGAATGCGTCTTGTCCGTAGGCAGATAGATATTTTCTGTCTTACCGTCGAAATTACTGTTTCCACCTCCATAGGTTATCGTATAATTTCCAGGCGGTATATTGAAATTTCCATTTCCTTGTGATGTCAATTGTCCGCTTGCATTCGTTGTTCCAGAAAAACTATATGATTGTGAAGATGTTCCACCCCATGCACTCGTAACCGTTACTGGACAACTTTCTGCCGCCTTGGAATAGGGGTTACTTGCTGTCAATGTCAGACTGAATGTCATTGCAGCATAACCCATGATTATATCCATATAATCAGCCGACAACGGGGGTGTGAATGTTCCGGTCTTATCCGTATGGTCTTTTACCGTACATTCATAGCTCATTGCAATAGGTGAGATGTACACGCTTGCAGCACCGTCACTTCCGGATGTTACGGTCTGGGGTAACGACATTCCGGACACGGTTATAATTGCATTTTCAAGCGGTCTTAACGTGTTCTGCTGCTTCACCCGTAATTCTGCCTTCTTCGAGCATGTAATTTCCATCAGTGTAGGTACACTCGCACCGAAGCCCCAGTTCTTGATTAGCAGACCTTCATTCTCATAGAAACCTTTCTCCTTTATTGTCAACTGATAGTCAATTCCCGGCATCACTTCTGGAAATATCTTTCCTGCTGCATTCGTCGTATATTCCCGTACATTATCATTGTACATATTTTTTACCGAAACGACAATTCCGGCCTTAACCGGATTGAAGTTCAGAGCAGCTTTCTGTTCAGCAGTTATCTTTACAGTCACCTGGCTTACCGGGGTTGTTACCGTCACATCCACATAGAAGGTTCTTGGCTCTGCATCACGTGTCACATTCGGCTGCACTGTCAACATCGTACCTTCCAAAGAAGCTATTTCGTCATTCGATATATTGAATTTCAATTCAGCACCTCCACTTGTAAAATCGTATGGCTCATCCTCACCACCAATTTCTGCACGTCTGAAAGTCTTTACATGGTCCATCAAATCAAACGTCACTCCTTTGTTAGGAACAACGAAGTTTTCCGGTGTATGAACTATGTAATAATAACTATCATTGGATAACGTCTCGGCTGTATTTTCACCACTGAATCTTACCGTAGTAGCATCACCGGACACACCGGGAATATTCTCTATTACGTCAACTTCCGGTTCGATTTCTCTTCTTGTCATAGTGAAAGGAAGGTCTATATCCTTCAGTTTTTCGAGTGTTATCGCCTGGTTTTCTACTGCGTCATAATATCTGTGTGTCGCGTTCCAGGTATATTCCCCTGCTTCCGCTCCAAGCTGCAACACACCTATGTCATTCGTGTAGCCAGAATCCACCTTAATTCCGGTCCCCTTGTTTATCAATTCGATATATACACCGGAAATAGGAGCCTTCGTTATCGCGTCCGTTGCGGTATATGTTATTACCGTGTCTCTCAATTCCAGGTAAATTGTTTCCGGTACATCCTGGTCCTTGATAGTCACCGTTCCGGTGTATCTCTTATAGTTTCTATGCGTTACCGTATATTCATAGTCACCGTTTCCAAGTGTTACGCTTGCAACACCGTTAACGTTCGTTACACGCGTCTCTCCGTTTATTTGCAATTCCGCACCCTGGATATAATTACCGTTCTCAATGTCCCGTACAGTCAAGCGGAATGTATAGAAAGCCTGTTCCAATTCCACAATTTTAGATACTTCCGAACCTTCAACCACTACAAAATCATTAACGGACATATAACCGGACTTGAAAGCCGTATATTCATAGGTTCCGTTCGGCAAGCTTATAATCGCTATACCTTCCTTGTCAGTCAGATAGGTAGAACCATTTATCTTTATCGTTGCTCCTTCCAAAACCATATGGGTAGCAGAATCCAGCACTGTAAACTTTATCGCATACGGAATTGCCGTCATTTCGACGAGAATACAATTAGGGTCTTCTCCGACAATCTCAATTTCTTTTACAAGGTCTTGATAATCTTCTTTTGCGACCCTCATTTCATATTTCCCGGTTTGCAGCCCCATGCTTGCCTGCCCTTCGTTATCCGTCTTTTCCTTTATGTCATTTATTGTGATGTTTGCTTCCGGAATATAAATACTTCTGTTTCTATCAATTACAGCAAAATTTACATTCATTTTTGTAAGGAACATTCTTTGAAATATATCTACTGGCTGATTTTCAACCGTAAATACGCTTTCTATGGTCTGAAAACCCGATTTTTCAAGCTTGTATTCATAGGTTCCCGGCTCCAGGTTAATGACTGCCTGCCCGTTATTGTCCGTTTCGGACGTGTACACGCTTGTTGTTACAGTTACCCCCTGCAAGAGTGCTTCACCTTCATATACAGTAAACGTAACCGGATAGGGTGTTGCAATGAAATCATTTATGTTTATATAAATAGGGTTGTTCAGAACGACAAACTCCCCTGTCTTTTGCGTCCAGTTCGTTTTTGATAATATGTACGAGTATTCCCCATTTTCCAAAAGAATGTTGGCCGTACCGTTACTGTCCGTAATGATTACCTTGTTTCCTATTGTTATGTATGCACCCGGTACGGCTACATTCTTGGTATTGGTTACGGTAAACGAACACAAGTATTTCTGTGACGCTATAACCGATTGAGAGCCTTTATATATATCGCTTTCTCCTGCCGGATAGAAAATATTAGACAAGCTGCTACCCGAATCATACAGAATGTTTCCTTCCAGGTCTCGCATTCTGAATCCCTTAATACGAGGCAACATATTCAAAGGCACTTCTTCGTCAAAATAGGGGAAGAAGTATTCGTCCGGTACATACTTCACGCCTTCCGCAGTCTTCACAACTTCCAGCAAATCATCCCATTCTACCTTTTTGCCTGCTTCCCAGAAACGGAAATCCAAATACTTAGTCATTGCAATCTGGATATTTTTTCTTACATCCGCAATCACTGCATTAGGTGACAATTCCACACGGAAATCTACCCCCTCTTCGCCACCTACATACATCCATTTTGCATTCTCAATCACAATTCCAAGTGTATTTCCCTGCAAATCAAGTTCGGTCAATCCGAAATAGGGTGTAGCTTTTGTAAGCAATTCTTCCAATTCATCGTCCGTAAAGAAAGACCCGTTTTGGGTTACAAGGTAGATGTGCGTCTTTCCGTCCTCACCCAAACCGACATTCATAACCTTTAGAATGCGTGAATCCAAATCCTGGAATATCTGTGTCCAGCCTTCCATTGTATCGGTGGAAAGCTTGTTGTTGTAATTTATTATTCTGTTTCTGAATGTCTCGTCGTCCTCATAATCACGTCCACCAATAGCCGCATATTCATTCGTGCACTCTATATGTGTCAACGGTCTTGGTGATACTTCTGTAATACTGTTCGCCTCCACATTGGTAGCAGACCCAGTGATAACGCTTCTTACACTGATATATCCATATCCCGACTTATCAACCGTAAAAGGCTGGTCTACAGTAAATTGCACTCCGTTCTTTGAAATAAACTTTGTCCCTACCTCATAATGCGTGCCAGGCTCGGCAAAAACACGTACATAAGTAGAGGAGCCAAGCGCTTCTTTTCTCGGACTTACACCGAACAACGCGGCTGATTTGTCCAGATATTCGCCTGTTGCCGACTTTGGGAAAATCTGCGCCTCCACTATGGCAATATCCTTTATCGCTTTTTGCGCCACCTTTGCAGTACCATAAGCGACGCCATTAAGTACAGAACCGTCCGCAATGTTTGAAACGCGGTCGGTCTTGTTTAAAAACATTTCAATCCACAAATTCTTTAAATTTGCAATCGTATTCGCTGTTTTAGTAATCATTGTAAATATATTTAAATAGGAACATTAATAACAAAATCTTCTCTCGTCACGGTTGTAGCCTTCACCTTCATAAACACCGCGTCTTCTTTTTTTACCAAATCAAGAAGCTCTGCACTCGCCCATCGGTTATCTCTTTGAAACATGTTCATAAGGGCCTTGAATATCACCGGGTATTGTATTGCATTTGTTGTCTGACCTACAAAATCAGATGGAAGTCCGTAGTCCTTGAATTCCGGAATACAGCCTTTCAAAGCCTCCAATATGATTTTTAATGCCTGCTCCATAGATGTACCGAATTTCTTCACCTTCAAATCATCATTCTTAAACTCAAACTCCGTATCTATGTCTTTACCCAACACGTTCTCGCCTACCAGTGTATCTACCACATTATCCACATAGTTTACACCGATATTGCGAAGATTTACAGCAAAAGTATTACTTCCTTGACCTGCCTTATAATCCTCTTCTATAATGTATTGTGGTGTGGTTATAGAGGTCCAGTCGTCTTCCGGGTCCGTCATTGCGATTTCTTCCGCTACATTTTCAAACGTCTCGCCTGTCCTTAACTGCTTGTCAAGCTGTAGAGTGTTCTGTCTTCCAAGCGTTGCACTTCTTAACCATCTGTCAGAATTTTTTATTGTCAATATCTTTGTTTCCACTTCCGAAAAATTGTCTAATATTTCCCACATAGAAATATCGTCCAACTTGTTTTCATGGAGTTGAAACATAGGCTCTACGATATTGATTTGTGCAATCATCTTGTCAAGTTCGTAGAATGACTGTGCGTTTATCTCGCCTCCCTGGTAATAGTCCACTATATAGGGGTAATGATTATTACAAAAATCAACATAATCCTGGAAGAACTTCTTTATGTCGTACCCTGTAATATTCTTGAATTTGGCGTATGCCGTTTCCATTACTGCATCCATCCTTTATCCTCCTTTTATAACAACGTTGCTAAAGAAGCCGCCAAATCGTTCACACCTTTCTGTATTGCTGCGGCCGTACAAATTTTAGTGAGTGCTGTTTTTGCTTTCTGTTCTCCTGCTACAGCTTCCAAAGGCGCTATCGCTGTCATTGTAAGCGAATATTCCCAAATCATATTGCGCTGCAAACTCTGATTCAATACCAACCCTGTAGGAGGCACAACTACCAAATAACTCTCACCCAAAGCCATATTATAAAAGTAAAGACGGAATGGCAAGCCGTCCTTATCCACACCGTTACTTTTTGATATGATAGCTTGCAATATCTTCGTGCATCCATATCCATTTTTTACAGATGGGTCAAATGAAGCTGATTTTAAAGAATTCGTACTTTTCCCCGAAACATCGCTTAAACTCCATTTTCCGGCTGACAGACTATAGGCCGCTCCTGCCAAACTTGACGCACCACCGCCAAGCGACAACAACAACTTGAAAGTACGTCCGAAATCTCCTCTTATCGTTATATCCTGCGGTACAAAAGTAGGAGAAGACAACACCGTAACGCCCCCTGCCGTATTCCTTATGTTTTCCCTTTTTGCTTCCGTCTTGCTTATCGCATTCGGGGTAATAGGGAATGTGAAAAAATCTATCGTATTGTTCTTTGAATCTGCCAGTTCAAGCGTACAAAGATACACCTCAAAATCGTTCGGAAATTGAGATGCTAATATAGCTCTTCCAGCCGTCTCTATCAAAGACCCTGCTTTTTGTATTGCTGATTGTGCGACATTTGCCATTGTATCAATTATTTCTCCAAAAATACGAAATTCTTATCAATCCGAAAAAGTTACCGTGCTTTTTATTCCATCAAACTGCAACGGGTTAACTGCCGCTACCGCACCGACCCCGGCACCGAATCCGGCTTTACCCCCGTCCATCGCTACTGAACTTGCAAGCGCTGTTTGCCATGCGTTCTTTAGCGTCATTATCTGGTTCTCCACATTATTCAATAGCTGTATCAAAGTGTTCGCCAGTGTTAGAGGTTCCTTCGCATTGTTTATATTGACTTTCTGTCCGGTCATAAGCTTTATTAGGTTCTGCGTTAACTGAATCATTTCCGCATCATTGTCATATCCCAGCACTACACCGCTTTCATCCATTGTTATATGGCTTTTCCCGTCGTGGAAATTAACGTCTACAGTGTTGGGGTCGACCTTTATTACGGTTGTCTTGTCCTGGGTCTTCCACGTAAAATTAGCCTCTTCCATGTTCATAGTGAAACGCCTTATCTCCTTATCCTTTTCTTTCACGTCCTCGACCACATTAACAACTTCCGCAATGACTTCGTTATATCCGGTTACCTTCACCTTCTTGGAAGCCACTATCTCGGCTTCCCCCGAACTCTGCAATCTTATCTTATGTTTTTCGTTACCTCCTAATGTAACGTTGAAATTTACGGGCTTCTCTATAGAAGTAAGGTTCATGTTCCATTCCTGGTTGCGTGGGTCTATCGTCATAGACATAGTTACTCCTTCCACCTGTTTTTTCATCCGTATAACATCCTCGCTCCATGCCGGAACTTCATCATTGCCTATAAAGGTGCCTATGACTGTAGGCTGATTAAGAAAATCGCTGCTCGCTATCATTACCTGGCATCCCTTCTCACCCGGTTTTTCGGGAAACCATATGTTATTGATAGCCTCGTTGGTAATACGTGCATCATTACGGAATATACCGCCTTCCATCATCACGGCAACTATATTCGTTCTGAATACCGTATCTATATACGCTTCCCTGCCTACATCCGTGGGTATCATTATATACCCCTTCATTATAGGCGGCAAATTGTTACTGCTTATTCTTGGTGCTCCTCCTGCCATTATTCAAGTCCTCCGAAATATTTCCTGTTCAAAAAATAATCAAACTGCTGCTTGTCAACCGTCGGGTTGTCATAGGATGTTATCTGTCCGCTTTCCGCTTCCTTCGCCTTCTGTCTCAAACCGCTTAAATCCACCAACTTAAAATAATCGGGTGTAAATCCGGACGCTGATTTTTCAGAAACCGAATTGTCGTTTCTTTTTACCGCTTCCATCAGATTTCCTTTAAGTATAGGTACATAGAATCCTCTTTCCACCTGTAAAACGGTACGTCTGTCCACCCCATCACGGTTAAATGATATAGTGTTGGTTACGTTCGTCACATAGAAAAACTCGTTCGTACTTTGGTTCAGCACGAAAGTTCCCACCTTTATGCGTCTGTCCCCGTTTATCTCTATCGTTCCGCACCGGGTAAAAGGTACATACATGTTGCTTTCGACAAGATAAATCAAGTCATTCAGCATTGTTGCCTGGTAAGTAGAAAATATCTTCTGGTTTTCCGCTCCGTTCTGTATCATGCGAATACAGTACATGTCCACGAAATCCATTTTCCTGTTACCCCATCGTTCCACATATTCTTCCAGGTACACAATAGGAACAAAAGCCAATCCTGGTTTGTCACGTCCACCTACCTGTGCATTCTGTGCGTGCAACTGGAACCAAGTGTAAACCCGTGGGTCATAGCTCAAATTATACGATATTACATTATCCGGTGTTATCGTAATATAGTTTTCCGACTTGAAAGCGTCTTTTATTGCCTTCTCCGTAAACGGTGGCTGTCTTACAATGACATCAATCGTGTTTATATAGGTGTCAAAGAAAAATTCTGTCAACGGATATTGACAAATGCGTTCCATGTACTGCATCAGTGTTCCGTTCGGGTTCCCCAGCCCCGTATCTGTCACAATCCTTTCCATTATATCCCCAGACACTTGCAGCTTAACAATCTGCCATATTCCCCTCACCTTCAAATCCTGCTGTCCCGGAATACTGTATGCCGTTATCCGCTTGTCACCCCATGAAGAAAAAACTTCATCACTACACAATCCGATAGAAGACATTATATTAATAATAAACCAAATACATTCATTTATCGTTTTGTACCCCAAATTCCATACAAATTGATACTCACCACCGAACACATTACGTCCATTCCATACACCACCTGTTTTTCTTAATAACCAGTTCTGTACAGTATCATTGACATTTTCCAAAGGTATGAAATAACTTCCGTCCTCCACAAACATTTTTGCAATATCGCGTCCGCTTATGACGGTACTCTTTGAATTGTCTTCCGAAGAATAGGTTTCCATTACACTGTCCACAAAACCTATCATATCCCAAACATTATAGTCCGGACCGTTATTGGCAAGCTTGTTCAACGGTACAAACAAATCATTGGCATTTTCACTGTCCGAACTTCCTTCCAGTCTCAACCGCTCAAACCGGATAAACACTATATCGTTTATCTGTACCACTTTTTCAAGATAGGATTTATAATCGTATCCTTTCGGTGTTACAACCGGAAATATATCATAATACCCTGCACCATACACATTCGACATATTGGCGTCCTTAAAGGGTGTTATGTTAATCGAAAACGTGCCGTTCTTGAATCCTTTGTCGGTAGAACATGTATTGACGAACTGGCTTACATCCACAACCTTGTTTATAGCCTTACAGTATATCCACACCTTAATGTTTATAGGTTGTACTTTTGTCCTTACCGACATTTCCTCGTCCAGTGCAACCACATTGTCCGCTACATATCCTTCCTTATCCTGTAGAAGCTTTGTCAAATTTTCAGACCAATAAGCCGAAAAATCGCGTTGCTTCATGAACATGTCGCTCTTTGACGCTTTTTGTATAAGCAAAGGAGAATCCTTTATAGGGAAAGAAAGAGGGGTATTCGGCTTGATATACGGCAAATTCTTGTTTGAATACTCGTTCTTGTACTTCTCTTTCTCCCAATCGTCATATGTGGCCCAGATAGCATCCAGATTTGAAATTTTGGAAATCTCGTTTACCACGTCCATAAATTCCGGAACTGACAATTTCTTTGCTTCCGGTGTATCTGGCCCCAGTCCCTTTTGCCAATCGTCTATAAACGTTTGGGGTTCTACGTTGTACTTATAACTCTGTATGTTAAATATATTTACTTTCATCGTTCTTATCTTTCTGCTGGAATATTACGACTTTTTCCTGCTGTAATTATATCCAAGAATCCTTTGGATATGGACATTTGAATACCTTTCAATAAAGCATCCCAATCGGAGCTACCTGCTTCTTTATATGCACCAGAAACAAGTTTCGTGTCTTCTACTATTTGTTTCGGCATTCCTGCATAAGTATCTATTCTATCTTTCACACCTGCCAATATTGCGGTATCTTCTTTAATACTGTCCAGAACTTTTTTTATCTCTTTCAACTGATTTGCACCTTCCGACATCTGGCGGTTCATATTACTTGCCAAAATAGTTTCCCCTGTGCCTACAGTCCTTCGTGCTGCGTCCCTATCATAAGCTTCTGTAGGAGTTTCCCTAATCCTTTGGCTTGCTTGTTTATACAAGTCAAACAGATTGCTCACAAGCTTAGATGGGTCACTATCCTTTTGTATCGTGGAATTGATGTCATTCCAAGACAAATTAGGGAATATTTCGGACATTGCCAAACGTAACTGTTCGGAACCTCCCCCGGTACGTTCTACAACCCTATTCAAGAAGTTTTCCATAACTTCGGGGTCTGCCGCTCCTGCACGTATCTTTTCCAGTTCTTCCTGGATTTCCGAATAGGATGTTTTGTCCGGCATAACTTCCTGGATAGACCGTACAAGCATTGCATTCGTCACCTCATCTTTTGATATTCCTTGTCCGGTGAATGCTTGCTGTACCCTTTCAAGTTGTCTTCCCTGCAATCCGGTTGCCTGGCGTATTCCGCTAAACATCGCTGCAAGCTCCTTTGCGTCAAACTCACCTCGCTTTGAAAGAATTTGGTCGGACTGTGTAACGAAAGTATCTAAACTTTCTTCCATTGTAGAGGCTATCTGTTCAAACGGAATGCCTAAATTTTTCATTGCCTGCTCGAACTCTCTGATAATTGCAGAAGCCCCGGTACCCGAATCCTGGTCTCCGAACCTCATTACACCCTGCAAACGGTTGACCGCATTAGGTGACAATCCGAACAATCTTTCCGCAGCCATTACTGACTGCGTTTCTTTTACTGCATACGGGTCGTATTCATTGCCACCAACAAAGCGTCCTCCTCCTGCACGTATCAATTCGGCACGTCTTCCAAGGTATGAAGCGTAATCCATACCAAGTGATTCTGCTGCATAACTTCCTTCCCTTCCAGCTTGTCTGAAAGCTTCCCCGGCTGATACACCCATAACCTGTGCATACGGGATAACACGTCTTTCGCCTTCCGCATATTTCCCGAAAGTTGCCATCATCTTTTCTGCTGCAAGCTGTGCTGGCAATTCTATACTTTTTGCTATCGTATCACCAATTAGAGGAATCCATCTAAAAGCGTCTGCCTGGTTCGCAGCCTGCAAACGTGTATAATTTGCAGCCGTTTCCACTGTTCCTTGGTATTGAGAACGTGCTTCAAATTCCTGCTGCCGGAAATATCTTTCTGACAATACGTTTTTAGCGGTATTGAATGCTGTCAAAGCTCCCAAACCGCCCAATATTCCTTTTAATCCTCCTCCGAATATATTCAGTCCTCCTATTCCACCCGTGCTTCCGGTAGGTGGCACAATCCCCCCAGGCGTTCCAACTCCACCACCTATACCATTACTGGAAACAGCTTTCTGTATTTCTTCCAATATGTTTTCTGCACTGTCCTCTATAACAGATACAGAATTTGCTATAGCTTCCAGGTAACGGGTAACACTACTTCTTTGGTTTTCCTCACCCGTCCCTTTTTCAAGTCCTCTAATAGCTGAAACAACATCGCGCCCGGCATTATCCGTTACTGTCCCCAACCTTGTAATAGCACGTATTATCCCCTCGTCGGAAAACTTGATTTCCGTTTGTCCGTTATCCGTGATTTCCGGTCTTCTCTGTATTCTATCGTCTTCCCTTAATAGAGGTCTGTTCGGTTGTTCTGAAACGACCTCCAAATTCCCCTTTTCCCTTATAGCGGTTGTATTCTCCGTTATTGTCTGGGTATTCTTTTCAATATTTACAACATTCTCGGTTATATTCTCCGTATGCCGTGAGTTGTCCGTTCTGTTTTCACTGTTGTCCTGGAAGTTCTTGGAATTATCAACGTTCGTAACGGATTCGTCTATATTCTCGACGTGTCTGTTTATCTCCCTTAATATTTCCTTCTGCGTTTCCTTTGTTGTCGGTTCTTCTCTTTCTACACCTCTTTCTATAGGGGTAACTCTTTCCCTTTGCGGTTTCCGTGTCAAATCCCAGGTCATAGAACCAGTTTCCTCATCTATGATAGGTTCCACGTCCGGTATGGGTTCCTGGACTTTTCTTCTCCTTCTTCTGGGCGCTGGTCTTTCTTCCGGTTCTTCTATAGGCAAAGGTTCTTCTACATCCGTTTCCATTTCCGGTCTTTGCCCTTTCCGTCTTGGTTCCGGCTGTACGGTTTCCTCTTTTCTTCTTGGCGATACGTCCCATGTAATAGACCCTGTTTCGGGGTCTATAGTAGGTTGTTCCGGTCTTGGAAGTTCTTCTGTAGGCGGCTGTCTCCTTATCGGTCTTTCCGGCATAGGAGACGGTTTTTGCATTGTGGTTGCATCAATGGCGGCAGACTGTCTTTTAAGGTCAAGCAACAGCCTTTCCAGCTCGTTACGGTCCTCCATCAATGCAAGTTGTTCCCGTAGCTGTGAAATGCTTTTCTCGGCTTCCTGTGCGCTCTGCATGGAAGTCTGATTTATCTCGCGGTACAAAGAAACCGCTTCTTCTCTCAACTGTCTTAGCGGTGTGGTATCGGCCGCTATCCTAATCCTCTTATCCTCTGCCATTATTCCTTATCCTTTTGGCTTTCCTCGTATTCGGCCATCCGCGCCATTTCTTCGCGGAAGGCTTCAATCTGACTTTGCGTTATCTCCTTGGTATCGGTTTCCTGGTCCACCATTTCGTCATAGGAATCTTTCAGCCATTCACCGATATTCGGAACGTATTCAACTTTCTTTTCCTCGTCCTCCAAAGCCTGCTTGAACATCCGGTCTTCCTCGAACTCGAAAAGTTGTTGAAAAAAAGAACATTTCTTGTGTTCCTCGGACATGAAAGCAATGTTATGTTTCTTTCTATACCATCTGTCAAGCGGAAACTTGTTATTCCATCTGACTACAAACGTTCTGAAATCTTCCTTTTTATCTCGCTCCATCATACAAAATCAATCAAAAGTGGGGGTATAACCCATAACAGACTATACCCCCACACTCCTCTGAATAACTAAACATTCAAACTATAGTGATTCTCGCTTGAATCCTTTTTATCGGTTGGGGTTCATCATTTTTTCAACTTCCTTAATAAAAGGCAAAACCTCCTTATTGTAAATATCCCTTACCTCCACGTAGTCCTTGATACCAAGCTGTTTGAAAGAAGTTACCTTCATATCTGCCAGCAAATCGGGCAACATTACTGTAAGCGTCGCTTCAATGTCTATCATATCCAAAGCGTCAGCCGCAGCCTGCGTTCTGTTTCCCAGCAAGGTATTGTAATATCCACGACCTAAAAACTGCTTCTGCGTTTCAATCTCGTAATATTGTCCTACTGTAGGGAAGGACATCTTATATTCGTGTCCTTTAATCTTAATTATCTTATCCTCCATAATCACAAAACATTATTCGTTACAAATATACATCATTAATTAGTTAAATCAAAACTTCACCCTAAAATATTGAGACAATGTAATTAACGCTTGTCTTTCTGCATGTTCTTCTTCTGTCAAATCCACCTTATCAAGTTCAATCAATCGGTTTGTTATCTCGTGGAACAGCTTGTTGTCGGTATACTTCAACGCGATTTTCTTGATAGTGGTGAAGTTGTTCAATTCCTCAAACATCTTACATTCTTTCCTGTCTTTAGGGTCCGTTACCTCTATTTCCTCAATGGTTAGAAAACATCTAAATCCTATAGCCGTTCTTATCAAATCCTTTTTCATAACCTTAGACTCCTTATCTAAAAACATGGTCCATAAAAATAGTATTTCTCACCCATTGCCCTTTTTGCTTTACAAAAATATATCCTCGTATTATTGCTGTCTCATTCATTGAATAAGCAAAATCATACGCTTCTTGTTGCTGATTTTTCTCGAAATTCTTATTTATTGAACCGGAATTGTTACTAACATTATATCTCAAACATGCCGGGACTTTCTTTCTATCAGTAATCATAACTTTGTCCTCCCTTCGTTACCAAATCAAATTTCTTGCAATAGCGCAATTAGCATACTTCTTAACCAATTCCTTTTCCATCTTTTTAAACTTTGCGTTATGCGTTGCATTGCCTTCATTAGCGATACATATCTGGTGTGCTACTTCGTGGCACAAAGCGTAGGCGGAACCGACATTAATTCTATTCAAGTCAATAGAGATTGATTTCGGTTTGTTAGCCACATATGAACAGCAAGCTCCACCCTTTCCAACTTTACAGAACTTCAAGGCAATTGCCTTAATACCTTCACTAACACAAATGAACTTGTATAACTCTTTGAGAACCTTAACATCGTTTTCCATTTTCTTATCTTTTTATTTGTTTGACTTCGTTTATCTCTTTCTTACATTGCAAAGATAAGATTATGTTATGACATACGCAAGTGCTTATGTGCTTTTAACATATAATTAACATTATATTAATTCTACACTTACTTGTACTTCTTTATCGTCTTCGCGTAAGCTATTTATGGAAAGGAACGAACTAAGTGCTATATCATCGTGACCACTTGCCGCCTCCAATTTCCCGTTATCACTTCTAAATGTAATAGAAGAAAATTCACCGAACATCAAGTCAACCGCCTGCCTCGTTTCTCCTATCGCATAGGGGCATTTTATCTGTCCTCTTTCAAACATTGCGGACAAAGAAGGTAGTCCAGTATAGAGGTCCTTTTTGTTTCCTTCCGTTGTCGTAAATGGTTCTATATTCTTAAGCCCTCTTTCCTTTGCCAGTCCGGACAATATGGACTGGAAACCGTTTGCCTCACACCGTATCTTATTGGGGTGGAAAAGTCGGTCAAGCTGTACAATCTTATCCACCTGTTCGTTATGCGACATACCGCGCTTCCGGTAATAGTACAACAAATAGTAGTTATCCATCGCATCTTTGCCCCATACCGAATACACTGTATAGTCCGCTCCAATATTACCGGAAACCGCAAAGTCCACACCTATATGTACCCTTGTAAGCTTGAAAGGAAAATCGTCTATACTTGACGCAAAACGTATCGTTTCCATTCCTATAACGCTACGCATCAGATATTCATACGGAAATATCGTTGACGTGTCACTGATAGGAACCACCAGGTATTCACGATTGAACACAATCGTTCCAAGCTCTTCCTTTTTCGCCAATATCTGTTCAAACGTGTATCTGTCCGGCGCTAACGGTCTACCGTCCGGAAACAATATCGGATATTCAAAACAATAGAAACGCTTGTCTGCCTTCAATATCTGGTACAATTCATTCGGTGCAGAAGAATAGGGTGTACCAGTTACAAGGAAATAACCGTATGGTTCTACAATCGGCTCTATTGTACCTTTCAAAAGTTCTTTCAGTTTCTCCCTTTGTTCGTCCGAATATAGAGAGCTTTCGTCCGGCATATCGTCACACAAACAAGCCCCCACGTGCAGACCTCGAATCATTGAATCCTTACCTCGCACATGTAACGTACTTCCGGTTTCCGTCTTTATGGCTGTTTCTCCGATTGAAGCCTTGTTATAGGGGTTCAGTTTTTCCTTTATTAAGTCGTTCGCCTCTATCTCTTCCGTCACTTTCGCTATCTGCACCTTTGCCAGTGTAAAAGTATTGGTAATATAGCATGTTTCTTTCCGGTTGGCATTGTCTACCGTGTCTTGTCTATATGCAGTCGGTCTTGTGTAGGACCATAAACGCCACAGAATAAAGGCATAAGACCATTGATAACTGTTATGTACAACCGTCCCATCCTCCAATAAAAACTTATGGTCTCCATCGCACGCAAAACCATAATATTCCCCCTCTCCAATAGATTCAATCTTCAATGAAGAATAATCAAATTCTGGTGTTCCTTTCCCTATATTCTTGACTTTATATCCCAGAAACAACTTTCTTATATCTTTCTGTTGTCTACATACAGCATCTACTTCTACATCAATGAAATAACCGTTATAATAACAGCAAAGCAAGTGTCCTTCATTCACTTCATAAGTCATTCCTTTGGACTGTCTCACTTTATACATAGGTGCAACACCTTTATGTAATTGCAGCACTGTACGCGGTGTTGAATCAACACCCATCACTTTATCACCAACTTCTATATCTTGAATCTTCTTCAAAGCCCCATCATACATTACAACCAATGTATCAGCACTCATGCACTTGCCACTCGCCCGGGCGCATAAATAACAACTCCACGGGTATAATTGAGTGAGATTTCCCCACTCTATATTACGCCACCCTAACCGGAATTTAGGCAACATGGTTGTTATGAAATAATTGAGGGACAATATTTTAAGCGTATTGTCCATAGAGGCTTTCACGTTATCCACATAGGATAAACTTTCTGAATCCAGCGTCCGACCCAGATACAGCGCCTTTTCCGACTGATGCACCATTTCCCTAAGCATGGTATCAACGTCGTTTCCATATCCTTCCAACAACTGGTTAAGCGCCCTTTCCGGCAGTCTCTCTATGATATTGTCTACCGCATTGTACAGATATGTAAGCTGATTATTTGTAAGTATTCCTTTTCCGTCACCCGTCAACATAACTGGAAGTCCTCTCTATATCTCCTTTCTTTCTTCTCCACCGTTTCCACGCCTTCACCCCTTAACTTCTTCACGTAGGAAATGAACAACATCGCGTTCGCATCCACATCGTGCTGCGCCCTGTGCGCTTCCACAAGGTCAATCCCGGCAGCCTGGCAACACGTGCCCAGCTTATAGTCCATCTGTTCCAAAGCCGCCATGTGTGCAAACTGCATCGTGTCTATGTAGTATTTTACGTAATTGTCTATATCGTCGTTCATATAGGAGAAGAAGTTTTTCAGAAACGGGTTATCGAACCCTACAATATTGTGTCCTGCAAGCGTACACATCTGGCGTGGGTTCTTGTATTTGGTAAACCATTTCTTGCATGTACTGTATATCTCTTTCAACGGTACCGCATTCTCTTCCTGGACCTCTTTTGTTATACCGTGTACTGCCGTTGCTTCCTCCGAATATCCTGCAAGTCCTTCCTTGTAGTTATACGGGAATATCATTTCCACACGGTCTATTATTTCCAGCTTTTTCATGTCTATACACGACATAGCCATTTCGACCAAAGGAATATCCAAAAAAGCCTGCTTCTCCTTACTTGGTAATCCTCCAGTCTCAAAGTCATAGACAATCACGAAATTACTACTTGTTTTCATGTAAATAAATTTTACTTTAAATTACCCCATTGTTCCGCTATCGCTTCCGCAATACCCGGAAAAGTCTTACTTCTTATCTTCTGCCTTTCCTCTTTAGGCAGTCCGTAGGCGTCACAATACCATTTCTGCATTCTAAACCCATTCTTTCCTTCCACTACTTCACCTTTCCCGACAATCTTTGTAGGAGTGAGTTTAGGTAGATTTTTAAGCCATAAGCAAGTCTTTTTGCTTGCCTCGTCCCCGAACATCCAAGGTTCTATGATTTGGTCTGCCTTTCTGAATCTTGTACTCATTATTCCTACCGGGTTCTCTATAGCAATTCTTTTTACACCCGAATTGTATAACTCCATGAAGAAATTAACGGCTTCTTCTCGGTCTTTCGCTCTGTTCGGATATTTAGGATGCGGTCTTCTCTGTTCTATCGGTAATCCCTTGTCTTCCGGGTGATAATACCATGCAGCACCGGACACGCATAGATAGGTGCAAAGGGGATGCACAACCATCAAATCCCATTCTTCGCCTTCCGGCAAATAATACTCCTCACCGTTTTGCAGCTTTCCTCCAAAATTAGGGATAACCTGCAAGACATCCTGTTTGAAATACCATTCGGGGTGTCCTCCGCTACAATCTACAATATCACAACTAAAGGCGTTATGACCTCTCTTTCTGAAAGCTTCACAAACTCTCTGACTTTCCTCACATGCTACCAATACATTCATTTTCTTCTTCCTCCATTACGGGGTTATTGTCATTTTCCAATACATTGTACATCTTGATTGTGCAATGCTTTTTAGGGGTTACCACAATCTCGTTTCCTCCCAGGTATTCCGGCAAATGTCCCCTCATTATATATGCCTGCACATCGTTACGGGTAAACCGTTTCCCGTTCTGCTTCCGGAAATTGTCGTTCATCCAGATAAGCAATCCTTTCGCGTTTACATCTTCTATCAAAAATTTTCCCATACCAACTAAAATAAATTATTTTTACAAATCCAAAGACCTTCTTGCTTGTTACAGCCTTTGTTATTTCCACAAAATAATACCGTTTTATCTATATAGTCAACCCTTTCAAAATCTTCGGGCATCCAATATTCCGATATATAGCAATTCTTTTGCCGTTTCGCCCAGCCATAAAATTCTTCATGGCTGAATTTAGTAGAATACCCTTCTGTATTTATATAGGGCGGGTCACAATATATTACATACTTCTCTTCTTCCGGTATTCCCAGCTCTCTATAATCACCCTGGAAAACTTCGATATTACCCATTCCCTGTAAACTCTGCAAATCCCAAAGTCTTTCCAGCCGTTCCATGTTTTGCAATCTCTGCAAATTATCCGGATAATTAAGCTTCACCAGAATATCCTTTATTGCATGCCTTCTGTCCTTGAATGTATCACACCCCTTAAACACATCTTCCGGAATAGAGATACCCATATCTTCAAACAGACTAAAATCACCAAAACAGATTGCATAGTGGAAAGCCTTCTTATATGGTTCGACCTGTTCACTGTAGCAATAGGCTCTCTGATTGTTGCCGAAAGAAAAACATAGTCTTACATACGTATCGTCTTTCTTTAGTCTGAAAAAGTCCTCCCTGCTTATCCATCGGTTTTCATCCTTGAACTTCCCGTTTACCGCGTCAGCGAAAAACTTTGCGCTGTCCGTTATATTATTTATGATAAACCTTTTGTATTTCCCCGATAAAATAGCTGCATGAGTGACTGCACATCCCCCGGCAAAAGGTTCTACCCATACATCGGCAGAAGGAAGAGCCTCAACAACCCATTTTGCAATACGTGATTTACTCCCTTTATAGGATAATCCATAGTTCATACCTCATTACTTTATCATCAACAATCTTTCAAAATCCCTGTCCCGGTCTTCCTCACTCTTATACACTACCCATAAATTCTTTATAGGGTTGTCCTTGAATGATGCACTTTCATCTGCCAGCTTGTTTATCACTATAGCCGGGTTCCCGTCCGAATACCAGTCTTTTTCATACGATATAATGAAATACTTCATAAGGGCGTGTTCCCCGTCACTGAACACAAACATTCTGCCTTTTGAACGTTCCTCGTATTCTTTCCATGCTTCAACTTCTTTCTGAAATATTTCCGCTTTTTCGCTATTAGGGTTTTCCAAATAGTCTATTATCTTTTTGGATATCCTTTTCAGTCCTATAGCGTTGAACACTTCCGCACATCCTATCAATATATCAACATCTTTTTCCATGCTCTTTCTCCAAAAGTTTTTCTATCCTTTCTTCCGGTATCTGATTCTTAAGACTTTTTCTGTCTCCGAAATCGTATATCTGATGGCATTCCATACATGCCAGAACTATGTTTTCCGGGTCACAGCGCAAACCTGGGTGTGCTCCCCGGCTCAATATATGGGAGAAAAAAATAGGCTTCATTTCAAGTCCCAGCCATTTTCCGCAATGGAAACAATAATGCGGATTTTCCTCCCATACTTTAGCAAACACTTCATTAAGCCTGTTTTCCTCTTCCTTCAATGAAGCACGATTCAGTTTCAATTTCTTTCTATTGTCGTAGCATTCTTTGCATAACCATCTGTTACGGTCGTATATAAAATGGTTTTCCTTACAAGAAACACACGGTCTTACTTCTTCCTTCACTGTCTTTTTCATGGTGCAAATATAATAATATTATCTCACAACATAAAATTTTATTATGTCATTTTTCACAAGCCTTATAAAATATACAATCCTTGCATCTATTTTTGTCGAATAACCATCCTCCGTACTGGCTGCAAAGTATGAACCCCTTCTCCTTGTTCCAATACTTTTTCCTCAACATCTCCCTGTATCTTTCAGATAAACCCTCTTCCTCTTCCTTAAACGGGCTTATCCATCCTCTTTCTCGCTGATACTTGTTAGCTCTGAATACCTGGTATCTTCCCCTCTTGTTCCACTTCTCTATTGCCTTCGGGCCTATCAAATTATAGGGGTCGAATATTATTTCCTTGTATCGGCTGCTCTCTATCATAGACCCTTGAAACACCATATATTCCCATAATGCCCTATTAGAGGAAATCCCGGTCTTTTCCCAGAACTTTTCCATGAGTTCTATTTTTGACCGGGTTCTTTTAAAATTGGGAGTGTAATTGAAAAGATATTCTATTATCCTTTCAATGGCTGTTTCAATCCTCTTGTTCTCCCCACAATCTTTTTGCTGTGTCATAATTCTTTTGCATATCATTAACCGCCTTCTTCGCATAAGTCAAAGAATAGGAATGTTCACGTGGATATTTGCCGGACTTCAAGCCTTCGTGATATTCTTTGGCTTTCTCTAACTTGTGCTCGTAATAGTCTATACTTTCCGGCATGGATAGATTAATTACCTCCGCTTTCTTGTCCCAATACTTGGCTACTCTTTCATGTTCGACAGCCTTGTCGCTGAACTCAACACTTTTGCCCATATTGTTCCAGGCTTCGTCAATCATTTTTCTATGTCCTCTTTCGCTGTGGTGTCCGACCTTGATAGGTTCTCCCAATGATAGGAAGTCTCTATCTTTATTGGATTTCTCGTAATACTCATTACTCTTTTGCTCTGCCGAAGCTGCCCACATTCTGCGTCTTTCTGCTCTTTGCTTCGCCCATTCCTGGACATTGAACCCGTCTGCACGTACTATCGAATAGTAATAGAATCCATCCTTTTCGTATATCAGATTGAAAACAATACATTCGTTTTCCTTTCCATACTTGGTTGTTACTTCGATAACTTCTCCCTTTTCATACTTTTCTTCGCACTTTGCTAAAAATACATTCGGACAAAACTTGCTGTAAACGTTCATAACTTCAAAATTTTATTTGTTTGACAATCAAAAATTATTAGCCTTAAATTCACCTCTTAACTCTCCATTTTTGTACATTCTTACAGAAGCAACAACTACTGTACTGGACAAATAACGTCCGACATCATTTCTCAGTTTTTGTTCCAAAGCTATAGCCTTTGCCATTGATTTAGTTCTTTTCTTCAATATCTTATTAAATCCGAAAACTATATCCTTCGTTTCAATCTCAAAGCTATATACATTTGAAAACAAAACCTTTTTCAAATCTTCCGTCATTCTTTCTACATTTGATTTCATATCTTTATCTTTTTATTTGTTTGACTTCTTTTTCTTGGTTCCCTTATCAGAACCACATTGCAAAAATAAGATTTTGTTATGACATACGCAAGTGCTTATGTGTAAAATGTGAGTTGTTTAACATCATTTCACAATACCAATAATTCACTATAATAAAAATATTTTACAAATTACATAACATTTTATTATTCTATAATTAATGTAATTTGTAATTATTTATAACCAAAATAAAAGGGAGTTACTAAATTGTAACTCCCTAATTATCAATTGTTTATAATCAAAATTAAAGTTCCAAAGTTGATATAGGGTAAAGATAAATCCCGCTGATATTGTAACCAGCAACCCCAGATTCCTGTAATGAAAAATTTTGATTATTTACAAAACACGGATTCAACATGCACATAGTCTGTCCGGTAGGGTCTACTGCTGTCACCATCTTTGTAGTCGAATCCTGGCTCTGAATTGTCTTGCTGTAAATAGCAATGGCAAAACCAAGCTCGCCCAAAATCAAGGTGTCTACGATAGACTTGACGGAACCAAGACGGTGCATCATACCTTCCATTACTGGCTGCTTGAAGTCAATAAAGAATTGGTCTACCGTCCATGTGCATTGATACTGTACGGCCGGAACCTCCTGGTTAAGGAGTGAGCCAAGCCCTTGTACATTCGCACGGGTGATGTTTTCTGCAAATTGCAGATTACGAACAAACCCGGCTACTTGATTATCTATTTTAATATACGCTTTAGGCGCTGTAAAAACTGCCATAATCTTCTAATTTTTAGGGTTTGTTTTATCCACGAATTAAGTAACCTGTAAAGAACAACTTGGTGATTTCGTTATTTACCACAATTTTGTAAGTGGTGAAATAAGCGTCTTCCTTTCTTGTTGTCACTACGTCTTTGAACGACAAAATCAGATTGTCTTGTGCGTCCGTTGCAGTTCTTGACTGCAAGTATGCCACAGTCCAGTCTTTAACCGCTCCTGCTGTCAGTGTATTGGCGTTAACACCGTTTTCCTGTCCCAGCAAATCCAATGTCGCATTTACAATCAATTCCTTATTGATTTGTGCGACGATACGCATAAACTGGATAGAATAGGACTGTCCTTTTGCGTTGAACAAGTTGGCGTTGTCCTGCAATGTATTCACACCCTGCAAGATATTGAACTTTCCGGTGTAGTCATTCAATACAGTTGTCAAAATACCGTATTTCAATGCCTTCTTCTTCTCCGATTCAGTCAATGAGTGTTGCAGTCTGTCAACTCCGATAGTCTTGAATGTAGGCGGTACATAAGGCGGTTTTCCGCTGATACGTCCCACAATCGCGCACAAGTTATACATTACACCCCACCACCGTATCTTCTGGGCGTCGAACGCAGACACCACGCCTGCCCCACCATGTACAAGCTGCACAAACGAGCTGTCGAACTTCTTCGCCAAATCGATTTCTTTTGAGAAATCGGCTCCCTTGTCATATCCTGCCACATAGAGGAAATGCTGGAATTTGGCTGCACCGTTCATGTGTGTAATGTATGCTTTTGTCGTAGCTGAATAGGCATTTTCTCCTACCTGGTCCAGAATGATATTACTGTAGTCCAAACCTACAATCTGGTCCAGTACAGCGTTAAAGTCGTCCATGTCGAAACTTTCTGTACCTCCTGCCGCCAAAATATAAGGCTTACCACCCAGTGCCGTTGTAATGTCCCCTTCGGTAATCTCACCATTTCCTTCTACATTGGTAGTTGAATCAAGTACGAACGCCAAAGCAAAATTAGAATCATTCTGTGCCCAATCCACAAGTTCTTGCATATTCTTGAATTCCGGTGATTCAAGAACAAGTTCGGGGTCACTGTTTTCCTGCGTGATGTCTCCGTAGGGTAAACCGTCGCTGTATGTTCCGGTATATGTACCTCTCCAGAACTGCAAAATCCACTTGGTAGCGTCTTCGCGTCCTGCGATAAAGTTCATACCGTAACCCTTTGTTAATAACTCGTCGTTCAATAACGAACCGTTGGCTACCAAACCTTCGTCCAATGTTTTTACCGCAAACGTGCCTCCTGCTGCCGTCGCAAACGTCATTTTTGCACCTGTAGTTGTTGCTGCACGAACAAATTCAAGTTCGGAAATTCCTACTGCATCGGGGTTTGAAGGGTCCGGTGCAAACAGAGCTTCGGCAACTCTCCACCAAAGACCTCCCTTCATGAAAGCACGAAAATCCGCGATATTGTCGAAAGTATAGATAGCGTTCTGTCCCTGCGCATTCTCGCCATTGATACCAGCACCGCCACCAAATCCGGCTGAATACTTTCCTGTATCAATAATAAGGACTTTTCCATAGTCAAGATTTCGTGCCGGGTTCATTTCCCCACTTACAATAGTGGAGTAGACACCTGGCAATGAAATCTGCCGACCGTTGAAAATAAACGTTGATGCCATATTATTTTTCTTTTTTATTTGTCTACGAAATTCTGCAAGAACTTCCCTATCAAATCCTTACATTCATACATTTTCGGGGTAATTATATATTACTTTACAGAAATACATATTGACGCTTCACCGCCCCGGCTACTGTCGACCACTCCACGTCCACAATCCCGTCTACCACGGGTAACTCTCCTATGAGGTTCTGGCTTTGAAGTCCGAACCTCTTTATGTTTATCGCTGCTAACAAATCCCTGTCGTTCAATTGGTTACAATTAGGACACGTCCATTCTCGCTGCGACAATTTCAGTTCATGGTTCACATATCCGCAAGTGCACATTTTGGAACTTGGTTCAAACCTTCCGATTTTTAGGAGGTTTCTACCGTTCCATTCGCACTTGTACTGCAATTGTTTGAAAAATTCATTCCAGCTTGCAGACGATATGTGTTTTGCAAGGTTATGATTTTTCAACATTCCGCTTACATTCAAGTCTTCAATGATTATCGTTTGGTTTTCACGGACAATCCTTGACGTGACCTGGTGTATGAAATTTTTACGGCAATTGGTTACTTTCTCATAGGCCCTTGCAAGCCTTATTCTTGCATTTTCTCTTCTGTTACTTCCTTTTTGCTTTCTTGAATACCTTCTTTGCAATACTTTCAATCTTTGCTCAGCTCTTTCAAGATATTTCGGATTCTCGTAGACTTGTCCGTTTGAAAGAACGGCAAAATCCTTTATCCCGACATCAATACCGACAGTTGTACTGTACTTTATATCCGGTTTTTTAGGAGGTTCTTTGCCGTCATCAACAAGAACAGAAACATAATATTTCCCGGTTGCTGTCTTGGTTACTGTTACGGTTCCTATCTTTCCTTCAAAAGTCCGGTTTTTGTAGAATGATACCCAGCCGATTTTAGGAAGCTGAATTTTATTTGAATCAAAATCTACCTTGACACTGTTTATTGACTTATAAGATTTTCGGTTGTCTTTCTTTGACTTGAATTTCGGAAAACCTTTCTTTTCACGAAAGAACCGTGTAAAAGCGCTATCCATATTTCGGATAGACTGTTGCAAACATTCGGCTGAAACCTCATTCAACCAAATTTTGTCTTCTTCCTTTTTAAAGATAGTCAACATTTTACATAAATCAACACAAGATAAATGCTTCTTTTCTCGTTGGTACGCTTCAATTCTTTTTGATAAAGCCCAATTATAAACAAACCGAGTACATCCGAAAGACTTTTCAAAGAAAATCTTCTGGTTTTCATTCGGTTTCAGTTTATATTTATAGGCTTTTCTCATAATGCAAATATAGTTATATTAAAGTAAAGAAGAAAACTTTTTATTTTAAAATTTAATACCAATTATTTAGTCACAATTTTATCAATGTCCGATTCTACACCGGGCAATTCATAATCCCTGCTATAATTGTCCGCACCCCATTTTTCGGCTGCTATTCCTGCATCCTCAAATGCAATCTTGTTAAGCAATTCTTCGTTTACCAGTGTTCCTACAATCTGGTCCAAAGTCAAGTCAAGCCTTACAGACTTTATGAAAATAGGAATAGGCAATACATTCTGGTTTGTCATTAATTCCGTTATTCTTACCTCTACCAAATCATATTGGGTAGACAGCCAGTTATAGGAACCCATTATCAGTGCATACAGAACTTCCGACATAATTATGCTTTCCAGCATGTTGTCCGAAAGACACATTATCTCGAAATTATGGAAACGGCTGTCTCTTATCTGCCATGCGCCACCGTCGTATATCTGCCCGTTCATTTTCCCTATGGAATTGGCTGCTCCCGGGTCCGCTCCCGGCTCCCTTATGACATAGGCTGGCAATCCCGTATTGTCTTTCGGGAATTCAAACAGCACCCTTAAATTACGGGGGTTTGTCATTCCTCTTAAAAACAGCTTCTTTGCCTGGTCGTAAAAATCAAAATTCCCTTCCTTCATTCCGTTAAGAAGTCTGTATAGGAAGGTATTCTGTTCGTCTCCCTTGTGCAGTCTGTAATCTTCCGGTATATAGTTCAGTATTGATACTATAAACTGCTTTACTTTTACAATTTCTATCATAAGCCTTTAATTTGTTTTAATGCCTCGTCTATCGCCATTTCTGCAACATATTCTATCTGCGCCTCTTCCAAAGCCCTGTCCATTAGTTTTTTGGCTGTTATACCGCCATTGAACCAGCTTGTAGGGTCTGACTTATCACTAACTCTTCTGAATGTCATATATTGACCTCTCTTTTCCTGGTCCGAACTTCGGGCTTCAACCCTTACAAGACCTTCATATTTTGCCGACTTGTGCATGTATTCCGGCACGTTCAATCCAGGTATGTTTATCTCCTTCCGACTTCCTCTTACTTGCTGGCTTGCTGGCAAATCTGCAAATTTCAACGGCTGCCCTCCTGCATTACGTGCCATATCGTACACGTCTTTAGGCATAACAGAACTGAATATTCCGGATTCCGCTATTGCTCCAGGCGTAGCATGTCTGAACGGTATTGTCAGATACCATCCTAAACCGTCCTTCTTTATCTTTGCCTTGTCCGAACGCTGGAATCCTATCTTCTCGTCAAACGGTGTCGCACCCTCTTCCAGCATCATAGGAAGAGGACCTGCCGCCCTTGCAGACAATACAAATTCTACAGATGTGGCAGAAGTCCGGTCTACCTGCATGGCAGACCGATATATCCCCCGTGTCTGGTGCAGTTCGGAATCCACAAGTGCATTCCATCTTCGCATATATTCCTTTACTACATCGTCAACAAGACGTGTTCCAAGGAATTCCGCTTCTTGTGGCGTCAATGCGAATTCCGCTACCGTTTCCGATATGTCAACATATAGAGGCAACACCTTATTCTTCCGTTATGTATCTTATATCACACCCGAACTTTGCAAACAATATCTCTATAAACTCACTGTCCGTTCCAGACAGACTTTTCCGGCTCAGTGTTACTACCGTTCCTATCTTATAGGATATCACGTCGTCCAACAACTTGTTGAACCCTTTTCTTTGCGCCAATGTAACGTTAAACGTCACATCCTTATATACATCTTTGGCGTGCAGTCCGTTTTCCCTGCAATACCTTTCCAATGCTTCTATATGCTTGTTAAGGTTATGTTTATTCATAACTCTTGCATATATTACATTCTTTCTTTGTCCTTTAGATGCAATCGCATATACCGATTCATCGTCATAATCTATCCATTGTGTAGCGGAATTATGGGTCTTTATCCTTCCTTCCTTTACATAATTGGATAATGTTGCCCGGCTTATACCCAGGACTTCCAAAACTTTCTTTGCTCTCACAATACAAAATATTTAAATTTGTACAAATCTAAACACTTTTCATCAAAAAAGCAAATTTTTACACATCTTCATTATATATCACACCGCTACCGTCAAAATTAGGCTTCTCCATCGCTATAAGATGGCTTCTTCTTACAATGGCTTGAACCGGAAGCTCTATCTTATTGAGTTGTCCACTTTTCTTGTCAGTAGCCCATGAAGCGCGTATCTCATGCGGCAAATCTATAACATGATATTCCGGGTTATGCTTGTAATATACCGACACAAAGCCGTTTTCGGGCAAAGCGTCTATCTCCATGTCCAATATGATACAATAGGGGTTAACGTCGCTTACATGCCCCTTGTCCGTCTTTATAAGAGGCTTGTTTGAAGCCTCGAACAAATACATAGCCAATACCTGTACTGGTTTGTATGTGGTAAACACAAACGGCTGTCCCATATCATCGTATCTTATAGGAAGATTTTCAGAAAAATACGATATTTCATTTCTGAAAGATATTCTGTCATAATAGGATAAATTCGCCTTGTCTATATCCCTCACTGTTACCGCCATTGTACCTAAAAGCTCCTGGCTCCATGATTTGTATTTGTCGGTAAAATTAATCCCTGTTATCAGTGCTTTCGTATGTATCGCATTCACGTAGAAATATCCCGTACCAAAACAGTTCTGACAGTCCGGTAATGCTGATTCTTTCCCATGACACGGACAACGCAAAGCACGCATTATCTCCACGTCATAACCTTTGGCCTGTATCGCCTTGTCAAATTCCGACTTGAAAAATTCCGGTCGAAAATTACTCAATCCAGAAGACGGGGACTGTAATATGTTTCTTGTTTCTCCCATAACTTAGAATACTGCAAATTTAACCTCGTCATACACCAACTTCAACCTTCCTACCGTTTCCTTTATCTCTTTTTGATATTGAATCAATCGTGCAGAATACCCGGCAGATGTCGCAGAAGCCGTTGTGCTTATGCTTTGACTTAATCCGTCTATACTTAAAGACTGTCCAGAAACGCCTGCAATACCCAGAACCAAATCTCCAGCTATGTTAAGCGGCCCGAATGATGCAAGTTTTCCTAACAGATTAATCAAGTCCATAGGCATCTGGTCCACATCCCATCCGGTTATATACTGTACCCTCCAATAATCCGGTATATACTGGAAACGCTGCATACCTATCTGTGACGTTATACCCGTCAATATGATTTCCGCGTTTCCCTGTGTCGTGGAAGACCCGGTAGGAACAACGCTCAATCTTCTTTTCCCTTGTCCCATACCGCTATCATATTGACATGATAGCCATCCTTGGGGGTATATAATCTGTTCTATCTTATTGAGCATTCCAATCATGCTTAACGGCTCCCTTACCGGATATGACGGGAACAATATAGGGAATTGCTGCCAATAGTCCTTCTGATAATAAGTCAAAGACTGGTCAATTAACTGTTTACAGAATTTCAAGTTGAACCATTTTTCAACCTCTCTTTGTGCTGATTCTATATAGAAACGCATGGATTCGTCCGTAAATGATGCTCCCTGCCCTCCATCAATGGTTATCCCATATAGGTATATCTGCCATATCTCGGCTACAGACAACACAAGTCCGGAATTTTTCTTGTATTTTATCGTAAAAGTTAATTGACCCATCCTTGTAAAGTATTTTTATTTAGACAAAATCATATCTATAATTTCCTCTTTCTTTTTGCCTTTAAGGTCTTCTTCCTTGAAAGAACCTCCGTCTTCTGTCATTGCAAGCTCTTTCAGTTCGTCCACCTTCATTTTCTTAAGAGCCGTCTTCACCTCGTCGTCCTCTTCTTCCTTGATAGAGGCTTCCTGCTTTGTTTCCGGTTCGGGGGCTGCTGCCTGCGTTTCCTTGTTTCCTGCCTTCAAGTCCTCGACGCATTTCTTCCATACTTCAATTTCCTTTTCTTTCTTGGAAATTTCAACCTTCTGCGCCTCGACGATATTCTTAAGACGTTTTATTTCCTCTTCATATTCCTTGTTCCCTTCTTTCACTTCCGAACGAAGTTTTTCTTCAAGGCGTGTTTTGAATTTCGGTTCCTCACCTTCCTTGTAAATATCGGGAAGTTTACGACTTACTATTTCCTGGTAGAGTTCTTCCGATACTTCCGCTCTACCGTTAACAAACTGTACCGGGCCACCATTAAGCACAATCCTATGGTTGTTATACACCCGACTTTTTAAGATTACTTTTTCCATAATACGAATTTTTAAACAAAAAGGGAAGGAGTTCAATTACTCCCTCCCTTTCACTTTTCACTTTTTAAACTTATAAATCTATATCAAGCCAATTACAAACCCTCCTCACCAATGTTAACGATACGTACAATCTTTGCAGGCTGATACAATACCGGGGTACCGTAGTTCAGAATTGCAAAGCGCTTGCTTGGAGATGTAACAGCGAAGTCCATCTTCATAGTATCAGCAAACTGCAAGTATTCGTTAATCTGACTGTCATTGTAATATACCAAAGCAGACTTGGTACCTGCAATGATACGGTTGCGGTCACGTACACAATTTGCAGCGGCACCGTCATAACCTGTTGCCATCTGTGAAGCCGGAACCTCAAAGATAGGATAGTATTCAGTGTTTGCATTCAGAACCGCATTCTTCTTGGTACGGTATACCACGAAGCAAGTAGCCGGATATGCACCACCCACACCAGCAGTAAAGCCAAATTCTACTGATTCAGAAGCAGCTACAGCCTGGGCACCAGCAGATGTGATATTCAGAGGTGCAGATTCACCATAACGATTCTTTGCTGTTACCAAGTAGCCATAAGAGCCAGCATGGTTGCCGAAATTAGTCTTGGTATCGGCTGCATTAACCTTAATGGCAGTACCAACAACCGGAGTAACCGGAGCTTTAGCACTTGTGGCGCCCTTGCCTACCATAATAGGCTTGCGTTCGTCGAAGAAACGGTCATTCTTGATGTTAATCTTACCGAACTGAGTTGTAACGTCGTTTACAGACTGTCCCATTGTTGCACCAGTTACAGAGGCAGCAAGACCTACAATAACTCGCTTGCTTTCGTGGAACATCTTAACGTAGTTGTTGAACACAATCGGGTTAGAAATGATGCGGTCGATATAACCGTTATAAACGTTCACTACAACGTTTGCAGCGTCTTGAATCAGACTGTCATTCAACACAGAACCTTGTGCGTCGATAACTGCCGGACTGTTGAAATAACCGTCTAACAGTTGTTCAGAAGTCTTACCTTCTGCCGTGCCACCGTCCATTTCGTTGATACCCAACATGTGTTGACGGAAAACACCGTCGAACTGCTCGGCTACACAAGAAGAATCAGCGTCAACAAGACGTGTGTCGATAATGGTACTCAGAAGGATAGTCTTATTCTCGACTTCTTTCTGATACATGTCCATATTGCCAGCCAATTTAACCAACATTCCCGGATGTGTAACCTGTCCGGAAACACCCATGAACTTGGTTACAATTGATTTACGTCTGTATTGAGAATCGGTTTCCTGCGGAGTTTCACCTTCTGCATTGAAAATACCAACTTCCTCACCATACTTGTACAACTGGTTGTACTGGTGTACAGTGTTGTCAATCTTATGTTTAGGCATTTCCATGTAATAAACCAACTGGTTCATACGGTTGCCCAGAATCTTCAAGACTGAATCCAAGGATTCAACTTTCAAACCACCACCATTGTTGATTTCGTTGTTATACTGCATTCCGGTCTTAAGACCTGCTTCCATCGCTTTCAAGATTTCTGCCGAATCCATGCCGCCCAGTACATCGCCAGTACCGTTTTGATTGCTATAATTATACAAATCCATATTCTTTTTATTTAATAGAGTTTATTTCACGAATTTTACACCATTCTTTTCGTACATGTAACGTGCAAGATTTTCACCCACTGTTTCAGCGTCCGGATTAATAAGGTATGCAAGTGCATCACTTTCCAGTGACTTAGCGATATCTTCCGGTGCTTCTTCCAAAGACTTTTCAATAAGCTTTACGGCCATAGGTCTGTCTTTCACTACATTAACTTCGTATTTACCTGCTTCGTCCTTTCTTTCCTCGAAAGATTTCTGAATAGCTGTCATATTGTTAAGTCCTTCTGAACGGAACATAGGAGTAACGCCAGACATTTTGTCCAATTTGTCGTTAATACCATCCACTGTTTCCTGGAACTTGTCAATAGACTTTTGGAAATTCTCCATCAAAGGTGCAAATACAGAACCCAATGATTTCATGATGTCTTCCTTGTCGGATTTCTCCACTTTTTCGTCTTCTGCATTCTTATCCTTAGCAGTATTCTTTTCGTCTTCCTTCACCTTTTCTTCGTCCTTTACGGCTTCCTTTTCCAACTTGTTGATATCCTTTTCCTCTTTGGTTTCGGATTCATGGTCTCCTGCTGCTGCTCCGTTTTCAGACTTTTCGATTTTCACGTTCGCCATAATGTACTCGTCAGAAAATCCCATAGACTTCATCAGAGATACGATAGGGTCGTTCAAATATTTTTCGTCCATCTTTATTAAACTTTTAATTGTGTACAAACTTATTTATTAACGGTTCTCAAATAGTCCTTTATAACGTTCAATCCTACATTACCGTTCAGATAATAATTATAAAGCTCTTGAAATCTTTCGTCTCTTTCCACTATGATAGGGTTAATGGTAACGTTGAAAGATTTGTCTATTTTTATATTATATCCGTCCTTCTGTAGCTCTACAAGAACGTTATTAGAACCGTTGTTAATTTCTTCTTTATTGTCCTCTACGAAATCTACTGTCTGCACGCCCTTTACTATATCGGCAAACGAATTTGCATTTACGGGCGTCATTGTCATTGCTACGTTTGTTATGAGCGCTTTTGTCACCTTTTTAGGATTGTTCTTGTCTCTTTCAAGTGCTCTTCCTTCAACGGAGAAACCCGGCTTCCGGTCTGTACCGCTTGCAAGCATTTCCAGTGCCTTGTCATAAAACGCTCTTGCTTCCGGTGATTTCTTCCATAACTGGCAACGCACGTAGAACTTGTTATTCTTTACATATGCGTCTAATGGGTGTCCTATCCAGAACCTTGATTTATTGATAGGGCTTCGTGATGGCAAATGGTCTAAATTGATTAGACCGTGTTTTAAAAAGCGGTCTATTACAAATCCGTTAGGGTTCATAGATTCATCCTCCGAATCTATGGAAGAATCGGATGCCAAACCTTCAAAAATCATTTTTTCGTATCTTCTATCATCCCCTACCGGGTAATCCATAGGATTGAAATCTGATTTTTCAAAGTTCGCTTCTGTGAAAAAATTAAATTTTGAATCTACTTCAAACATCTTTTAATAATCTGTAATCCAACGAATTGAAATAAACATGTTTCTGTAAATATCTAATAATCAATATATTACAATAACTAAAATATATTTACAGCTTTACCGATTCAAATGTATGGATTTTTATGCAAATAGCCAAAGTTTTATGCAAAAATTATTCACCCTTCGCTTTTAGATAATTATCCACAAACTCAGTATATCCTTTTCCATAGCTTCCTTTAATAAAAAGAAGGGGTGTTTACACCCCTCCCCAAAACAATTAATGCAATTGTAAACGATATTTAGTTTGCTTGAGTGTTGCCATGAAGTCTTCTACCCACGACTTTTCCCCGGCATATTCGGGGTTATTGTCAAGCTTGGAATAGAATTCCTTTGTACGGTCTATAATGAGGTCCACCAATTCTATAGGGTCGTTCACCTCTATTTCTTCACCGTTTATCTCCCCGTCCTTGAAACGGCCGAAACCGCTTTGTCCGGCTTCCATTATCTTATCTTCATAGTCGGAAAGTTCATCTATCAAATCGTCCAGATACTTGTGCTTGGCATTGTCTTCCTCTTTCCAATGCACGTTTTTTGAACGGGTCTTAACGCCTTCCAGGAAATTAGCGAAATCGGCAAACACCGTATACATACTGTCCTCCTTCTTTGCCTTTTCCAGTACATCGGCTTTCACCTTCCCCTCTTGAATCATTTCGGAAATAACACTTTTGAATATCATCGCATCCTCTACAGTGGAAAACTTCATGGAAACCGTCAGTCCATCTTCCGACTTCTCTATTTCCTCGCTGTTCGCTTCTTCGTTCGTAGTTTCCGTTTCCTCGTTCTTTGCTATTCCGTCACCTTCCGGGCCTTTTGGCTTGTCGTCCAAATCTTCCTTGCAAATAGCATTCGCATCGTTACAGTCCATCGTCTTTTCAACTTCCTTACTTTTCCATTCTTCCGGCAATTCGCTTTCAAGACCCAGCTCTTTAGCGCGTTTCTTAATCCATGCCTGCACCTTTTCTTTCGGCATATCAGAAGCACCGGACAACTTGATAGCGTCCTTCAAATCCTGGCTGTTTCTGATAGGATATTTCCCATTCGGCATTGCCTCTCCTTTCTTTGCCAGGTCTTTTCTTTCACTGTGTGAAAAATCGGTCTTGTTGTTCGCTTTCCGTATCTCCTTAGGGTATTTCTCGCACACGGACTTTACCACGTCTTCCGTCACCTTCTTTTCCTGGAAAGCCTTCATCACGATTTCTACCGGGCTGGGTTTCACTTCCAGACCCAAAATCTTCTTGATATTGTCTTTCATGTCAAAGATGAAATCGTAGTCTTCCAGTTCGGTAACTGGGTCAATCCACATACTGCCGATTTCTCCCTCACCGTCAACCACCACGAAAGCCGGGGATTCATCATCAACGTGCCCCATAAAATAATGAATTTCCGCATTCTTCGTTTTGGCTACACCGACCTCCATAAGAGTGTCTTCCGGAACGTCTATTCCGGTCTCCTCGAAAAGTTCTCTTTGTGCGGCTGTACGGAAATCTTCTCCCTCGTCCACATGTCCCCCCGGTATGCACCAATCGGGCGTATAGTTCATGTGTTCCCCTGCTCTCTGTAAGATAAGCAACTTACCGCCTCTGAACAAAAGCACGTCCGCATACTTGACTACCCCGGTCTTTGCCTTCATGATATCATCGTATGCGCTTTTGGAAAGCTTCTTACTTTTCCATGCTTTCTTTGCTACATGAACTGCATATACATCCGCAATGGCTTCCGCTATATCTTCGTCTTTCTGGAATACGGCAATGGCCTTGAAAACCTTGTCCCTGTCTTTCTGCAATTGTGCAACCCGTGAAGTATGTTCCTTCAAGAACTCGTTGTATTTCTCTTCCGAAATCTCTCTTTCGTCCTTGTCAAGCAGGGAGAAGCTTTTCAATACCTGGCTTCTTTCGGCAAATTCGTTTGCAAGCTCTTCTGTTCTTGCTTCTATCTTTTCGGAGCGTCTCAGCAACTCCCTGTATTCAGACACCTTTTGTTCTGCTGTCTGTAAATGAAATAATTTCTTTAAATTCATAGCTACAAATTTTTTGCTAAAATACGAAATTTGCACAATCTATCCAAAAATACAGACATTATCAATATAATAGGAAGTGTTTTTCTTCAATTCGGGCTTATAAAAATACCTGTTAAGTGTCTCCACCTTTTCTATCCGGTCAATCCTACCCCTCTTGTTCCCATACAGAACAATTCTGTCGGAAATGTTCAATTCCTTTACTTTTACCGGAACAAGATAGTTCTTTCCATACGTCCATACCATCTGTTCACCAGACACTCTGTTAAGCACACCTTCCTTACCAGCGATAAAATAAATGTTGTACACTGATTCGCGTGGCTTCATTTCGCGTACATGCAGACCGTTTGCAAGCGTATAGGAATGTCTTGTCTTTACGGCTTCATTAATCCTTATATCCTTTAGGAATTTCTCGCCTTCAAGCGTCCTTATTTCCACAAACCCGGTATTAAACCCTCCTTCCATCATATCAATGCTCCGTTTTCAAAAACAAACCTTTTTTAGTTATAAGCGCGTATTCGGGACCAGCCTCTATGTTATACAGTTTCCCTTCATATAATGATAATCCTCTTTCCTTTATCTTTACCGTTCTCACACCCATATGCATATATTCCGGATTATCATTATAGAATTTTATGTATTCCTCTACATCTCCTTGTTCTATCTCCTTATCAGCACCCCTTCGACTGCTTCCGCTATTTATTCCAAAACAATCTTCATCGGTCCATTCATCGAATGTCTTTTCATCAACAAGCGGTATCGTTACTTGATGCGGCATTGTAAAAACGAGATGTTTTGCATCTTCACATACAGAAATTATCGCTCCATTGTCTAACACAATATTTTCCATCTCGCCTTTGAAATCGATACACTTTACCCCCTTCTTGAATAGGTTCGTATCATTCATCATACAATAGAGTAATACATACTCGTCTTCCTTTATCTGGTCCAGACGTACCGGGACAATCTCCCAGTTGTACACATCCACCTCTTCCGTGCTTTCCTTGACACGTTCCTTTGTTACCCTTGTCTTCCGTAGGGTCAGAACCTCTACATCTCCCTTATATCCGAAAATCATACCTCAAACACTTTGTCTCCAACATATATTTTTACTTTACTTTTTCTCTCTATCTGTCTCTTGTATGGTTCTTTAGGCGGTTCAAATGAATGCGTCTCGTCATTCCAAACCATACCTTTAGGCACCTCCCTAAGGTCACAGCGGCAAAAAGGGTGAACACTATTTAACACTGGTTTCCAATCTTTAACTTTCCTCCCTATATTGTCCCCATTGCTTATAAGGTCTATAAGCTTGAATATCCTCGGTTTGCTTCCTATCCCTGCTGTGGTGTAAAACTTTATACAGTGCTGGCATGCTCCACTGAACACCTCTTTATATACAAGCGCATCCGCCCCCTGCTCCTTCATTATCTGCTGGGCTACCCCGGTCTGATAGATGTTCTGCATCTCGGTTTCCACTATACGTCCCCAATCACGGTTCCAGTCTTCCAAGGAATGCCCTATATTGCTAACAATATTCTGAACGGACTTCTTTTTCAAGACACCCTCTATCATCTCCTTCTTTATCGTTCCCAGCTCCAGTTGTCTCTGTTTCTCCACAAGGGCTTTCACCTCTTCTTCCGATACGGCATTAGATATTATCGTTTTGGCCCGTTCTCCCATCGTCTTTATATAGGAATATGTGCGTGTTGCTGCTGCATAATACACTTCCTGTTCCAAAGATGTAAGTGCCGCCCATTGATGACGGTCTATATACTTGGCAAAATCGTCAAAATTGAGTGTAGACAATTGGGAAGGCGTCAGTTGTGCACTCAACCTTCCAAACAGATAGGATTGAAAATAGGGTGGTAACTTTTCTATCTCCCTTCTCCATTTATAGCCATACCGTCTTAACAAAGACTTGTCTTCCGGTGTCAACAGTTCATCCCCCATTACATCGGCTACAATCCTTGCAAGACGGTAGTCTATTATATCATACAGTTTTTGTATCTCTTCCGGTGTGAATATCATTTTCCAACCGTTTTTATCATTTCTTTTATAAGCTCCTTTATCATCGCGTCCGATTGTGTAGCGAACATGGTCTGTGCAAGACCTTCATAACCGCATTGTATTTTCGGGTATCTGATAGGGTCTTTCACGTGTCTTTTCACTCCAATAAGACGCGATACCAAAGGTGTTCTTATACCATCAATTTTCTTTTCCGGCATTCTTCTTACCTTTAATTTTGTAACCGTCGTACAACGATTCGTCCCACATTGACATATCGGGTTTAGGGAAATAAGGGTTTGAAGGCGTGCTTCTATGCAATTCCCTTCCTTCTGGACCCATAGACGCAATTTCCTCCATCGTCCAGTCTTCACCCATTCCTCGCTCTTCAATCTCGAACCACTCATCAGCCGTCATATCAATTCCGTACTTTTTCTTTTCCATAATTAACTCCTTTCTTTAAGTTTCTATGCAAATATACAAAACTGTTCAGAATTGAACAAATTTATAAGTCTATTTTTTTAAGAAACCTATCAAGTTCTTTTTGATTTAACACTTTGTTATCATAAATCACCCCGTTATCGGAATTCCCATCATACAATTTAACGGACTTGAATTTGTCTTTCAATGGAGTTTCGATAACTTTCTTGAAAGATGCGGACGCGCCTTTATGTCCTTTTCTCGCCACTTCTGTAGGGACATACCGTTTCGTTCTTTCAAACCGTTTCTGTATTCTGTCCAAAGCTGTACTGAAATCGGTTGCCACACCTACAAGATGAACGTCATAACCCTGTGCCTTCAAATCATCAACCAATTTTTCAAGTTTTGCTGGATTCCCGAAAACAGCGTCTTTCACAAAAGAAGATTTTTTGGAAATATATTCTTTATCAATCTGTTTTCCTATATCCGATACCTCTTCATGCACATAGGAAGATGCCTTCTTCGGGTCTATCCCCTTCACCCTTTCATAGTCCGGTATCATGTCGCGCATATCGTCCACATCAATAACGGGCAACTTGTCTATAGACGGGTCTTTCTCCTTCATCTTCTTAAGATAATACCCTTTTCCAGAACCACCACCTCCAAGCATAAGATAAGCACGCGGTTTGGTCTCATACAGCATTTTCTTAAAATACTCAGACTTTATTTTGTTATGTACCTTAATCTGTCTGTCTCGCTTCCACGCACTACCTTCTTTATAAAGGTCTTCCGTTGTCTTGGTTAAATCGGCTTTCTCTTCCTCCGTAGCCTTTCTTTTCTTATATGGCAGTCCAACAATGCCAAGCTTCCGGTTTACCGCGTTGTTCACATATACGCCTTGTTGTGCCTTCGCAATCTCCAGAAGACCGTCATACATTTCTGGTCTTCCCAGGCTCTTTTCCAAAAGAGCCTTGTTTATGTATCTATCCAACTTTAAATCATCGAAAGTTTCCATAATTTTTTATTTGTAAAGATTTTTTAAATAATAGTCAACTGCTGGTTTCATTATAGGATTGTCATTAAATGATTTGTATTGTGCGAACGGGTCTTCCTCATTTTCCGGTACACCTTCCGGCTGTTGTCCAGGTTGTGAAGCTCCGAACATTTTATTCTGTTCTTCTGCCTGCTTCATCCCCTGGTACACCTGGTTAAGAATGATGTCCTTTTCCGGGTCAAAGTCTCGTCCGTTGTACTTCTTAAATATATCCTGCATAGAAACCATGCCGCTACTCAGTTTTTCAGAATCCAGTTTTACCTGTGCTTCTTCGTCTTCCACCTCTATTCCTGTAAATGCAAACTCGTAGTTTTCATCCAGCTCACTCACAATATACTTTGTAATGACACCCTGCAAGAATATCAATAGAGGCTTCAATCCTTTTTCGCGGCTATGTTTCAATCTTTCGCGCTGTCCGTCCTGTCCGAATATCTGCTGGCTTTCCTTGAAATTGAATCCAAGTTCGGACGGGTCTATACGGTATACGGAACATGTCATTATGATAAGGAATTTTATCCACTCGTTGAATTCCATATCACGATTGCTAAGTTTCTGCAAGTCTACCCACTCCAAATCAATACCGTTTATGACTGGGGTGCGGTGCGAATTCTGGTACCCTGCCATCGTCTGTGTCCATGCCTGCCTAAACTCCTGCAATGTACTGTTTGATATATTGGGGTTCTTTATATTGATAAACCCTTTAGGCTGTGACCCCTGGCTAAAAAAGTTTGCATTATAAGAAAAACCCCACAATATCCAGGTTATGATATTCACCAACGTTTCCAATTCCGATACTCCATACCCGTTTCTTCTTACATCAGATGTCTTGTTTCTGATACCGAATCCAAGCTCCCACGGGTAATACAATATCGGTTCCTTCGTTATAGGGTTATGAAGAATCATTTCATCCCACACCATGCAGTAACGCGGCAAATGCCCCTTGAATCTGTACTGCTCGAAACCTTCCCTTTGTCTGGGGTCTACGCTGTCAAGAAAACGTATCAGAGAAGCATCCACAGCGCGGAACTTCTGCAATTCCCACATTCTGTTGCGGACCATTTCAAAGGCCAACTGGTCTAATGTAAGACTATCCGACATTATTTTACTTACAAATTCCTGCAAACTGTCCACATTGTCCCATTTGTCCGTCCATCCTCCCTTTTCCAGGAAATCAACTATCTTTGAAATCTTTTTCTTGTCCTCGTTTGTCAATTTCTCATCCCCGGTAGAAAAAAGGCTCTTCTTTTTTCTGATTGTGAAGCCTTCCTTTTGCTCGTCTTCCGAAAAGTCCATAAAGTTCATTATCTGCTCCACACGTGTAGACACGATACTTTTCACTATATGAATGTCCCCCATCCGACGCAATACGGAAAAGGACAGAACCCCTTTAGAATCCTTGAATCCTCTTCCGTTACCGGATATGTCGTTAGGGTCAAAGAAAACAGACTGAATTTTTGTAGGCTGTCTATTGATTTCTCCCAGATACAAATTAGCCTTCATTATCTCCCCTGCATCGTTTGAGTTTAACGCAGCCTGCAATTTGCTTTGGAATGCCATAGGTGCAGCCTTTTGCAGCCTGTCTATCTCTTCAATGGACAAACTCGAAAGACTTGCAACCAAATCCGGCTTTTCCGCTTTTTGTATTATCTTTCCTTTTCTCTTTCCCATTGTAAACAATTTTTATTCTCCAGTCAATTGTGTAAGGTTTACCGTCGCTTTCTTTCCTCCTTCTACTGCCGTAACAACTGCCGTTCCGGTACGCTGTGCACCAGTATTTGCATCCGCCACTACAGAATATTCAGTAGAACCCTTGGTAAATCCCGTACCACTCACTACAGTAGTGTAGTCAACCGTCATAGGTGAACCGTCATTCTTCCCGTTCACTTTCTTCTGCTTCTTGCTTGAAACACCGAATATCTTTGTTTCTCCTGCTGCTGCAAATGACAGTGCTGTCGGGTCTGTAGTCAATGTGTATTCGTAAGTGATTGCTGCTGCAAGCTGTGTTAACGTAACCTTTACTGTCTTGTTACTTCCAGTCTGTGTAATGGTAATAGAACCGTTATTAGCTGCTTCTGCCTTATTTTCAGCCGCCACTATACTATAATTTTCTCCATTGGTGGTTTCTGATGAAGTCTCGCTAAATCCGGTTCCGGTAATTTGTGCAGTCGTATCTACCTTCTCGACATCACCAGACGGTTTACCGTTAACTTTTTTCTGTCTTGTTGAAACAACTTGTAAACTCTTCGTTTCTCCAAGCGCTACAAACTGTATGGTCTGTGAGTTGGATGTAAGCGCATAGTCATACGTCACCGTAGCCGCATTCTGTGTCAAGTTCATCTGTACGGTCTTTCCGCCTTCCTGTGAAATGGTCGCCTTTCCCGTTCTCTGTGAAGTCCCGGTATTCTCCTCGGCTTTCAGATTGTAATTGTTTCCGCTCACTTCATAGCTGAATCCCTCACCTGCAAGCTCTATGTCCGTAGGATAGCTTTCTGCCTGCTGTTTTACCCCGTTCAGAACTTTTGTTCTTGTAGAAGTCACAGTAACCAGCTTTTCACCTCCTGCACCGTCGAACGTTACCGCTGTCGGGTCTACTGTAAGCGCATATTCGTAGGTTACAGTAGATGCAGCCTGGTTGCATGTAATCTGCAATGTCTTTCCGCTTTCATTCTGTTTAACCGTCACTACCGCTTTTCTTGTCGTGTTGTTGGGGTTCTCGTCAACCGTTACTTGTCCTCCACCGTTAACCTTGAATCCTGCCCCAGATATTGAGAATTCCACTGGTACGCCTTCCGGATGTCCTACTGGTTGTCCATTCTTGAAAGTCTGCTTTGAAGACGTCACTACGCACATATCATCACCTCCCTTTGCAGGGAAATTGAGTGTAGGTTCTTTAGTCTCCAATACGTATTCCACAACTTCCTGCACGTCCGACAATACCGCGCCTTCTTCTCCGAATCCTTCCGGATATGAGATAAGCTTAACAAGCGCCTTAAACGCCCATTCCTTGAACTGTCCGATATTATAGGTGTGACCGGGTTCAATCACGATACCCAGCCCCTTATAATATTCCACATCACCATAAAGGCTTTCTGTAACGAAAACCTTCATCTGACCGTCGATTCCGTCGGTTACGACGGTCATTTGGTGAACATTGTCCTCTGTTGTAAACAATAACCGTAACATGTTCTTATGCGTTTTGTGCCACAAGTTCTTCGCGCCACGTATTGTTGTCGGTCATTACAACTACATTCAAATCCTCCTTTGCATCCAGACCAAGGTCAGTCAACGTGAACGCCATAGGTTTGCCGGACATAACTTTTGTAGAGATGGTTTTACGGTCTCCTCTGATTACACCGAATCTTTCTGCGCTCTCATTCAGATTCACGCTATTAGGGAAATAAATGTCGACATCCTTCTTTGCCGGAACACTTGTTTTAATGGTGATTACACACGCATCTGCATCGTTCCATTCTGCCGTTACCGCAACGATTTCATTCAATCCCTGGGGGTCGATAATTAATTCCAAACCCTTTTCTTCTGCAAATGCTACAAGTTCCTCGTGCATCACGGCTTCACCTACATTCCATTTGAAACCAAGCTTCAAAAGCTCTGCACCGCCTTCCGGGTCCGTCACGTTTCCTTTAGGGGTAATTCCACGCGGTGATTCGGTAATGAACACTTTCTTCTGGTCGCAACTACCATCAGTTACCAATGTCACATCAATATTCTTGTCTTCGTCTAAAAATCTATACAGTCTCATAATCTTTTCTTTTTTAATGGTTTTTATTTACATTCAAATACAATTTCCTGTTCCACGGAACCGTCAGCATCCAGTACGTAAACCTGGTAAATGCCTTTCAAGTCCACTTTCTGTACACCCAAATCCTTCTGACACTCGAAACCCAGATATTCGTTCTTCTCCTTCATTGTCAGAATCTTCTTGTCAACAGATACGGTGCCGATAGTTTCTGGAATGTTGGTGAACTCGCAGAACTTGTTATTATGCTTAATACAAATCTGAGTACCTTCCGATACCTTTGCTTTGAAGTTCATCCATAACCAAGGAAGACCGCCTGCATATTCAGCCTGCCACGGATATTCCGTCAGATAGGATTCGGGAAGAATACTGTTATAGTCCTCCTCACTGTTGATAATTCCACTATTAGGGTCCATCTTAATAGGCAAAGAATAGGGTAGAATTGCTTCTATCTCCTGCTGCAAAGCCTCGAAATTGCCTTGCAATCCTTGTGCAACCTGTGCCCCGGTATCACCGTCCTGTATTTGATAAAACGATGTTTTTTTCATAATCTCTAAAATTTGAATTTTAAATCATTGTACCACACGAAATTGTCATGCCAAATATTGTCTGTAGAGAAAATGAGCTGTCCCATTCTCCAAACTCCGTCTTTCATCCATTTGCCGAAGTTGTCCCAAACTCCTTTGGTAAGTACCCATACTGCCGGAATACTGAACTTCCCTCCGGAAATCCAATAATTGCGCATGTTCCATCTATCGTTGTCCAGTACCCATGCCTTCTTCACCTTTGGCGGCATTGTTTGTGAAGTACCACCCGAACCTCCTCCAAGGTATGTGTCCGGATTTTCTTCCGTTCCGACCCTTGAATAGGTTCCTGGCAAATAATCGCCTTGTGCCATAGTCATTCTCCTTTCATTTCCTTTATCGTCTCCGGTTTCTTGTCCCCGAATTCGTCGAAATCAGACAGATATTTTCTAATTCTCTGAGGTACCAAAGTAGGGCTTACCTTTGCCGCGTTCTCCACAATTGAGATTGATTCACGTATTATAAGCGCATTACACACCACGGCACGGAACCATGTGTATATCTCCACATTGCCGCCTTCCACAGTAAAGTTCCCCATCACATGCGAAACAATCAGAATAGCGGAATAAATGAAAAGCTTCGTGATAATCATTGAAAAGCCCTTGCTTGAAAAGTCCTTGTTCTTGATATGATATACCCAGCTTACAAGTGTATCTATCACTATAAGAATCATTAGGTATTTCAAGAACTCCCAGTCCCGAAACACATATTTCTCAATGAAGGATGCCGTGTTGGAAAAAGAGATAGGTATGCTCAGCAACACGGGAAAATATAAACTCATTACGTATTCCCTTATTTTATGTATTTTCCCCATAATCATAAGACAGAATTTTAAGAAATGGTGTATGCAATATGTACAAGTTTACTCGGTGATGCTTCCGGGTATTTCTTTTTCAGATATTCGTAATGTTCTCTGATAACCCTTTCTGCCTCTTTAGGGTTGTGTCCCGATTTTGTAGCGGAAACCACAAGCTTTTCAATTGTAGGAAAGCCATCTTTTCCTTTCTGCTTGTCTTCCTTCGCGGTCTCCTTTGTCTTGATACCCTGGCGACGTACCCATCCGTTCGCGGTCTTCACGTATTCTTTCCCTCCCCAGCTTTTTACGGTTCCGATAGGTTCGCCCTTCCGTGCCTTCTCTATATCATCAGAGACGCACATTCCGGCTATGCCCTTGAAAATGTTCAGAGGTGTTTCTTTGTATCGCAACATGTTCCGGTTCTCGGACATTGACTTGAAGATACCTTCCTTTCCCGGTATCACTTCCACCTGTGAAGGTCTTATGAACATAGGTTCTTCCTCGTAGAGGTCATTCAGCACCTTAACCGTTTCAAGTGATTTCCAGTCCGCGGCCGCGCATGCTTTCTCGAACTCGTCCATTTCGTTGTTTTCCGATTTGTTCAAAACATCAGTAGCAAAAGCCGCTACCTGCTTTGCGGTGAATGCCTCATAGTCGTTGTCAATGAGAAACTGTTCAAATTGTGCACGTCCGAACACTTTCTCTTCTTTTTTATTAATATTCATGAATAATGCCTTTTAAAGTTATAACGAAATTGCAATTACAACGGTAAAAATAGGCATTATCAGTCAAATAACCAAGCTTTTACCTTGAATAATTATCCAAGCATGGGTATTTGTACTTCGCCCTTATAGGATTGTCCTTTACATACTTCCTTCTTCTGTTGGCAATCCGTTTCCTGTCCCTTTCGGCTTTCGCCAAAGCCTTTTCTATCTGTTCGCGTCGCTTCTCGTCACGCGCTATGCGTTCCCGTATCATCTGTTCTGCGTACAGTTCTACGTCCTCGGTCTCATAGTCATTGTATATGTATTCACTTACCGTTTCCATACTCTATATGCTTCAAATTCATTAGGGTTGTAATTTTCGTATTCGGGTGCCTCGTGACAGCGATATTTCGCCACCAAATCAATTCTGCTGTTTTCTTCAACCTCCCTTTGTATTTCAGACTTATAAAAACGTTCCTTTTCTTCTTCTATTTCCTTTTCCTTCTTGAAATTGTCCTCCCAGTATTCCAAGTTCTTTTTTAGGGTGTAATAAAAACTCAACCTCTTTTTGCACGGCAATTCCTTTTCTCCACACGTTACAGTAGCACTTCTTTTTGCTATTCTATTGAACTCCTTGTCTTCCCACAAATAACCCTTTTCTTTTCTGAACCAAACTCTTTTGAGATAATAAACAGAATCCTTTACCCTTGAAACACCTTCTTTAATCTTCTCGAATCTTCTTGCAAACATATTCTTCCATTCTTCCCTGTCCGGCAATGCTATCGTATAGTTATTCAAATTAGGGTTGTATCTCATTGATTTAGTCGCCTTTTCCGGCTTCATGTATACTCTTTCTCCAAAAATCTCTTTCAATGCCTTTATAAACTTCCGTACCGTATCTACACTGCATTTCATACGGCTTGCAATACGTTTAGGGCTTTCATAGAATGATACTTCGCAATTGTTCCATTTTATTGCCTCTAATGCGTGCTTATGCGCCATCTTTACAGCCTTTTCATAAACCTTGTCATAATCCGATTCTTTCCAGTCCTCGTTATTGTACAGCCATTCAACTATCTTTAAAATCTCGTCTTTCTTTGATTCCTCGTCATTCCATACGTCCAAATTATACTCTGCAATCTCTTTACAATACTTGTAATATCTTATCTTCTTTGAAATGTAATTCAATATCCTTGTAAAAATAGGAGACCATTTTACCCCTTTCTCCTTAATCACATAACGCAAATAATCCGGTAAATACATCTCTTCCGTTACATCCTTGAAATCCTTGTTTATGATTGTACATACATCCTTTTCGGGGAATTTAATGTAGTCATTCAGTCTTAAAAACTTGATATAATCCTTCGCTTTTCTGTAGGAAATACCCACTTCTTCCGCAATCTTCAATGACAGTTCTTGTGTAGTAAAACTTCTTTTCCAAAACGTCTTATACTGATACTTCTTCTGATTTCTCTTGCAATACTTGTTGTTTATCAATCTAATAGCGCACAATACGCAGCAATACTCATAATCCTGGATAGTCTGTATATTCTTAAAATCCTTAATAGGAAACTTAATCTTTTCTGGAATGTCCTGGCGTGATGCCGATTTTTCTGTATCTTTTTTCATTTTCTATAGATTACGCTTCTTTTACAAAATTTCCATTTTTACAAATATCTTGCTCAAGGATATTAACGCCTACAAACACCTGCTTACAAAACAAAAAGAAAAGGGGAAATTTTTAAAAGCGGTATTTGTAAAAGCGTAATCTACAGATAACCCCTTTTCTTTTGCGGTTCCCAGCTCTTTTCAGAACTGAGCCGCCATTTGTTTAAGCACTGCAAACATAGGGATTATTTTTCAATCCACAAAATTTTTTCGAGAAAATTTTTGCCGGGCGCGCCTTTTTCCCAAAATCCCTTCTTGTTTTCGTCTTCTTTCTTTCGCTTCGTCTCCCCTTTCTGTTTTTACTTCCGTTAACACTTTCCATATCTTACTTTATCCCCCTTCCCCATTTTTCACTCTTTTCCCCTTCCTCCCCCAAACCCCCTATTGCTATATTGCAGTTCTTCCTCCTATTAATATACCCGTAAGGGTAAAAGAAGAAAGGGAACTACGTACCCCTTTAGGGGTTAGATAATACCCTTATGGTAAAATGTCAAAGTGTTGATTTCCAGATAGTTATAAATAGTAATAAATATTGACAGAAATTTCCTCGAAAAAGCCTACCTTTACACATATTTAATCTTAAAAATTGTAAAATCATGAAGGTAATTTATGAATCGAAAATTGCGAAAATTATCATCCCGAATTTTTCCGCAATCCTAATTTTTTGCTGGCTGTTATGCAAGAAAATGAAAGAGTATTATGACGAAGAATTCCTAAAACATGAAGAAACGCATTCCTATCAATGGAAATCATTAATGATACCGGGCACCGTGCTTTTTAGCGGTCTTGCAGGCGTTTTCTCGTGCCCCTGGCTACTTCTCCTTATCCCGTTGACGTTCTATCTGTATTACGCCCTGGAATGGCTTGTACGTGTAATAGGAGCCTTAATCAAGTATCACCCTGGTTTCAGTGGCGGTATAAAGAAATGGATTAAGAGAATCAAGGCTATAAACCATGACTGTTACCATGCAATCGTGTTTGAACAAGAAGCCAATGCAGTAGAAAAAGGACTGGTAGATTATGGTTTTTTGTCATTCTTCAAGTATTATTAACTCGGTTGTCAAGATTTAGAAAAGAAAAGGGACGTTTCACAACGTCCCAGTCTGTCGGGTTTCGCTAAACCCAGGTTCTCATACTACAAAACAAAAATGAATAATTATACAAATTGAGTGAATATTTATGCAATAACTTTCTTTATGGAAATCGCGTTCTGCTTGATATTCCCGATTTTCCGAATAACCTCATTTGTGGAAATATCCCTATAGGAGAGAAGAATTTCCGAAAGTTCGGCAATCTTATCCACAATCACATTCATTTCCTGTAACCGTTGCCAGCTTATGGAGACGGAAAAATGATTTTTAATGAATTCGTCTCGGGCTGTTCTTGCTTCTTCCACGGTCCGGAAATAACCGATATTGTACTTCTTCTTTTCAACCTCTATTATAACCCGGTACGGCTTGTTCTTCGACCGTTTGTCATAATAATAGATATACCTGTTACTTCTCGGCTTCATCGTCTTCTTTCTCCTTCTTTTCAAGAACTGGAATAGGTCCCAGGCAGTGAACAAAGATGGCTGTGATAAACGGGGAAATGATAAGTGCCAGAAGCATCCATACACCGAAACTCCTGTTCATCCTTTCTGCCGTAGAGCCTACTTCGGCACTCAACATAAGATGAACGATAAAAATAATGATAGTTAAAAATACGATACCTGCATTCATAATTTAATCCTCCTTTTTATTTAGTTCGTTAATAATTTTTACTGCCATTTCTTTCAGACTTTCTTCGTCCGTCTCATTCCCCATCTCCTTATTGATTAGGGATAACGTGCCGTCCAGGTTCTTTCTGTATACAGCAATCATACTCATGCTTTCTTCTTTTGCCGGGTCATATACTGCCCGGTAGTTTCCTTTGCTTAATGTTCTCATTTTAAAATAGTGTTTATAACGTTGTTAATAGTAAATTCTTCAATCTCTTTTATGTCCTTTTCAGAGCACATGTGTCTGTTTTCGGTATATTCTATGATGTTGCCGTGAAGAATGTCCGCAGGGGACGGAAAACGGCTTATTTCTGCCACTTTCCATATTCCGAACTTGACTGTTACATATACCTCGTATGAATCGGGGTTCTTGAAAAAGTCTATATTTGCCATGATTGTAAAGATTTTATTTGTTTGACAATTAATTTAGCGCCCATTCAATGGCATGTTCGGCTGATTCTTGATTGGGATATATAATACATTCATATTCGCTTGATTGATAGAGGCAATATCCCAATTTGTTGAAATTGTCTTTTACTGCTGATTCAAGGAATTTTGGACAAATTTCTTTGCTATATTCACCGTTAACTATCTGCCCTCCCATTGTTTCAATTACGTAAACTTCCATAACCTTATTTTTTATTTGTTTGACCTAAAATAACTGTCTCCCTTAAGAAGACATTACAAATATAAGATTTGTTTATGACATACGCAAGTGCTTATGTGCTTTTAACACTGTTTTAACATATAACCACAAAGAAAACACCCGGAAACATTCTTTCACGAATAGCGTAACCGGGTGTCAGTCAAACAAATATAAAATTTAGAGAAAGAAGGTTCTAAGTTATGTCCGGTTGAAAATATGTCGGGTAATCCCAATCCTTGATAAGCTCCTTAAGCTCCTTCCAGGGAATGAAAATGGTGTGAGATTCGACAGCCACCTTCTTGTTGCCAGTCCAGTAGATGGAAGAAAAAACCGGGTTCTTGGACTGCACTATACTTTCTGTCGTCCGTCCTCCCATGTCTTCGATAAGCTTACTATATCCGAAATAGCTGATGTTCCGTCCCAGGACAAGACAAAGGATATCGCCTGTCTTGCATTTTAGGGCGCGTGAAATGGATGCTTTGTCTTCGTCGCTTATATTGTCATCATCACGAAGCAAGAAAAGTTTATTGGAAATACAGAGCCAGTTTATATATTGGCACCCTTTTTTGTATGTAAATTCGTTTTTCTTTGCCATTATATCAAATCTTTATAATCGTCTTCCATCCTTTTTATCTCGTTCGTCAATTCCTGGCTTAAATGGAATAGGAACTGTTTCTGGTTGTCTTCCATCTCGTCCTCGTTACAGCTCATCTTCCGGGAAAGCTGGTCCAGATACCGGATAAACCGCTTTCTCTGGATAAGGTCTATATAGGAGACCGTATAAAGAAGAGCGTTCATCCTTTTCTGAATTCCAATAACTGCCCCTATGCACCACAAAAGAAGGGTGATAAGGACTACTGTAAGAACAATCAAACACACAAATATCGCTGTTACCATAACTGCAAATATATGAAAATAAAACAAATAATTAATACTAAAGGACGTTCAAATTTTCGCCCTTATCAATATAGACGGGTCGAGAAACCAAGGAACACGGACTTATGACAACGTATTTGCCGGGACGTATCTTTCGCAGCGTCATTCCCTGGTATTCGACAATATGCCCGACCCATATATAACATTCTTTCCTAATCATTGAGGATGCTTTTAATTGAGGACAGTTTCTTTTCGGCTTCTTTCTTTGTCTGGAAATAGTTATGGACATCGAACCTATAGTTGTCTATGTAATCAAACATCTCTATACCGGAAACCACGCAAAAGGGATTGGGACCATTGAAATCAATGTAATAATACATACAATCCTTCTTGGCACGCCACCGAATTTTCTCTATACATTTACTCTCTGTATTATAGAACAAGCTTTTTTCTGCAAGTGCACTGTTCATACACTTCTTTTCTTCTGCCGTAGAGAATCTGTGAGATGGGATAAAATCATAGTAAAAAATAATGCTCCAGTTTGAAGAAAATGTAATTCATTATTACGTAAATAAACATGATAAGATACTTTAGAAGTACATTCTTTACATTCACATTCTTTATATATTATTATCGTACCGTCTTCATGTGTCAGATAATCACCGTCTTTGAGTTCTACAAGAGTACAATTCCCATCATGGATAGATAAGAATTTCCCGTCTTTGTCGCATAAAATCTTTTTCATAATTGTAAAATATTTTTATTAGAAACATAATTAATCAAATCAGAAAGCCAGGACAAGAACTGTATCATTCCGAAGAATAGGAAGCAAAAGGCGATTGCCCCGGTTACGTACCAGAAACGTACCCACCATTCACGATATTTAGTCTTTAATACCTTTTTTCCGAAACGACCGTTGAAGAAATTTATAAACTGCTTTTTCATGATATATAAGTTTTTAGAATTCGACAAGGAGAAGAGGTTTACAGTTTTCCCTCTCTCTGACCCACATATAATCTCTTCCGAAACCGTAATCAAAAAGAGAATTGAACGTAACCGGATAATCCATAGAAATAAACTTCATTGCTTCTCTCAGTTCTTTTTCGTCATTACATTGAACTATTTTGTTAAGCATATTGACATAAAGAGAAATTGCTACTGGTGAATGATTAACATTTAACGGGTTTTCTACGATTGCTTTCATGATTTGTATATTTTTATTTGTTCAACATTTTGAGCTGCCTTTGAAGGATTTCATTGCGTCTCTAACAGATTTATCTATACTTTCTTTTAGGATTTCAATCCATTTAAGGTTGAATTCCTTTTCTTCCGGGGAATTGGTTTCATTCTCCTTCTTTAGCTGTGCTATCAGCAAGCATATTTCTTTTATATCCATATTATTTGTTCTATTGGTAGCCCGAAGGCTACCGGGTTAATTGATTTCGTAATGAGGATGCTCGCCTCTGACAACTCTCTTTGCATCCGCAATGCTATCATACAGCTTTGATTCATCACCATCTATGATGGCAAATTCTTGGTGAAAGCCATCTTCAAACATTGTTATTGTGTGACCTTTGTAACTTACTTCCTTGATAACGTTCATTATCTTCATAACTCTTATCTTTTTATTTGTTCAACATTTCGAGTTGTCTTTGAAGGAGTTTAGCGCGGTTCTGTTCATTGGCTGCAAACTCCATATTCCCGATAGACTTATAGAACTCCACATTTTCAAGTGCCTCGGCAAGTGCTTGTTGTTTCTTGGAAATCATAGAGAAGATTTCGTTGTTATTACCTCTCTTCATCATCTCTTCCATTTCCGTACCTCTCACCTTGTAAAATTCTGCTTTCATAACCTTATTTCTTTTAATTTGTTTGACTTTGTTTCCTTATCACATTGCAAATATAGGTAGTTATTTGGACATAAGCAAGTGCGTATGTCATTTTAACATAAGATTAACATATGCTTTCTTTCAGTGACATTATATTTTTCAAAAATAGGAGAAAATGGTATATGATTATTAGACAGTTAACCCTAACTCTGAAAATTGCGTTGTTTTTCGGCATACAATAAAATAAAGAAAATGAAAAACCGGGAACCAGGTAAAACACCCGAATTCCCGGCATCCCGAAAACAATCAAATCACCTCGTCACTGACCCAATCACCAGAATTCGCTATCTCGTTTTCATCCATCAAAGGATAGGGGTAGGAAACATTCCCCATAACTTCTTCACCTTCCGAAAGCATCATGATAGGAGGTACAAGCATGTTGTACGTCTCTTCATGTAGCAACGCTTTCGTACCGTCGTTACTCATTCGTCTCGTCTCCCAGTCTTTATCGAACTGTTTTAGTTCTTCTATAGGTATAACTAACCATTTCATAATCAATCATATTTTAGTTTATAGTAATTAATCACTTTTTCAATCTGCAAAGACGTGAGTTCGTCATAGAAACCGATAAGCTTATAGAGAGCCATGTTTGAAAAATATCCGGACAATCCTATATCACCCCCAAGAACCACCTTTTGCGGCTTTAAATCTGTACCGTTCACTATCGTGATAATTTGATGTTTCAAATAGACATCTTTCCCATTCATAGTAGTATTCAGCTTTCTGTTTATGTAAGTTACTCCACCCCAGTTATAAGCATTGTATGCTATATGATTTAATGAAATACTTATTCCAAAACTTGTCTGACCTACTCTTTGGTCGTATAGGAACCCACTTTTATCGGTAGTTAAAGATGGTATTACTTCCATAAACAACGTCTTGAATCCTTTTTTCACGTTCTTCATTATCGCATAATCATCTATACTATCAAAGACAAAAGCACCGTCTGACCTGTAGCCGCTACTCTCTGTATACGCTGCATTGAATATCTCTGCATCATGTCCATTACCCGACAAATCGTCTATGATATTACGGGTAGGAGAAGAATTGTCCTTAAGTGATAAGTCGTAATAGACGTCTGGTTCCGGTATCGTGACCTTGCTTCTTTTCAGCCATTCTTCATTAAGCCGTTCTTTCTCGGTCTCGATTTCTTCTGGTGTCAAAGACTTGTTATAGAGAGCAAAATAGTAGATGGCTCCTTTCAAAAGTCTACTGTCTCCCTCTCTTATAATACCTAAAGTCAATGTATCGGTATCGTCTGCATTGCCTACTGTAATCGTACTCCCATTATAGAAATTTTTAGTTTGATACGAAACGGAATCTTTTAAATTTACAGCCAGACCAGACGTATATTCACTGAAAGAATATGTGGCATTATTTCCATATTCAAAAATGAAAGCTCCATTACCAGCAACAACTGATTTTGAAGCAACAACATTCTTGACATTATTTTCAAGTACCCTCCTGCATATCACTGTATAATCGTCAAGAATAGGAAGCCCCGTACAGATACCGTAATCATCCACTCCGTCGAATACAAGCGCGCCCTCATAGGCAGATGGCAGTTGGGTGATGGTGATATTACAAGTACCAACTACAGATGCAGCAAACCCGGTATATTTCTTGTAGGATATTGGCAGGTTATTGATACCATTCTTAAGATAGGTGTATGTTCCGGTACCGTCTTCGGTATAAGATACATATCTTAACTTGATATCATCCGTTATGCCTTCCACCTTTACTTGGTATGAAGATATTGTTGCGTCTACAGATGTCTGTAAAAACTTACTGTCTGCAACCAATATTTCTGTCAGATGAATAACAGAATCGGAGTTTGTGAAATTGGCTGTATTTACATTCTTTGTCCAGGAGTTGAAATCTATCTCATACTTACCGAACCCGGAAGAAAGTGAATACGCGAAGTTATTGAGAACCATCTCATTACCCATCACACCAGTAATAGAAGAAGGCTTGTCAATATTGGACAAACCGGACATAAACCATGCGTCCACCATAGCCTTATTGAAGGGTGGAATAGGAGGACCAGCCTTGCCAGCCCTCCCACCAAACAAAAGACTTGTACCGACCCCAATCATAACCCTATATTAAATTGTGCAGTAGTACCGTCAACAAATACTTTATCAATAAGATAAGGCATAGGAGAACCCATATAAGCGGAAACCTCAGTTTCACTAATAGTATAAGTATCTGGACCAGTCTCACCGATAAGGTGTACTTTGACAGTACCACTCGTCAATGGAATAATAAGAAACGCCCTTTTATCATCGGGAACCAAGGTGTACTTTGACAGTACCACATCTTCGGCTGGTGTGCCGACCTCGAAAGCGCGTGAAATCGCTGTTATGCTCTCAAAACCCTTGTTATTTGCTATGCTTACTTTAGTAGGATACATAATTATTTCAATTTAAATTTACAAATGATAAAAATACAAAATTTGCAAAATCGCGGCTACAGTATACTGTAGTATCGATTGCCCTATAAGGGAGAATACTTTCTGAATATAGTAAAATATATTTACGCATTAAATAGCGTCACTTTCTTGCCGTTGCATAGGTCCATAGTGTCTACATGCAGCCAGTTAACACCGTCTTCCAGTCTGATAGGATAAGGAAGCTTGTCGGAATCGTCCACAATGATTTTCCGTGCCGCTTCCGCTTCCATACCGGAAACAGTAACGTCGAATGCACGACCCAAGGCGTGGGCGCTCATATATGGCTTCTCAAGCATTGTCTTTTCCTTGCATAGAACGCACACATTGCATCGTAAACCACGCTGGGAATAGCTGCCTCCGTTCTTCCAGTTGTTGATAATGAAGGGCTTGCATAGGATTTCCTCCCTCAATACAAGGAGCGTTTCCAGTGCTTCGGTCGTGAAAAAGCTCCATATCTGCGATTCTGAATACTTGTTATACACGTGGGGGCATACAAGTTCGGGAAGCGTGAAATACCTTCCCAGTCTTCCAATAATCTCTTTTCTTTCCATAATGATACAAAATTTGAATAAAAAATAGGGGTTGCAGCTATCTGAACCAGGCTTTCACCCCCAGCCATAACAGACTTGCAACCCCTACCGCTTTGTTAACCTTTAAATACAACTGCGATACAACCTTACCAGTTATCTATCACGTCAACAAAGATAGTGTTTTTATCTCAAAAACGAGCTAAAGTTCAGAAAATAATCGCTCGCACTCCTCCAGTTCCTTTTCTATACTCTCTTTTATCATCGGGAAATAGGTTTTCGCCATATCCTCGTCAATATAGAAATAGGAGTTATAAGAGTTCGTTATTTGTATATTTCCCTCTATCTCAAACCTGGTAATATGCTCTAATTGGCTTTTCAAATATTCGATTTTATTGTGTAGCCTATTTGCTTCTTTTAATTTCGACTTATCCATAACTGCTTGATAATAAAGCCCCGAAATGGGGCTTTTGTGAAAATAATAAGTATACCGAAAGATTTATTCTACAATTTCCGCATCACTTTCCGGCTCATATTCCTTCTTCTCTTCTTTCTGGATAGGTGCGGACTTCCATTGGTCTATGAAATGTTCGATTACACGACGTCCGTCAGTCACAACCTTTTCCAGTTTTTCGTCCGGCTCCAACATCTCGTCTGCCATTGCCGCGGCTATGTGCTTTGCCTTCATTACCTCTTCTACAAGGTTGTCATTATTCGCGAGTTCGTCCAGACTGCGTTTTGTCAATAGGTTGAATGTCAGTCCTTCGATAATCTGTTTTCTCTTTGACATTGCATTGAGCATGGCATTCATTCTGGGCGCGAACTGTTCGGACTTCATGTTCTCAAAGCTCTTGTCGTCAAATCCTTCAAATTTGGATGCTGCCAGTAATGCTACCTCGTATTCCTTTGGTGTCATTACTACGCCTGCCTGCAAGCACTCTGTACAGAATAGGATAAACTTCACGTTGTTTCTCAAATCTTTTTCCATAATCTTTTGTATTTTAATATATTGGTTATCATTCTTTTGTCTGGAATATCTTTCCGGTCTCCGTATCCTTCCAGGTCATTATCATGTTCTTTCCTGCCTTGACGCATACAAGTTCCACGTGTACCATATTGCCGTTCTCGTCCTTTATATAGTGTTCCGGTTCATATTCCTTGTCATACTCCCTGTACTTCTCTACGAATGTGTCATAGTCTATCGTCTTCAATTTATTTTCCCAGGTCCCTATCTGGATAGCCATATTGTCTATATGTCCGTCTACCACGCTTGATGCTGCCTGGTACGACATTCCCAGTTCTTCCAGTGCATCCAATACTTCCGTTACCCTCAGATTGTAGTCCTCATACTTCTTTATGCAGGACGTTAGGTCTATACACTTGTCTTTCAGATACTCCTTGAATTCCTTTTCTCTTTTCATGATGTTGTTTTTATGATTGTTCCACGTTTTACAATGATACAATAACCGTTCTAGGACTGTTCCCTGCGTCATATTGTCCGTCATATGTCCTTTCCCCTTTTCGCAAATTAACAATTATAGGTTGACGGTTTATACTGTTGTTATCGGGGTCCGGCATACTTCCTTCCTTTATGCCATAGGGTCTTTCCCTTCCCGGTTATTCATATCACTGCTTTTCCTCTTTGATACCCTATTACCATTGTAACAAATGTATAACGGGTTAATAATAAAAATATGGTCTGTAGGGTATCGTGGAGGGTATTTCTCTTTTTTATTTCTCCTTGTATATCCCGGTCACTGTCCCTTCTTCATCCGTTATGAATAGGGTCTTGTGTTCCTTGGATTCATACACCCTTTCCGACAGTCTTCTTACCGGGTATGTGTTGCCGTTGCTGTCCTTGATGGTGTACATTATTTTGTTTCCTTTCTTGAAATCCGGTTCCTTGGATTGCTTCTCGTTGTCCTTCGTTACCCACTTGTTGCATATATATAGGAGGCGCACCGCTTTCCGGAACACGTGGAAATCGTCCTCGTCTATCATTACCCTTTCCTTGTTTCCGAATCCAATTGAATAGACCATTCTTTCCATGTCGTATACCTTATGCAGAAGCTTTGTTAGGGTATGGGTGAGATGGAAAATTGTTTCACTAATCATGTTTTCCGTGTCTTCTTCCTTTATTTCAATCGTTGTCTCCTTGTTTATGAATGGGTCCAGTACGTCAATCATGCCGGACATCACGTCAGTAATAAACTGTCTTGCAGAATGTCTTACACATGGTATGCTGCCCTTTTCTTCTATGAGTATCACATCTTCCCCCTCTTTATAGACTGCATTCATGCCGAGTTCCGTTGTGCACATCAATGTGACCATATCGGTTCCCTTGATTATATACGTGTCTCCGTACTTATGCTTTAGCTTGTATATAGCATTGTTCATTCTCTGTTCAAACATCTTTGTCTCTTTCCTTTCTCCTTCTTCTATCCCCCTGTAGAAATCACTGAGGAATTGTTCCACGTGGAACAATGGACTTTTTGCTGTTTGTTCTCCTATCAATATAGCAGTAATCTGTTTTGATTTAGAGACTGTTAAGTCCATTAAATCGCAAATGTTGAATACTTTCTTGATACTGTTTTCTGTACAGCACACCAGAATACTGTTATCGTACTTTTTCTGAAATTCTTCTTTATCCATAATCTTTTTATTTTTAAGTTTCGTAAAATATCTATACTGATTGTCAAGAAAATAGGGGCTACTTCAATTTTCACCCCTTCTTTCCGTGTACTTAATAATTTGCGACCCTTTGTCGGGTATTGGCGACGAAAGTCTTGTTATTTCCGGCAAGCTTTATCGGACCGAGATTCTCCCAGTCACCGTTTGCCCACGTCTTCATTATGCTGGAATCTATGTACTTGTCCATATTTTCCTTAATCAGCTTCTTTGCAGATGCCAAGGAATGGAAGGTAAACATTACGCTTGTTTTTTCTCAGTCCACGTCATGTTCCCATCTTTTCAATTCCTTGTTGAACTTGTCACCCTTGTATTTCATTGTTACGGGTTCGCTGAAATATACTGTATAGGTCTTCATTTTGTTTTGATTTTTAGAGGTTATTGGTTATCTGTAATATTGTTCTTTTGCTGCCTTCGTTATCGCTTCTCCGTATTCTTCCGGGCTTGCCAAGTAGGGTATTTTGAAAAGTTCCGATACGAGTTCGAGCTTTTCCTTATTTGTCATTCTCTTTGCTATGTCCTTTACGAGAGTTACTCCGTTCATGTCTATATATTCCTTGTATGCTTCATGGAGTTCTCCGCGTTCGTCCAAATCGTCTATTATTCTTCTTGTAGGGATGCAGCGCATTATCTCTCTGATATATACGTGGTAGTCTTCACTTTCTTTTATTTCCTCATAAACGGGACCAAATGAATAGTTATCCATGAACTCCATCACCTTTTCTGCGATTTTCTTTCCTTCCAATTTTACTTTAAGGTTTGCCATAATCTTTTGTTTTTATTTGTTTGACATCTTGTTTCTTATCACAACGCAAATATAAGACCTTATTTAGACATAAGCAAGTGCTTATGTGCTTTTAACATATAATTAACATATAAAAGGATATAATAAAAGCTAGCTATTTATCACAAACTGCTGGCTGTCAATTAGATATTAACTACTAATACTCAAAAAATGAACATAAAGTTTTTCGTTTGATTTTAAATCTCGTAGTCCACATCCCATGTTATCGAATCCAAAGATACGAATTTATACCCGGTTTCCTCTTCCAGGACTGATTTTATTTTCTCTACTTCCTTGTCTGTAGGAGGAACCTGCATTATTTCCACATCCATAGGCACATGTACCTGTACCGTTGTGTCCTCGTCCATTCTCATTGTTGCGATTGCTACTATCATACTATTTATTATTATAGGATTAATTAATCGTTGTTTTCTTCCGGTATCGGTTCGTTCTGCATCCATTTCACATACAGTTTTTCCATGCACATGTCAATTTCTTTCAATGCCTGTTGTTCGGTCAGACCGTATTCTTTTGTAAGTCTTTCCATTACGCATTTCATTACTTCCTCAACATATATCTTTACCATAACTACTTGTTTTTTAATTGTTTATAAATAGGTACACTATCTGTCGCAGACCATGCACCGCATGAATTTTGAAAATCATAATCTAACTAAAAGTCAAAACAAAATGTAATTATTTCTTTCCAATTTCCACACCCTTCATCTGTCGCAGGCGGTTAAGAAGCCGTTCTCTTGTCTTTGATTTGGAAGGTTCTTCTATTATCTCGGCCTCGACCACTTCGGGTATCATTTCTTCCACAAACTTCTTGTTTTCCGTTTCTATTTCTTTCCAGTCATAGGTTTTTATGAGTGCTCCTGGCAGCATCACCTTTTCGGAACCCAAAACCGGGTTACTTGCAAAGCCGTTAAAGTCCTTGTAATAGGATGTGCAAAGCTGGTGCATCAGTATTTCGGGCTTTATTCCCGATTTTGCAGCCACCATACCCACTATAAGGCTGTTTACGGGTATGTCACGCATTACACGGCTTATGTTTTCCTCTCCGTGCAATGTCGCGTTTATGTCTATCTTTCCGTCAACTGTAAGTTTAATTTCATTACCTTTTACTTCCTTCCGTGCGGCTTCCAACAAGGCGCGTATTTCCTTTAGGATATTGAGTGCACTTCCCACGTTTCCTTTGCTCCAGAACTCTTCATATTTGAGCTGCAAGTCTGTCATACAGTCATTTATGATTTCCAGTCTTCCGGCTTCCGTTGCCACCTTATAGCGGTCAGAACGCATCACGTACTTGCTTTGCCTTGCCTCTATGAGTGACTTGTGATTGTTGAAAAATTTTACCAAATCTTCTTCTCCCAGCGAATAACCTTCCTTTTTCCGGATAATTTTAATAATATCCTTGGGGTTGTGCATGGAGCCGAACAAGTCCAGTAACATAGGGGTGAGTTTGGCAAGTGCCTTTGCTTTGTCGTTATGCAAGTCGAAAGCATGGAAATACTCACTCTTTACCCTGTGGAACTTGGCAAGAAGGGGCAACATCACATTTGTACGAATTTCTGTAGCGTCGTTTATTGCTTCCTGGGATGCTCCGCGTTTCGCCATGATACCCTTTATATTGACAAGCTTAAGGTCTATCACATAGGTATAACCTTCGTTCCCCTCATACTGCATAAAACGGTCCGGGTGTTCGTCAAGCTCCCTTCTTACCATCTCATAAGCTACATACTTGTCCTGCATATAGGGAGAAGCAATAAGCACGAAATCGGGCGCATCTTTTAATATGTCCTCTTTAGTATATTCTATCTTTTTTGCCATATATAGAAGTTTTATCCACAAAGGTAAGTTTTAATAGAGAAATAATCAATAGTTATTTCACCAAATCAATACCATGTACACGAAACTAAAACTTCTTCCTTTTCCTGTTCAACGAATGAAACCTCCGGTTCCACATTTTCACTGATTGTTGATTCAAACCACAGCATTTCTTCCGGTTTCACTGTCATATCCGGTTCTGCAAATTTTTCTTTGTTCTGCATAATACCTTTCAATTTCCTTTTCTGCCGTTGTCAATTCCCACGGCTGTAACAATAAATCCATTTTCATAACTCTACATTGCGGCATCCATACCCTGTCATTATTGTATCTGACATTCTGGACCGCATGCACGTCCACTTCGACAAAATAGCGGTTCTCGCTTCCTATGACTATAGGTTCAAAGTTGACAGCATAGCACGCCATCTTATGCACAAAGTCTTCCTTATCCTTGTATTCCAGGACGAAATTGCAGATGAAGCCGTCGTTGTTATCGTTATAAGTTTTCGTAACCTTCTTCTGATAGAGGTAAGCGATTATCTTCTGTATCATATATCCCAATCTTTTAGCGCCATTTCCAGGCATTGGCTTATGCTTAGCTTCGGGTCTTCCTTTAGGTATTCAAGTGCTGTAACAGCTACTTCCGGTTCAAGTCCGTATCTGCTTGCCTTTATCATGCACTCCAACCAATAGGTTCTTTCTTCTGTGTAGGTCATTCTTTACCCTCCTTTTTCTTTTCTACCAATTCCAAATTTTGAGGAATAAACGCGCGTTGTTCACCGTCTATCTTAAGGTGATAATAGCGGTTGCTCTCCGTTCCGCATATACTTGCCACTTCTGTAATCTGCCCGATTAGCATCATATCGGAGCAATGGAGTATTTTTACCTTATCGCCTACTCCGAACTTTTTAGTTTTCATACTTCTTTTTCTACTTTATAGTTAAACGCTTCCAGGAACGCCTCTACCACCATTTTATTGAGTATAGTTTCTTCCTGATGTGTATAAATAGGGATAAGATGGTGTTTCCGGCACCACATATCCATCATCTTCGATTCCGCAAACTGCCACAGAAGCTTTTCATAGCTTTCTTCTGTGTGCACCTGGGTTTCTCCTTTGGGGTTGGTTATTCTTATCATAGTATTGTAATTGTGAAGGGCTTTTAAAAGCCCTTCTTGTTATAAATTCAAACAACAAACAGACATATCGCATTCCTCGTCGTATTCGTAGCCAAAAAGTTTTCCTTTGAAGTAGTTCTGCAATCTTTCAAATGCGCTTTTGTTTTCTTCATCCCAAGCTATCGTTATCATGTTAACACGGGCAAAAGTTATTTCAACACTAACTTTTGCAACCTTTGAAAGAGTGTTTTCTAACATTTGTTTCTTGGCTTTAAATACTGAATTCATAATCTTATCTTTTTGTTGTTTGACTTATCGTTTTCCTTATCACACCACAAAGATAAGATTATGTTATGACATACGCAAGTGCTTATGTCCTTTTAACATATAATTAACATATCAGTCCTTTTCCACATATTCGATTATAGGAGTTTCCTCTACCTTCGTCAGTCTGCATTCACCCACAAGGTCTTGCATGTATTCCAGCGCTTTAGTAGAGGCTTTTATAAAGTCCTCATGCTGTTGCAATATAACCAGCTTGTATTGTTTCAGCTTTCCAGAAACGGTTACCTCACTGTATACGCCCGTGCACTTGTACCATCTTCCCCCGTGTTTTTCGTTGCGCTTCACCGAATCCACAATCACCTCTTTAATAGGAGATATGGCAAAGTCCGCATCTATATTGAATATCCCGTACCCAGTTGCCATTGTTTCAGCGTCCATGTAATTTTCCGCTTGTACGGCTATGACATCGACAAACTTTTTATAATTACCGTTTGTCGAATTCGGGTCCGGTGCCATATAGGTAAACGTACATTCAAATATCATTCTTTCCCCTCCTCTTCCTGTTTGAGACAAAGCACGCATATAGGGACTGCCGGATATTGGCATACAAGCGGAATACAAGCCGTTTCCGCGTTTCTGTTCTTCCCTCTTATCCTTCGTATCAAATCATTGAATTCTTCTTTTTCCACGAAAAGATATAAAGGATGTACCTTATAATCCTTATCCTTCTGTATCATTATCTTCTGCTGTTCCATGTGGATATTCAGCATTTCCTGGGTCGGCAAATGGTCCTCCAATCCCGTTACTTTGTTTGCACACACAAGTGATACACTCTTTCCCGGTTCTATTACGGGAATATACATTTTCGGCTTTTTCATAACTTCATATATTTACCTTTGTCAATTCTTTTTACTTCTCCTTTACTCATTTTCTTTAATAGGAAGTGGTCTATTCCACTTCTAACGGAACCAGGGTGGAAATCCTTTATCTTGGTGATTAATTCAATCCGACAAAATTCGGTTCCTGGTTTCATCCGCTTAAATTCGCGGTCTATTTCCGTATATACGGTTTTCTTTGGTTCATCGTCAAACATTGCAATATACAAGCTCCTTTCTTGCTCTTGTTATGGCTACAAACAATAAACATTTTTCATTATACAGCGCTTCTTCCGTATTCGCATACTTGCTGGGAATCAAACTCCTGTTCAGCAAGAAAACACGGTCTGCCTCCAGTCCTTTAGACTTGTGGATAGTGGATAATACGATACCTTCCGTATCGTCCTTATATATCTCCTTTATATTGTCTTCCAGCTTCTTCATGTCTCCCCAGTTCTTGTAAAGCATTTTCAATATAGTACACTTTTCAAGAAGTGACACATAGGAAGGGTTATTCTTTGCCTGGATATCGGTAAGACCCCGTTCTTTCAGTTCAGAAATTTTCTTCTCGCACATCGCGTCCAAGTCTTCAATATATCTTATCTTATCCACCAACGCTACGAGTGCATCCCCGTAATCCTTGCCTTTGATTGTCGCTTTCTTCCCCATTTCAAGTAAATAGAGAAAAACCGTTGCCAAAGGCAGGTTATTCCGGCATAAGACAAAATCCCCGTTTTCCGCTTCGTCAAACTCTCCTTTTCTTACAATACCGTCTATCGCATTAGGTGCAGCAACAATCCCGTTGTTAAAAACTTTTCGAGCTTCTTCGACTATGTTCTTGCCGCATCTGTATGTAATATCCAACGGTAATACTATGGTGTTGGGATAAGATTGCAAGGACTTGAAAACCTCTAAAGAACTCCCCTGGAAACCGTATATACATTGCCTGGAATCACCAACAACTACAAACCGACCGCTTTTCTTTATATAGCGTAAAGCAAGCTCTTTTTGTAAGGTATTCGCATCTTGTTGTTCGTCCAAGGTAACAATATCATATTTAGGGAAATCCTCACTATCAAGTAGTTGGTAAGGGAAATAAAGCATATCAGTAAAATCAATGTTAATTTCTTTTACTGAATTTATCTTCTTCATTTCCTTGTGCCAGGCATTTCTAATTTGTTCCATGTCCCCTACCATACGTTCCTGGAATTCGATATTCTTTTCAATACAGATACCCGGTATTTCCTTCTCGTAATCCGTAATAAGGTTGACCCTTATGTAGTTCCATATTATTTGAATCTCGAATAGGTATCGAATCTGCTGCTTCACGTCCATATCCTTTGTGTCCAGAATTTTCTTCCCGATAACAAAGCATTTATTCTCGTTGATTTTCGGCTTTATACGGAAATTGGAAAGCAATACACGCAAACCTTTAGAGTGAAAAGTGTTTACATCTATATGAGACGGCAAACGTTCCCTCAATTCTTCCGCAATGCTCTTATTGAATGCCATAAACAGAACCTTTTTATTAGGTGGTGTCCGTCTGCAACACTCCACTATACAAGTTGTCTTGCTGCTGCCTGCCGTTGCTTCTATGGCAATATTCTTTCGTGTATTCTCGTATGCGTCGAAAATGGCTAACTGTCTGTCACTCCATTTCATTTTGTAAAGTAGGTTAACTGGTTGATATAATCAACTAATGATTTATAGTCCTTTTCGCGTTTCATGTCCATTTTCTTTTTAATTACGCTCAGAACATCACCGAATTCTATGTTATTGTAGAAAACAGTCCTGTTGTAGTCTATTTTGTTTACCACCCATATGTCTACATCCACATCTTCTATTCTTATACGATATAGAGGGGCTGTTTCTACATATTCGGAAAGGATGTCGCTTTTCATGTCCTTGTTTATCCTTGCCATCGTACTTAGAGCACGCAGAGAATCGCCACTTATCCCTTCTATCTCTATATCCAGGTCGTGCGGTTCCACATTGAAACCATGTACATACATAGCCATGCTTCCACCAACAACCATACGTTTACACTGCAAACTGTTCTTTAATACGTTCAAAACTTTAAACAATTTGTTAACTTTCTCTTCTTTAGTAAAAACAAAATCCTCATTCATAATTCTATTGTTTTATCAAGTTCGTAATTATCAAAATTCTTGTAATCTGCCAGCATGTCGGCTACATGGTTCCCGTATATTATAGGGTTATTCACGTCTTTTTCGTGTCCCCGAACCTTCATGAAACGCACGACCATCCGTCTACGCTCGCCCAGCTCTTGTTTTATCTTTTCTATAATATCCTTGTTTACCGTCGGTCTTAATTCCGGGTCTGTCATACAGCTAACCGCATACTGGCTGTCGCTCCATATCGTAACCTTTAGAGGTACATCCTTTTTCATACTCTGCACTGCATGCAATATCGCCTTTAATTCGCATCTACTTATGGTGGTGTCGCTGTAGCCTTTGGAAATAAAGTATTCCTTTCCTTCTTCCTGGATATACACACCGCAACCGCCAAGACGTGACTTCCATTCACAACTGCCGTCGGTAAATATTGTTATTTCTTTTCTTTCCATTCTTTCAACTTCTTTATCAGTGCAATGTCCATTGAATCGTCACGGCTTACCTGTACGTCAATGCCCTTGTTGACCGCATCCGTTACCTTTATCTTTCCGTCCAGCAATTCGCGTATCTGCATATCTATTGTGTCACTGGACAACAAAAAATAGACGTTCATTATCTGCGTCTGCCCCATGCGGTCTATACGCCCGGTTGCCTGCTCCAGTTCTGCCGGGCGTTGCGGCAATTCAATAAACGCCATGTTGTAACAATGTTTCTGCAAACCGTCTATACCTGTGGACAAAGATGCAATGTTGGCAAATAGGAAAGTCTTTTCTTTCTTCCATGTCTCAACCTTCCGCATCTTCTCTTCCGTACCGTATTTCCCGGTCACAACCTCACTGTTCTTGAACTCCTTTCCAAGCCTTTCCAGTATGTCGGTTGTGATACCGAACACTATCATTTTTTCATCCTCGTTCGCCTCGCTCCATTCCTTTAAAAACTGTACTATAAACTTTATCTTTCCATTTATAGACAGTTTCTTCAATCCGGACAACCTTACAAGCTGCTCCGCACGTATGGCACGTTCTGCCGCCTCTATGTCAATATTAGCAAGCCATTCGATAAAGTCCTTTTCTGCCTTCTTATATTCCCGTTTGTTGGTTATCGGCACATTCACCGTCTGTTTGATTATAGGCGGTAATTCCTTCACGACATCGCGCAATTCCTTCCGGAAATAACAGTAATGCTTTATTACTTTGTTCAGTTCCATAGTACAAGAAGCTCCGGTACACACAAGCCCGAACCGCGTTTTCTTTGCGGCACAATATCTATAGAGATAATATAACGAATCCGGGAATATCTCCTTGAACCTTCCAAGAATCCGCAATATATTGATAAGCTCCTGGGGTCTGTTCATAATTGCCGTACCGCTTAATCCTATTGTTTTTTCTGCATTCTCCACAATTTTCTGCACACATTTAGAGCGTATAGATTTCGGGTTCTTACATAGGTGTATTTCATCGATTACCGCTAATCCCCATTTCTTGGTAAGGGAACGGCTGTAACGAAGTTTTACTTCTTTCTTACCTTCCTCCTTTGCGCTGCGTTTGAAAAGATAGTCATAATTTATTACCGTAACATCCGCTTTCCAGTCCGTGTTGGTCTCGTCCTTTGAATCAATCACATGTACCGTTCTGTTAGGGTTACACAACTTCCATTCATTGACCCAGCTTTGTTTTACCGTTGCCGGACAAACCACAATGCAGGGGAATAGGTTAAGCAATTCTGCCAGTGCTATGGACTGTCTTGTTTTCCCTACGCCCGGACCGCAACCGTTAAGGCAATTGCCATGATTAACCATATAGGACACGCCCTCTATCTGATAATCCCTTAGATGTAGCGGCAATCCCAGGTAATCGAACATTTCTTTCAACTCCTTTTCATTTACAAGGGGCTTGATTTCCTTTAGGGGGATTTCTATCTGTCTTTCCGGTTTTTCGTTCTTGAATCCGTTACCCTCCAAGAAATATTTTAACATTTGAGATTTTTCTAAAGAAGGTTCAAAATACCACTCTTTCAAAGCCGGGTTATATTTGGCTCCGAAATCACGTTTCATTTTATTTACAAAATTGGCGTTATAATTAAAGCCAATATAAACGTAGTCCTTATCTCTATACCAATATCTCATTACCAAAAGATTTACAAAAATAAGAGGCTTATTTTCTCAAACCAGCCTCTCCCACTATGTCAAACAAACAAAAGAAACTCAATCAAACATTGAATTTTTCCTTAAATTCCTCAAACGTGAAAACGGGTATTCCGTATTGTTCCGCTTTCTTTTCCTTGATGGTTCCCAATCCTTTTTCCTTCACCACCAGGCATGTTGTTTTCTTGCTTACAGAAGAACCTATCTTATGTCCTTTTTCTGTCAATTTCTTTTCCGTGTCCGGTGAACGGAATCCGGTAAATACGACCGTTATTTGCCCTTCAAAGGTCTTTTCTTCCAATCCGTAATAAGTTATAGGGATATGTGCGGAATCATCATCGTTCACCCACCAATCTTCAATACCTAAAACAAATACTAAAGCTGTATTAAATCCGACACCTTCAACTTTGTCTTCAATGTCAGCCGCCCAACTTTCATCACATTCTTTTGCAAAATCAGCTACCTCTTTACAAGTATATAACTTTAATCCGTCAAGAATTTTTTGGCATGTCTTTTCGGCTATTACACCCCCAAATTTATTATAGGCTGTCAATAATTTTGCAAAGTTCGTACCTTTCTTTTTTAAGTTTTCAAACTGTCTTGACAGTACCTTTGCACCTACATTTCCTATGCCTTCAATCTTCTTAAGGTCTTCCTCTGATAATAGAAGAATGCTATCCGGTGTCTTGTAGCCAGCGTTAAACAGTTTCTTTATTGTCGGTTCTCCGAACTCTTCAAAATCTAAAGTGTTGAAAAAATATACACATTTGGCAAGCATTACACCGTCACAATTTTTGTTGAAACAAATCAAGTCCACATTGTTTCTGTCCATCTCCAAAGGTTTCCCACAAACGGGACACTTGTCGGGCAAACAACTTTTTAAAGTAGGCCAAGACACGGTAAATATATGTTTCGGTATCACATCACCAGAACGGCAAATAATGACACGTGAACCTGGCATAATAAAATTATCCTTTACATAACGGGCATTATATGCTGTACATTTGGAAACCGTAGCTCCGCACAATTCAACGGGTGTAATGTCGATTACCGGGGATAATCTGCCGTCCTTTGAAATCTGCCATCTTACATTTTCTACCTCTGTTTCCTCTCTTTCCGACCAATCCGGGTTCTTGTAGGCAATTGCATAACGTGGGTTGCCGTTCGGCAATCTTCCAAGCTCTTTTCTTATTTTTGCGCTATCCACGTCTATAACAAGACCATCGCATTTGTAATCATTTGTTATGCCCTTGAAAATATTGTCCATATATTCATTAAACATCTTTTCGCTATGAATGATTGTTTCTACGAATGTTTCTACATAACGAACTTTTACAGATGAATTGTCATTCATAAAGGCAATCATGCTTACCTTGTCCCAATCCTCGTTAGAATATCCATACCTTACATACTGCACATCCCTCATATTCGGAGATACAGTAGGAGAATTGACAAGACCTGCTACCGCATTTCTCGCTGACTTGTAATTTGTCCGCTTCTTTAATGTCAAGAAAGTGGAATTACGGAAAATGGCTTCTCCGAAAGTATAATATCCTTCTGTCCTTTTCACGTCCTTAAATCCGTGGTTAATCATCTGTTCAAAATGAGAAGTACAATTCTGTCCTACCTCGCCATTTCCGCGCGTCCACGCCTTCTTGTTATATTCGTCCACGCATAAGGAAATTCCATCAAATTTAGGAGTGATAATCAGTCGGTCTTCATTTTTCAGTCCACATGACTTTACCCACCTTACAATCTCGTCATAAGTTTTTACCTTTTCCAGGCTGTACATGGGGATAGGAAGGGTTTCTTTTCTTCCCGAAACCTCGTCATTAACCCCTTTCTTGAACCAATCCGCATCTGGGTTGACCTCATGCAATTGTTCTACAAGCGCGTCAAATTCCGCATCCGTTATTTCCGGTTCGCCTCTACGATAGGCGTTGTTATATTCTTTTATTTTACCCTCCAATACTTTAGGGTCTAAATTCGATTTAACCATATTATTATAATTTTGAAAGTTCTGCACGTAATTTTTCTATATTGTCACATTCATTCCTCTTAACATCTTCTTTAGAAGTTTCCGTGAGAATAACATACGCTTCTGGGAAATTATCTTTCAATTTTTTTGTTGTATTGATATTTTCAAGTGCGCATTTTGTCCGGTTTTTGATATTAGATGCTTTCCTATCTAACTCAATCATTCTATTGACAAAAAGTTTTGCTTCCGTCGAATTTTTCAATTCTTCAAATTTTGCATCAGTTATAAACGAATATACAAAATAATTTACTTCAATATAACTTACTATATTGTATATTCGTTCGCGTGTAAAACTTACCAGATAAATACATTCTTTGGTTTTTACTACATTAGGGTATTTATCCATAAATTCAATAACATCTTTTGGTAAATTTTTCTTGAAAAATTCGTCGGCAAATCTTCCAAAATCTTCAAATTCTTTTCTTGATTGTTCTACAATAGGCTTGATTATGCTTTTTGCAATCCTATCTTTTTCACTAATCGTTAATCTTTCGCTTGCCATATCAAAATTCGTTTTTCTTGTTAGCAATAAAGTAAATGTAATCGTCACTTCCGAACTTAAAATCCTTTCTCGGTCTTCCTTGTAACCGGGTATCTATTCCGATAGGGTTCAATTCAGACAACTGGAAAGTAAGGTGCTTAACATCTTCCGTTATATCCACCGCTCCGCGTACCTCATTGAAAGGGTTATCCCTTGTCTTCGTAGCAAAATTTTCCACCAGGAACACCTTGTATGTTCCTAAAAAATTCACTGTTATAAACTTGTATCCCGTGAGAGCTACAAGCGTCCATATATTTTCTATTAATTCGTTCACTATCCAAATCTTTTAAAGTCATTCACATAAATAAGATAATCCTTCTCGTAGAACTTCCATCCGTCATACATTCTGTCAAGATAATTTTTAATCATCCTCATGCAAGCGGCTTTCATATAGTTCTTTTTCTTGTTTCTTTCAAGATAAGCGTCCAGTTCCTCATAGTTGTATGTCTCATCCTCATTAAAGACTTTAGAGTCGTCAGTATCGAAATTTCTGATTTCGTTTATCTTCTCGTAAATACTGTTCTTAAGTTCTTCAAGTGATTTCATAACCTTATCTTTTTTATTTGTTTGACTTATCATCTCTTAATCTCACAATGCAAAGATAAGATTATGTTATGAGATACGCAACTGCTTATGCCATTTTAACACTGTTTTAACATATCACCCACCGAAAAAATCCTTAGTCATTTTATCTCTTTTAGCCTTTATAACCTCGCTAATACCGTCTTTTTCAAGACCTTTCTTGTATCTATCTTTGAGAATAGAGGCTTTATTTTCGTTGGACTGGGAACCAAAAGAAGCGAACGCCACGTTTATATCACCTTCACTTTCCGGCAATTCTTCCCGGTACCCCATCTGTTTTCCGCATACCTTACAATAAGGCACATTAATAGGCACGGTTCCCTTGTCGGTGTACTTAAACATCGGGCGCGTCTCTATAATTTCCTTCCCGAACTCCGTGCATTCCTTGTTTTCACATTTCCAATATATCATCTTTCTTTGTTTTAATTGGCAATCCTTCCAATACCAAAGTTACACAATCCTCGAAGCTCATAACTTTTGCACCGTCTTCTTTCCACCTGTTGATATCTTCTTCCTCTTCTTCCGGTGTCGGTCTGAATATCTTCCGGCACAATTCCCTTTGGTATTCTTTGTTCTTCTCTTTATTATCACCATACATTCGGCATTCTCCCAATGTATTATAATAATCTTCTTCCGTCATTCCTGCCTTAAAACAAGCAACCTTTATTGCTACGTTAGGCACCACAAAACTTTTTCTTATATACTCTTCCATACCATTGTTATTTAAAATGTCTACGTCCATATTCAGCCATCAATAAAGAATCGGCAAAGTTATCATCGTCCTTTAGGCTCCTGCTGGACCGTTTTAAACTCACATCCGGGAAAATACGGTGTGCAGCCACGATACTCATTTTCTTTACGTCCTTTACTGTCTTGGTACCATCGTTTTTTGTTACCATCTTTATACCCTTGTGCATGTCCGACTGCCATTTTTTAGGCGGTATCTTTGTATAGGGTAATCCGGCAATTGCACAAAAGAATTCCGGCACGCACGAATTATAACCAAACGTAAATGTTCCTTTTGCCGAAGAACCATACAGTGCATGCACATCCTCTATCACGACATGCCGGACTTCGTACCCTTCGACAAAAGCAAGCAGCCTGTTTGCCGTCTCTATCATATCCACTACCTTAATATCCTTAAAGATGGGTTCAGCCTTGACAAAGGTTCCATCTTCCGCAATCATTGATACAAACCCCTTTGTTCCGGGGTCAAATCCCATAAATACTTTCATGTTACACCTCCAGTCTTGATATTCCGTTTTCTTTTATTACTTTAAGTTGCTTTATCTCGTCATTAAGCTTTGGTACATGCGTAACAATCAATATTGATTGTTTCAAAAACTCCGTAGAGGCTATTATATTCTCTATACCCAAAGAATCGCTGCTTTCCAGCACTTCATCCAGTAACAAAAAGTCCATACCCCCGTATTGTTTTGTGGCATTAATCATGCTTTGTATTGCAATGATAAGAGCCACTTCCACACGTGCCTGTTCACCGCCCGAATAGAAGAAAAAGCTTTCCATTTCGTCACGGAAAACATAGGGCGTTATCTCCTCTTTCAATGTTCCGTTCGCGTTCCGTTTGAAACCTTCAATCATCAGACGCAAATCGCTTTTCATTTTCTTTAGTACATCATTGGCCGCGCTTTGGATATTCTTTATCTGCTCCATTGCCAAATACATCTTAAAGTCCTTGAATCGGCTATCCCATTGCTGTACCTTAAAAATACCGTTCTTTATGTCAAGAATTTTTTTGTTGCCTTCCTCTATGTCCTTGGAAAGTTTTTCTACCGCCTTTTCCTGGTCTTTGATAGAGGGTCTTTCCGCTTTCTGCTTTTTCAACTCCTCTATATACCCAGTCTTGGAATCAATAAGAGAACGGTTTGTTTCAACTTCTGAACGCATCTTTACAATGGAGTTTTCATATCCCTTTTTCTCGCGTTCAAACTCCCTTATACGGTCTTCCACCTCCATCATCTTATCAACCACCTTTCCACGACGGACACGCAGTTTACGTTCTTCCTCTTCCGTTTCTTTCCTTACATCTTGGTATTGGGAGATAAGGTCTTCCAGTTCGTTTATAGAGGTCTCATATTCGTTTTTCTTTACCGTATTCTTATCAATGGCTGTTTTATAAGCCTCTTTGTCAGCCTCCAGTTCTTCAAAATCCTTGTCAGCATCCATAAAAAACTTATGATTGCAGTTAGGGCACACAATGACACCAGAAAGCAATACTTCGACCTTCTGTAATTTCTTCTCATAATCAGCTAATTTCAGCGCATAATCCTTGCGCCTTTCTTCCTTGTTTGACTTGTCTTTCTTTAGTCCGGCTATTTCCGTGTCTATCTCTTTATAGGTGTCCTTGTAAGCATCCATATCAAAGCTTTCAAGTTCTTTACTTACTTCTTCTTTCAGCTTTATAAGCCCTTCGATATCCTTGTCTACGCCTTCGATATCCTTTTCCGCTTTGGGAATACGCATCCTTACAAGGTCTTCAATAAGAATTTGTAAAGAATATATTTCTGACCGAATCTCACCTATAATACCCTTTTTCTTTTCTTCCGGGTCTTCGTTCAACACTTGCTGTATCTGTTCCTCATAGGCTTGTTTCTTGCCTTCCGCAACATTTTTCAAGCATTCTTCTTTGTGCAATTCTTGTTCCAATATTCCGACTTTTTCGGAAATCACGCCTTTTGTCTTGTCAATATTGGAGAAATTGACAAAGCGACTTATCAAGGCAAGTTTCTCCGTATTGGACGAACGAAAAAAAGACGAATAATTACCCTTGGTTACGATATAATAGGACTTGGCGTCTTCCGGTGTAATCTCAATCCAGTTAATCACGTATTTATTCGCGTCCAACACAGTAGCTACCGTTACGGATGTCTCCACATCATCTTTCTTTAGGGTCAGTGATACTTTGGAAGAACTTTTCAACGGAATTGTACGCTCAATTATCAGCGTTTCTTTACGTTTTTGACAAAATATTTCAACTTTGGTATAAGCTTCTTTCGTTCCTTTACGTATCAGTTTCTTGTCTTCCTTTCCTCTTAAATTAACGCCATATATCGCGTAGAACAAGCCTTGTGACAAACTTGATTTTCCGCTACCATTGGAAAGCTGGTCTTCCTCGGTTCGGTTCTCTCCAGTCACTCCTAAAGTCTGCTTTGTAAAGGTGTAATCAAATTCTTCAAATGACAAAAAATTTCTTAATATCAATCTTTCGGGATACATAACGTCTCTATCAATTTATTTTTAATTTCATTAAACAAATCCTTATCCGATAACGCTTTTTTAGCGTTATCCATTCCCTGTCCTAAACGTGTCTCGCCATAGTAAAACCAGGCACCCTTTTTAGAGCAAATTCCCTCTCTTATAGACATATCTATAAGCTCCTGTACCGTATCAAATCCTACACCGTATTCCAACATTACCTGGCATACACGGAAAGGGGGTGCAATCTTATTCTTTACAACCTTTATTTGTGTCTTATTGGCCGTTGCCACTCCATCGGTCTTTTCCGTGCCTATACGGGCAAATTCCGCTCTTTGAGTAGCGTAGAATTTAAGTGCTTCGCCTCCTGGTGTGGTTGTTGTAGGGCCGAATCCCATACCCCCGATTTTCTGCCTCGTCTGATTGATACATAGGAGGATGTTTCCGTTTTTCTTACATACGTTTTTTAAGATGCTTAACTGCTGTGACATAAGGCGTGCAACAAGCGCTATCTTTGCATCTCCTGCCTCACCCTGCAAAACAGCTTCCGGCACCAATCCAGCAACCGAATCAAGCACTACCAATCCGATTTCCGGCACCTCCAGCATCTCACGCACGATTTCAAGCGCCTGTTCCGCACTATCCGGCTGCGACATTATCCACTTGTCGCGGCTTAAATCAACTCCAAGCGCTTTTGCGTATTCCAGGTCAAGTGCTTGTTCCGTATCTACATACCCTACCGCTTTCCCAAGCGTTTTCTGTACGGATGCACTTAGATGCAATGCCGCAGAGCTTTTGCCGCTCGAAAATCCTCCGTATATTTCGTGTATTCTTCCAAGCGCAAAACCGCCTCCCAATATTTCATCTAATGCCATGCTGCCGGAAGACACAGTGTCTACCTTTATATCGTTGCCTACTACCGCTTCCTTTCCGAAACGTTTCTCTATTCTTCCAAATAATTCTTCCAGTCCCATTATAATACCTCCCTCAAAATTTCCATACCTTCACTATAGGAATAATCATTTTGTTTACAAAATTCCTTAAATTTGTCTGCAATATCAGAACCGGACAAAGCTTTGATTTCTTCTGCCGTCTCCACCTCTTCCGTTTCCAGTTCTACAGACTTCACCTTGACATCCACACCAAGCTTTCTATATTCTTCCTTGTCGATAGAGGAAATCGCATCTTTGGTTCCGACAAATTCAACACGAATAAAATCTTCCTTGTTTTTCTTCTGAAAATCTTTTACAATCTTATCCGCTTGCTTGAAAGTCGTGTTTTCCAGGTTCACAGTGACTTTTCTGTACCGTTTTCCTTTTGATGGAATAAGCGCATATGTCAAATCATCATCCAGTAACCAAAACCCCTTTTTATCGTCTTCTCCGAAGTTGTTCTGCGTGATGCTTCCAAGGTGTACAATATTTTTCCCTATTTCTTGGAAATCATGATAATGTCCGGAAAAAACCATACCGAAATTTTTAAACAGAGAAGGTTTTATATCGCTTTCCACCTCGCTACCATCATTATTCCTGCTCCCCTGGAAAGCAATATGAGTAAAAAGTACATGCGTCTTATGATTCTTTTCTTTCAGCACATCACCCATCCCTTTTAACCATATCGCATTGTCGAAAAACGGCATAAAATAGCATATTACACCGCCTATCTCGAAAGCGTCCAAGTCAGTTATCAACTTAAACCCTTTATGATATTTAAACGCATCCAGAAACGACCTGTCTGAACTATAATCGCTCTTATCGTGATTTCCTGGAATGCAATATACTGTGTGTCCCATCCTCGCATACATATCAAGGATAGAGGAGAAAGCATTTAAAACGTCCTGTCTCTGTGATATACGGGAATCGAATATATCGCCAAGCCACACATGATTGGTTATACCGTTGTCTTCCGCTACATTCAATTCCTGCCTTTGCAATTCCATTATCTCTTCAATATTGGAAGGCTTCAAATGCCAATCCGTACTTATTATCATCTTCCCGGTCACGTTATTAAAATTTTTAAGTTTATTCATCAAATTCGTATTTATATCACAAAATATTTACTCTGATAGGGTTAAACGCCAACCCACTACCGATTATCTGCCGTACGGCAGAATCACCGAATACTTTTCTTGCAATACCAATTGAACCGTTTATATCTGCATTAATCAGTCGATTTACAGATGATTGGAATAATCCGCGTTTCTTTCTTTTCCCTAAGTAAATATCGTGTTTTTCGAGAGTTTCAAAAGCCAAATGGTCTACTTTGGATGTATAACTTTCTTCCGTTATCTTTACATCAATCCCCACTAACTTTGCCTTGTAGGAAATTTTGTCAACAAGACTTGAAAAAGGAATTTCAACAAAATTCTGATTGTTCTTCTTTCCAAGATTGATATTGTTCTTCCAATTCTTATTAAGACCTATTACTATCGTACCTATATCGTTTTTCTTGCAAAAATTAATGATAAACTTGCTGATTTTATGCATCTTGTCATTAATCCATAAGTTACGGTAACAAACTAACCTCTTTAATCTTTTTGAAGTACCTTTATCTCCCATAAAAGACATTTGTCTTGCTTTTGTTTTGTTGAACCATTGATTAAAAGATTTGACAACTTTCCCGTTTACAATGAAAAACTTCTGGTTTACATTGTTGGTACATGTACATAGATTGTTCAATCCTAAATCAATCGAAAGGAAATTATCTTTCTGTAAATCAAGATTTTGTTCCTTTCTTTCATAAATCACTTCCACAACATAACATGTTGCTTGCGGCACAATTCTTACTTGTTTAAGTTCTTCTTTCTTTACATTGGTTTTTATTGGTTGTATAATGTTTTTAATAAAATGAATATATCCATCTTGTTTTACTCTACAAGAAGCAGTAGTGAAAACAATCATATTTTGCTTCTTGCTGCTTTTGTATTTCGGTAATTTGGGTTTTGAGTGAAACTTTGAAGGACTTTTCTCAAATTCCTTAACACTCCTCATCCATCCTTTTATAGTTGAAAACACTTGTGCTATCACTTGTTGAGAAATAGAAGAAGGCAAATTTCTGAAATCAAACTGGTTTTCTCTGTTTAATTTAGTTGAAAATTCATATTCTTTCAAATAACTATTTGAGAAGATGCCTTGACGGACATTATACAAAACATAATTGTACAATAATCCGGACTTGTGGCAAACTTCCTCAAATCGGTTATCCTTGATAATATGTCTCTCAACCAGTCTCATTTCTCAATCAATCTTATTGTCAGAAATTTCAATTATTCGCTTATAACGCAGTTACCTTTAATATATTGTCAAGATTTTTCAAAACATTGTCTTTTTCTACTTCCTTGTCAAAGTAAAAACTTTCCCAAACGTTGGAAATCTTCAAAGCAATTCTAAACTTCTTGGTTGACTGTGAATACCCTTCATCATTGTATCTGCTGATAGAGGTTATTTTAATCCTCTTATTGTTTATCTGTACAAACATAATCTTACCAAATTAAATACGTTCCACTCAATCCTACAAACACATCAAAATCTTTATTGAATACTCCATATCCGGCACCTACGGACAACCCTAAACCGAATCTTTTCTTTTTCTCCGGTTTCGTCCACATTGTGACATCGCCTATCTTTCCGGGTAATTGGGAAGTTATCTCCATACGGTTACTGTCTCCTATACGCTGGTTTGTCAATAAAAACTTGTTGGTTATATTGAAGTTAATCTTATACTTTGCCAGGTGTGTAGCCCATACTTGCAAATCATATCCTACCGTATCGGTTTCTTCCTTGAATGTATAGAGGCTGTCCGTTTTCCTCAATTCGGAAACCTCTCTTTCCAGTCCTTCATACTTGTATTTCCATTCAAATTCCACTGCCTCTACAAGTGCTTCCTTTTCCTTCAATTGATTGTACAATTCTTTGTTTTCTTTCTTCAGTTTAGAAAAGCTTTCAGAATTATAAATTTTTGTGTATCGGTTCAAAGAATCAATATAGAATTCAACTTCATATAGCAACCTTTCGTTTTCCCTTGCTTTCTTGATAGATAAGAATAACAGTACGAGTAATATTACCATACCCGAAATGAGAATTATTCTGTAAAGATTTTTCATAATAGTAGGAATAATGGAAGGGTAATAATTACCCTTCCTTGTAATAATTTTTATTTTGAAGTTCTCGCTTTCAAGTTTCTTAAGCGCGATGCAATGGAATTAGGAACGCTTGCTGATGCTTCCCTTTCTTCTACTGCCGTATCTTCCGGTTCCGGGTCTTCGTAATCCTCAAAAGGCAGTTCGCCACCTTCCTGTGCAATGTCGTACCATTTACGGAGTTCTGCTACAGTCAGTTCTTCCGGTAATTCCTTGTCTTCGTAGTTATCGGCAATGTAGGCACGGAGTTCCTTTTTGAGGTTCGTCAATGTAGGATAACCGCCTGTCTTCTTTTCCGTCTTTGCTGGCTCTTCTTTCGGTTCCTCCGTTTTCACCTTCTTTGTTTCGGGGGCTTTTTTAGGAGCTTTCTTTTCCTTGATTTCGTCCTCTTCCGGAACCAACTTGTCAAGTTCTTCGAGCTTGTTCAAAAATACATCGTCCTGGAAAATACCGTATGATTGTTCTTCGTCGATTCTTTCCAGTCCTTCCAACTGCATATCCCAGTCTTTACGTGAAAATACGTCCACATACATATCATCCAGGGTAGGCAATTCTTCCATGATACCGAACACTTCGTCTGATACACGGTTTTTAGCAAAGAAATCGTCCCAAGTCTGGCGCTTATTAGCATCCGGCATACCACAAGTAATGTCGAAATTTTTCTTTTTGTTTTCGTCCGTGGTAACGTTAACAATCAACGGATAACCTTCGTCCGGGTCAGAAAAGATGTCGAGATTAATAATACCATCGTCAGAACCGCCTGCACGTTCCATAGAAATGTTCTTCATTTTCTTCCACCAATCCAGGCGCAAATCAAGACGGTACACGTCGTTTTCTGCCCATACATAAGCCACATAGTTAAGCATGGCTTTCATGCCCCATACCCACTGTTTCTGCTTGTTGCGATAACCACTGATGGGATAAAGGAATTTTGCGCGCTCTTCCTTGTCCTGGATATCGTTTGCCAGGTTATACACATGACTGATATAGGTCAACACTGCATCCTCGCCATTCATCCGGTTACTATGGATGTCAGAAGTAAAGACATCTTTTTGTCTGATTTCCTTCTTCCCGGTATCTTTTCCGTCCTTGTCATATACCGCACACTCAATAGGCAGTTTAACCGTCTTTCTCGGCATATAGGGTTTTCCTGTCAAAGACGGCAATACACGCAATACATATCTTCCGTCCTCGCTCAGATTAAAGAATGAGGACCTGCCGCCCTGTCCGAAGCCGCCACCCATTGTTGCGGCTGCTTTCCCTACTGTTTCGTCAATTGATTCAACACTCGCTTTCTTGTACTTACTTCTGTCAAATGCCATAATACAAAATTTTTAAAAATTAATAATCTGTTTTTACTATCTTAAAAGTATTTATTTTTCCTTCAATAAGCTCTTTTTCAAAGTCTTGCGGCACAATCTTTGGCAACAAATTGTTAAGTTTCTTATCCTTGCTTTGTACTGCCCAAAATAGGGTGTCTAACTTGTCTCGCTTCGATTCTATCTCAATAAGATTCATCAAATTTTTCTGATACTGTTCATTGAGTAATATAGCATCCTCCAACCCTTTTTCAGTCAGCTTAAATGATTCTCCATCAATCGTTATTCTTCCTCCATTTGTAGCCGCTTCCCTCCTTAATTTCTTCCTCAAATTAGCTGCAAACACATCGCAAAACAGTTTCTCTTCCTTCGCTTTCTTTTCGTATTCAACTTTCATCAAACCGACCTTGTTAAGCAATCCAGATACCGTTACCGCCTCTCCATAAAGATTCGAGTAATTGATTGTCGTAACATCATCGAGTTCTATCTCCTCGTCCTTGTCCGGTGATACCAAAACAACGGTCTTGGTACCGATTTCTACCATAATTTTCATATCAAAAATATTTTACGTCAATACTGTAAACAATGAATTAACATTCGCCTGCAAAATATATTCTCCTCTGAACTTATCCCACACAATCACGCCATTAACCAACAAAATATTCTTTTTACTACCCCTTAAAAACTCTCCGTATTCTTCAAACAACTCTGGAAAAATAGTTACATTTATAAACTCATAATTACTTTCCAATACTATAGTGGCAAATATACCCTTCTTGCTTTTTCTCTCTATTATCTCAATTACATAACCGCCTATCACGGCACGACGGGTTTTCTTGGAATTTATGTCCCAAAATTTTATCTGAGACACGTCCTGGAACTCCGTTTCGTCGTCTAATTTAGGCATATGATATTCATTCACCAAATCATAATAATCAAAAAATGCAAAACCGGACGTTCTTTTTTGCTGCAACAGCCACCACCAATTATTACGTTCTTTGCGAACTTTCATAATATTGGTAAGTAAATCCTTATCCTCCAATACTTTGACCCGTTTATTCTCACGATACATCTCAATAAGTGCCAAACGGTCTTTCGGTTCCTGGATATTCTCCAATTCATCGAACGCTCCTGCAAATATCAAATTCTCAATGACAGATTTATTTACCGGACTGCCTTTAATCACACATCGGTCTATAAATTCCTCCAAGGAGAAAAACGGACCGTTCTTCTTTTTCTCTTCCGATATGTATTCCTGCGCTCTTTCTCCACACTGTTTTACCGCATTGAATGCCCAATACATGCTATTTGTCCGATAATCAGACACAATGTTTATATCTGACTTGTTGATGTCTACCGGATGTATCTTTATCTCACCGGACTGCTGTATTTCGTTTACATAATAGGGTATCTTTTCGTCCTTCGCAAACGAGAATGTAGCACTCCAATACTCAATAGGATAATGTACTTTAAGCCATAAGCATATATAGGCGGTCATACCATAGCATACGGAGTGGCTGTTACATGTCACAATACCTTCCCCAGTGACAAAGTTATGTTCAGGGTGGTCTATCTCAACATCGTAGGTCGGTTCTGCATCCATTACATAAGCAAAAACGACTTCCACATTTACCCTCATACCATGCTTATAGGTGTACAATACATCCCCTTTTCTTAAAAGGAAAGCGTATTTACGCCCTTCTGGTGTGGGAAATTTGTGGTTTCCGGAACATCTCACTACAGCCCCATCACTCGTTTGTATCTTATAGATAAAACGTTTCCCTGCATATCTTATTTCTTTCACTTTGGTAGAAATGAATTTGCCGTACTTATCCATTGTTACTGCCGGGATATTCTCAACCCCTCTTTCGTACAGTTCTTTTATCGTCAATTCATTGGGATAAATCTTTTCGTCTCCAACCAAGCACTTGTTGAACGAATACTTTGCAAATTCTTCCATCTGGTTCCAAAGGTTTTCTGCGTATTCTTTTGTAACACCCTTAGAACCGTACTTCTTCACATAACCACTCACAAAATCATTTCCATACTCCTTTGCTTTTTGTAATAGTTTTTTACCTAAAACCTTTCGTACTGAATCACACTTCTCTAAGTTAAAATCTGCTAATTTTTGACAAAATAACATAACCTGTTCTTGGAACAAAATCAGTCCATAAGTGTTCTCCACCACTTCTTCACCGCCTATAGGCATTTCTTCCATCCAGTCCTTTTCCCCGTTTTTCCGCAAAATATATTCATTGTGAAAATTGTTTTCCATAGGTCCGGGTCTATAGAGTGCCACGCATGCAGACAGTTCATTTATGTTTTCCGGTTTCATCTTTACGCAATACCCGGATAATCCGGCTGAACCAAGCTGGAAAACATCTCCCAGCCATCCTTTACCTGCATACTCGAATACCTGCTTATCGTCCAAAGGCAGACTGTATATGTCAATATCTATTCCGTGGTTTTCCTTTATCAAGCGTAACATTTCCTCGAACTTATCCAACTGGATAATACCCAAAACGTCTTCCTTTAAGAATCCTGCCTCTTCCACTTCCGAACCTTCCCAGTCCGTAACCACAAGTCCTTTTTGCGTATGTACGGGCATCCATTCATAGGATGTTTTGCCGTCCGGTAAAACTACTGTTCCGCACGCATGTACTGACTGGCTTTTAGGAGAACCAAGAATTACCATCATGTCGTTAAACGTCTCCGTATGTTCCTTGACAAACTTCTTTAGGTCTTCTTTCCCACATACTGTCTTAAAAAATTCCTCTATCGTCTTTTCCTTATCGTCTCCGATACAAGCCGTAAACCATCTGTATAACTGTACTGGTATACCGTCTGCACGTGCCATATCGGATATCGCCTCTTTTAGCTGAAAAGTAGTATAGGTGCCAAGCGAACAAACCTGTTCCTTACCGAACCGCTCTTCCATGTAAGCTTTTATTTCGTCTCGTCTTCTGCCCGGAAAGTCGGTATCTATATCGGGCATTGACCCTAACACGGTCTTTGCTCGACACTTTACTTCAATATTTTTTACTATCATACCATTATTCATTTATCAGTTCGTCACCTTCTTTTAACTCTTTCGCTCTAATTATCATTTCTTCACCATTCCGGACAATCTTTATAAAGATATTGCCGGATATTTCCCTTTCTCCGTTTATTGTCACTACCTCTTCCTCTTCATGTCTTATCAAACGTCCTTTTGTCAAAAATCGGCTGAATAGGAGTTCATATTCCAATGGATTTACATTGACAATACCAAGAAGATAAGAAACAAGGCTTCCGGCGCTGCTTCCGCGCCCCAATCCGACCAAAATATCGTTATCCCTTCCCCATCTGATAATGTCCCTCAGCATCAAAAAGTAGTCCACTACATCACCTTCCTCTATGATAGATATTTCCGTATTAAGTCTTTCTGTCAGTTCCTTTTCACTATATTTGTCCAGTATTTCCGAATGTTCTGCCAGTCCGTCAAATACAAGCGATTCAAACATTTCTGTATTGGAAGCATATTTCTTTTTCTCCTCTTCCGTCATTACATATTTAGGTGCATGCCTTACCTGTGTCTCCAACAAATAATTACAGTTTACCGATATGTAATTAAGATTTACCAAAGCTTCTTCAAACAATCCGAAAAACTTGTCCTCGTCCGGTATCAGCCTTGACAGTTCTTCGTAATACTCTTGATAGTTCTTCATGTACTGATTGTCACTCTCATAATTCGCAACCTTTGCCAGCCTGTTAAGTTTTTCCCTTATAGGGGCATACCGCCTTTCAAGATACCAAGCGTCACATACTGCCACGGGTTTATATACACCAACGAACTTTTTCAGATTGTCAAGATATTTTTTATCCCGGTCATTCTTCTTGTATTCCACGGTATCAAGCTGGTAATAGGTGTCATTCCATTTTCTTGACAATATAGGAAGGTTTTCAAACGTACATGTTTTCGGGTCTAATAGCAGAAAACATCCGTCTTTCATTTCCTGCAATTCCTTTTCCGTGATAAAACCTTTTTCATCGACATTCAGAATCTTATTTATTTTCAATAGGTTGTTCCATCCCTCCTTGTCCTTGACTATCAGCTTTACCGTATATCGCACGTCCTTCTGCTCGTTATATACGGAAACTTCCATACCGAATATAGGTCTTATGTCGCTTTTTAGGCACGCGTTCTGGAACTTGAACGCTGATGCAAGCGTATTCTTTTCACATATGCCAAGCGCCTTTATCCCCATGAATTTTGCCTTTTCCACCCAGTCGGAATAAAAGTGCATCCCGTTCATAAGTTCAAAATTACCGTGCACCCCTATATAGGTGTCAAACCTCAAACTTTCATCAAACAGATTCGTTTTCCCGATATACTGCAATCGGTTAAGTTTTACCTTGTTCTCATCCCCCTTTTTCAGATAGTACCATACATCACCGAACCGGAAAACATAGTTGTCGCATTCCGTTCTGTCTCCTACCCACTGGAACGAATCGTCGAAGAAAATCCCATTCTCTTCCTTGTCCCACTTAAAAGGCTCAAACAACTCGAATGTTTGTCCGTCAATTTCTACAATATAATTATCCAAAGCATTGAAAGACAAAAAGTTATCTTCCAAATATTTGATTAAGTCTTTATACAGTTCATCCATATTTTTAGGGTGTAAAGGGGAGTGAAGTGTATTTTACTTACACTCCCCGTGAAAAACCAAATCTAAATAAAAACGGCAAGTTATGATTTGTTAAAATGATTCCTGCAACAAACAGAAACCACGTTATAATGGGTTCCTAATTCTTTTGCAATCCGGCTGAATGAACGTCCGTCATTCTTTGCAAGTTCTTCCCACACCTTATATGATATACTCCCTTTCTTGTACGGGTTTTCTCCTTTAGGTGAAAGGTTGAACTTTTTCTTGACATATCCCTTTTGGGTATTTATCGAAGCTTCCTTTGCATATTCTTCAAGCGTCTTTCCTTTTGCTTCCAGCCTTTCGACAACTTGCTGCAAAAGGTCTTCTTTTCTGAATCCGGAAACATTCTGCATTCCAAGCTTTCGGCCCACATTTCTTAAAGTCAACAAAGAAACCTCCATCGCCTTATTTCTCCTTTTTTCCCAAATACGGCATCCTTAATCTGCTGTACGCGTTCTTCCGTTGAACCGGAAACAGAAATGTAGGGTATTCCGTAATTATCGACAATCTGCTTTATTTTACGGTCTATTTCCTTCTGGTACTCCTCGTCTTCCGAACGTACACTGTCACCCTGCAATCTGAATGTGATAGGAAGATAGACAAGCAAAGGGAATTCATATTTCCGCTTTACAATCTGTCGTTTCTCCTTGAAATCTTCTTCTGCCAGGTTGTTGTATTCCGGGTCTTTCGGGCTGCAATTGTCAAAAAGCCATGAAGTGTACGCGTTCACATCAATAATACATCTGTCACTAATGGAAGGCTGTTTCATGGCATCTTCCATTATTTGAGTGTATTTGTCGAATATTTTCTTTTGTGATTCGGATGTACCTTCTTCATTAATGGTTATTCCTTCTTCTTCAACCATCGTTCTGACAACATTCGTATAAAACTTCCAGTTGTCAAATTCCGGTTCATTCTGCAAGGCTTTCAATAGGGTTGTCTTCCCTGTGCCCTGTGCCCCAGTCATTAATATTTTATCAAAACTTCTCATCTGTTGTCTCCTGCTCCATGAATTTTATCACGCTGTTTGCGTGAAAACAGTTTTTCGATATTCTGTTCGGCAATCTTTTCCGTATCAAGACCGACGCGGTTAATCATACTGTTTATAACCTTCCAGGCGTTTTTCCAGGCTTCCAAAACAGCTTTCTTTCTTGCTTCCGGGAATACATTCTGCTCGGCTTCTTTCCAATCGTCACGCAACCACTTTTTAACCTGGTCTGCAATCTTTCCGACTTCCACGGGCAAATCAAACACGCCTGCACCTTCCGCATTTGCCAAAGCTTCTTTCCAATCCCAACCCTCAATATCGAGATTGCATTCTTTACGAATCATAGCGAGATACCAAAACATATCTCCGATTTCTTTAGAGATTTCTTCCGTTTCTGCCTCGTTATTGATTTTCTCGTAAGTTTCTCCCATCTCCGAACACAAGCCAAGTGTCACATAGGACAAAGCCACTTTTTCGTTATAGCAAGCTGTAGTAGCCGCCTTTTCTTCATACTCGAAATAATTCATACTTTTGTTCTTTAATTACACTGCAAATATAACAATTTAATTTTGAGATAAACAAATGTTATCTCCATTATTTTAAATCTTTCATATCGATTTTTTCTAACCATCTCATTTTGAAGTAGGTATAAGGAATCTGTTCCGGTATGTCATTAACCCATATTACCACATTATCGTCATTTGGATGGTTTATTTTCACCTTATATTCCTTTCCCTTGTATATCACTATAGTGCCTGGTTTCAATAGGTGGAACCTGTCCCAAAACATAACCGACTTTTTCGTTTTCTCCGAATATTGCAAGTTCGGCAACCCGTATTCCTGCAAAAATTCCTTCAAATAAAAATCAGAAAACGCCTTGTCGCTATCGAACATCATACCAAGACGGAACCTTTGTTTCAAGTTCAGAATTTTTGCTTTCTTCTTCTCCGCTATGTCCTTATATATCTTCACAAGCTCGACACTTTCTATACGATTGTAAACTATCGAGCGTAATCTACAACTCAAATACTCCAATTGCAAGTTAATTACAAACTGCTCCAGACTGATTTTCCGCGATTTTTCCATATCCTTATTTTTGACTTCAAATCTAACAAAAATTAGGATAAATGGCAAAAAAATCAATACTATAAATGCTTAGTATAATAATTAATCGGTTCCGTCATATTGTCAAGCGCCCATAAGAGTTCTTCCTGTGTTGCGTCCCCAGGGTCTTTCTTTTTATCTTCCAGTTCGGCAATCTGCACATTGAAGTACCTTTGTAGGGTCATTGATACTGTCTTAATCATTTCCGGTTTGTCCGGGTCATACATCAGAATCACATTCCTTATGCCCGGTTTGTCCCTCAATAACCTTATATGGCTTAGCCCCATATTGTTACCGAATGTAAACACGCACTTTATATCGGGCGATTCATAAAGGTGCAACTTCGTGTCTACCGATATGTAGTCGAACATTCCTTCCACGATTATAACCGTGTCCGTCTCGTCCGTTATATTGTCATATCCTCCTATCACATGGGAGAATCCGTCACGTGAATTTTCATATCTCAATACAAGCTTTTCCGTACCCTCCTTAAACCTTTTAAGGTTCTCCTCGTGCCATTCCTTACTTTTTTTTGAACGTGCCAGCCATGCGGCTAATTTGCCGTTCATGGTAAACTGGAATATGAACTTATCGTGCAGCTTTCTTTCAAGAAAGAATTTTGTTTCTGCCGGACGGAATTCTTCATAATATCTTTTCACGAACCCCCTCTTATCCAAATATTCATCCTTATCTATATATTCCAATTTTTTAGGAAGGGTGCATTCCTTGATTTCCTCTGTTGTTTCCTCTTCTTCGTCATCTATTAGAGGGGTCAATTTCTGCATTTTTACCGTGTTTTCATAATCCTGCTTTATAAGGTCTTTCCTTCCTATCTTCTCCAAGAACTTTTTTAAGGTGGTCTTCATACCACATTTGAAACAATGGAACGCACCGTTATTCCCGGCATCGTTGAATTTTATACCCCATTTCCCTTTTTTATTGCAAAAAGGGCATTCCTTGTTCCGGTCTTGCATGAACCCCTTTGCCCCAAAAACGGACAAATTCAGTTCGGATATTACTTCGTTTTTATCTACTCTGAACATCCTTAATCTCCTCAATTATAGACTTTATGTTTTCCGCATTAAAACGTAACATAGCCCTAATAATGGTTTGAAAAACATCTTCATCGAACGTTCTCTTGTGTTCCGGAAGTTTATCCACTTCCTCCCAAAATATCTTTTCTGCCTCTTCCATAATCATTTATTTAAAATTCGACAAAAATAAGACGTTTTCCACTTTCCCATTCACTTACCCACATGTGATTCCTTCCAAACCCATATTCAAAATAAGAATTGAACGTAACCGGGAATTCCATAGATATAAATCTTATGGCATCCCTTAATTCACCTTCATTTTGTTCTTTACTGTGTACCATAACTCTAAACTTTTATCTGTTTTACTTAATTTTCCTGCCTTCCTTAAGAAGACACTACAAAGATAATATTATGTTATGAGATACGCAAGTGCTTATGTCTAAATCACCTCTGTTTTAACATCATTTTGCTTTTCACCGCCTTCGTCCTTTTTCTTTCTTGTCTTCTTTTCAGAAGTAGAGGACGTGAAACCCTTGTCACCTCCGTAATATTCGGCTGTCAGCGCCTTGTCACAAAAACGTCCCCTGCCGTAATCCGTCACAATAGGGAAGGTATCTTTTACCGTATCATAATCGCGTACCTTATCCATATAGATACGCATTATGTTCTGTTTCTTTTCCTCTCTTGTCCGGTTCCCGGTAAACACAAAGGAAAACGGCTTTACAAGTGTCCTGTCCCCTTCCGTATAGCTTCTGTCTATCACTTTGTCCGAATTGTCCCATATTTCCAACGGCACATTTCCGGCTTGTGCTGCCGTAAATCCCACCATTTTAAACTCTACACATAAATTTTTCAAAAGTTGTGCACATGTCTGTAATTTTTCTTTTTTGAATGTAGGGTTATTGTCTACAACTCTATTTGTTCCTGTTGCCACAAGGTCTAACGAATCCAATATCAATACATGCGGATAATAACCGTTTTTCTTGTAATAGGAAACTATCACATTACGGATATCCACCATAGTAGCCTGCCCGAATTTTTCAAAAGAATAAACATCTATGTCCTTAGAATAGGATTTCATGTTTTCAAAAGCCTTTTCTATTTTCTCGGCTAACTTGTCATCTATGACACCTTTTCTGATGTTCCCGTATTTTTGCCCGGTCCAAAACTGGTCGTATCTTTCCAGACACGCACGCGCACCGCCCTCCAACTGTATATGCAAGACTGGGTGTCCGTCAAAAGCTGCCTGCATACCGTGATATCTCAATACAGTAGACTTACCGACACCCGAACGCATTATCCATAACACGGTATCTTCCATTGTGGCACCACCTTCTGAAATCTGGTCTATCTTATCAAGTCCAAACATTACGCGTGATGGAACCTCCCCCTCTTCTTCTTCCCGTCTCCTCTTCATTCGTTTGTCAAAATCAGAGAACACTTTCTGAAAACCGCCTGCCTCATGCCTTAATGATAGGGATAAAATTCTTTGGCTCTCTTCCGCGTTTACCCGTATAGCATCTTCTTTCTTCCCTTCTTCGTACAAATCATGTACTTTTTTAGAAAGTAGCTGGAATTCCACGTCTTTAATATACGCTTCCAGTTGGTCTATAATAATTTCCTTGTCTACTTTAGCGGCTGACTGCACGGCATCTATCGCTTCAATTACAAAATCACTGTCAGCGTATTTTTGGGACACCACCCCCAAAGAAGGAACCTTATCTTTTTCCTTCAATACTTCTGTTGCCTCTTTTAATAAGAATTTGAAGCCGGGCCACTCTTTGGGTATTAACTGATAAGTCAGATTATTTACTACCATTCGAGTGATATTCAAATCCATATATACAAGTTTGAATAATTCTGCCATAAATCCGGCAGACAACTTTTGAGCCATTTTATTAGATTTTAGAAATTAGGGCTACAAACATAGCCCTATAATATGAAGAAAACAAATTGCTATTGTTAATTCTGCTCAACCAAAATAGGTGAATTTTCATAGGTGATTTCGGGATATAAACCTTTATCTATTTCTTCTCCTTTCTTTGGCTGATAATCTTTGCCTTGAATATAATGATTACCGTCAAAAGGATAAGCGCACATATGTTTATGCGGTATTTCTGTCGCTAACATTCCAGTCCAATAAGGATATTTAAACAGTCTACCGTCTTTATCTCTCGCTATATATACTTTCATGACATTCTCTATTAAGCGTTAATACCGATTGCGTTTCTTAAAAATTCTCCTGCGTTCTCTACTGATACACCCAACTTTCTCTGTATCAAAGAAACCATATCATTGACTTGTTCCGGTAAATCCAAATTGCCTTTCACAAACTCCATCATAATGAACTTTTCTAAAAATCTTGCTTTCATAACCTTTATCTTTGTTGTTTGACTTATCATCTCTTAATCTCACACTACAAAGATAAGATTATGTTATGAGATACGCAAGTGCTTATGTATAAAATATGGGTTGTTTAACATCATTTCACAATATAAATAATCTAATTGTTAGAATAATAGTCGTAATGATAAAGATTAATGCGAAATGTTTCCATATTTTTGCAGTAGCCTCCAAACCGTGCTTCTGTTTATCAAACTCACTTAAGGCATAATTCAAAGCCTCGTCTTTCAGTCCTTTAAACTTATCATTCAAAGCCTCGGTTATATCATCTGCAATAACATGCTTCACCTTTTCTGACACGGATTCCGGATATCCTCTTTCCTCATAGTTCAATTCACTCAACAAGTCATGATGAAATATATAAGGTGTTCCGTTCACTTCGTAGGAAAGTTTGATACCGCTTTCTTTGACGTATTTCAAGAACCTTTCCTCAGCAATCTCATTTATCCTTTCCTGGTTAAATTCTGACTGCTTCTTTATCTCGTTAAAATATTCCTCGTCAACAATTACACAGTTGTTTTCAAGCTTCATTACATGTGCTTCCATGATTATTCTCCTTTCAGTTTCTTTATCAATACATCAGTATAATTAATTGATTCAATAGCTACTACTTCTATTGCATCCATCTTTTTATCTGGATGTTCATCCAAATACATACCCAAATTTTTCATAAAGAAACTGTTTGAAATCAAAGCTTGCATTACAGCCTTTGCCAGTTCATAACGCCTCTGTTCCCAATCAATTTTCTTTTCTTCCATCTTTAACCTCCTTATTAGTTTTAACAAACCCCTTTTGAATGCACCAACATAACATATAATAGGCTGCATCTATCAACCTCGGCATTTTTTCTAAACGAACGGTTCCATTATTCGTTACGTCTACATATTTGAGCCACCACAACCCTACTTTCTTAAATATGTACAAATCATATACCTGTACTGATTCTGGTAACTTATCCAGAATGTCCTGCAAAGTGTAAGTAGGTAGTGTTTCATATGATATAAAACCGCAAGTCTGAAACTCCTTCTGTAAACTCAAAAACCATACACCTTTGTATTTATCATTAATACGGCTTCCATGTGATACCCTTTTCCAGTACACACTTGCATCGCTTGTATCTAATCCAAGCTCCTGCAAGTGCTTCATTTGTTCTATTGATAATACTTGTTTTGATTTCATAATTCGTAAGATAAAATTATAACCGTTAATGCAATGAAAATGATTACTACTATCAAGGCGATAGATAGACATCCCCTTTCGTATTCTTCATCTTCCGATGGTGTGTTTTCGTTATACCAATCTAATGGATGTTTTAATTTCATTTCTCACTCCTTTCTTTCTCCTTTTTAGCTTTATCACAAGACAACTTCTTCATTACATACGGGCAATCGCAATTCCCGTATCTTTCGTTATACCAACAACAATAATTACACTGGTGCATTATTTATTCCTCCTTATCTATCTTAATATCAGTCACTTTGCCACGATTGACGAAATACCTACAATCAATAAGCCTGCAAATCCATTCATCACAACGATTCTCTAATTCATTACATTCCTTGTGAAGAGAACATATCTTGCATTCATGGTCATTTGGATAATTCTCAGCTTCATGCAACACTCCGTCTATTATTATTCCGTTCTTTACTTCCATAATTATACCCCTTTCCCGTAAACATTTACGAACTCGCTGACATCCATATAGTCTATGCCAAAATTCTCGGCTGTTTTCTTGTCACTGTCCGAAAACTGCCCTTCAAGTCCGCTTGCATCACCAATCATCAGACAATCTTTTTCACTTAAACCAGCATTCCATGATTTATAGTTGTCAAAAAGTTTTTCAAGCATTCTGGTATTCGGCTTTCTCATAGGGTGGGTTTTGTTATTGCTTCCACAATACATAAAACGCGTATCAATGTTGCAATAATCCATTATACTGTTATTCACGTACTTGCATTTTACATAAGTAAATAATTCTGACGACAAACCTTTTTCTATCCCTCCTTGATTTGTCACAATAAAGATTACTTTAGGGTTCAAATTCTTTATTGCATCCAGGACATCAAACTTAAACTTCATGTCCCATATACCCTTTGGGAACGTCTCACCACTTGCAGTTTCTATTAACGTGCCGTCCATATCACAAAATAAAACCTTGTACTTTTTCATTTCTCGTTCCTTTATTTGTTTAAATCTTTATCTTCACATCGAACTATTTTATGTTTCTTGCAAAACCTAATTGAATACCTTACTGCCTTTCGTATATCTTCATACTCCTTTGTACTGTACACGTTGTATGTACGGAGTTTTCGCATAATTTCTTCTTCCATGAAAGGAAGTATCTCTTTCTCAAACCTACTCATTTCCTATGTGTTTTACGGTTCTTATTCCTCTTCCTGCGTTTCGCAATCTGCTTGTTTGTAATCTATCATCTTTTAGGCGATATTTTCTCATTTTGGGTACATCACACGGTTCTAAAGGAGAAATATCACTATATGGATTATAAATCTCATAACGAGTATTTTCATTCCAAGAAATTTCATTCTGCATATTTTACCCCTCTTTCTTTTTAAGGCTTATATCAATTGACAACCTATCGGTAATTTCCTCCTTAATTATCTCCCTGCACAAATTCCTTATCATAGAGTAATCACCATGTCTTTGTATCTCGTTGGAAACCATACAACGAACCCACCTCTCTATATCGACATCATTCCCATAGGTGTTTTGAAAGATACGTTTAACTTCCTCTTTCACAATTGGAATCATAATTTCCTTTATATCCTCTTTAGTCAACTTTAATTCGTTGTGGATATAGTTCTTTACTTCCCTGTATATATATTTACTCATAGCATCTAAATCTCTACTTTTGTATAATTACTAAATTTACAATAAAGATATTCACTTGAAAGCCATCCTCCTAAATGGCTTTTATCATTGACATATTTACAATAGGTTTCCCATTTGTCCTTATGTATAATTTCATACATTACGTCTTTATATATGAACAAATCTCCTTCTTGCAAATTTGAAATCTTAATTGTTTTCATATTAACCCAATCCTCTTTAATCTTTTTCTAAAATTCTTTTCATTCAAAGCTTGTTCGTAATAGCAATCCGGCTCAATAGCTATTTTAGTTTTCATTATAGGTTTCCCGTTTAATCCAATTGAAACTTCTTTGGTAATAGAAGCTCTCTTTATCTCTTTCGTTTTCAGATTGAATGAAAATAAAATATGTCCCGGAACCCTCCTCTTCTTGTCCGTCAATTTATATTCATGCTGTTTCTTTTGAATATATTCTACCTGGTTTTTAGATAGATTACTTTTTGTCAAATCGGGAACTATTTCCATATCAATCACCGTTTAAAACATACAACAACTCTCTTGCTTTCCTATAGGTATCAAAACCTTTTACGTTCACCCATTCAGACGAAAGACGTTTGTCTTTTCTGACTTGTACGCAATACACGACTATCGGAATACAGCCGCTATACCTTATTTCTTTCACAATCCTATATCTTTCCATGTCAGATACAATTTCTCATAAAAGTTTCCCTATCAAGCATACCGTTTTCCGATTCTTCTACCAAGTCAAAGAATGTATTAGCATAACAAACATGTTCTTCTATCATTATACATATTCCATCACCGGGATAATATTCACACGAAACATCATTGTTCCAATCTATATGCTTTTGTGCTTCTTTAGCTACATTATCACAAGCAATCATATACTCTATGTATTTATTAGATGCTTTTCTTATTTTGTCAAATACATTTCCTTTCATTTCTTTGTCTCCTTCTTTATCTTTTCATAGCACTCTTTACAAAAAACAAACACCTTTCCGTTATTGATTTTAACTTTAAAACCATCTCTCCTTAAATCAGTGCAAGTAGGTTTTAATTCTGCATAGTGATGGTAATTATATACATGTTTACACTTGTATCTATTTGTTAATAAATTTCTTAACTGGGTTATACCCAAACCCTCTATAGGGTGGCATTGCTGCATCCCCTTTTACTTTTCTCATGATGTTGTAGGCTCCGTTTATATCTGCATTGAGTAAAATCCCGTTCTTTGTTCTGAAAAGACCTCTTTTTACTCTCTTTCCAACATAACTATCATGATGTTTTATCTCCTCTAAATCTAAAGAACTGCATTTCGACGTGTGAGATTCGTTTATTTCAACAAATCTTAGTCCTTGTCTTTCAGATTTATACCTTAACATTGATATGAACGTCTCAAACGGAATTGAAACAAAATTCTGATTGTTTCTTTTACTCATATTCACTTCCTGTTTCCATCCGTCATTATGTCCCACTATCAATGTCGTTATGTTGTCTTCCAGGCACATGCCTACAATTTCCTTGCTTGCCTTATGCAAATAATCCTTGACCTTATTGTTTCTCTTTCTTGTAAGGTTCATTAACCGTCTCGAATTTTCCTTTCCATTTGTTTTCTTTAATTGTGATTGAACTTTAGCTTTTTTCTTGTTATAATACTGATTGACAGACTTTAATTTCTTTCCATCTATCAAAACAGCCTTATTGCTCGTATTCGTTACAATAGAAGCAAAGTTGTTAACCCCCAAATCAATAGACATATATCTATTGTTATCCGGTAACTGTTCCTTTACCTCCGATTCATACACCAATTCTATTACATAACAGTCTGCTTTCGGAACAAATCTGACTTGCTTAACCGTTCCTTCCTTACATCTGGTTTTCAATGGTTGCAAACCTTCTTTCTTTGGAAAGTAAATATATTCTCCTCTATGCTTAAATTGTGCATAAGAATAAGAAAATATATTTCTTCCTTTTGTTTTATGCTTGTATTTCGGGAATTTAGGACATCCAGTAAATTTCTTGTTATCCCTTTTCCATGCTTTAATGGCTGAAAAATAAGATTTCAAATTTCTATCCAAAGCCATAAGTATTTGCTGGGAAGAAGAACCGCTCATAGCCCTAAAATCAACATTGTTTTCTGCAACCATCTTTTTGTTAAGCTCCACAGACCTTATCCATTTCCCGGAAACAAGAAATTCTTGCTTTATGATATACAAAGCCGCGTTATACAAGTTCTTAGATAAGAAACAAATCCGGTCTAAATCCTTGTACCTCTTGTCATTGACTGTTATTATATGTTGCTCCGTTAAATACATATCGCAAATATAAATAGAATATTTTAAATTTCCTATTTATTTATATAATTTTTAGTGCAAAGTTCTATATAGTTACCTATATTTATTACATCCTAACTCATCCCATGCCGTAACCTTTCTCTCATACATCAGTTCCCATTCATGGCGGCAGAGCCATTTCTTTATGATAGCATTCAGATTCATATCCTAAAACAAAATCTTAAAGCTCTTTCCTTTCAATGTCGGCAATCTCTCTTCTACAAACTTCCTTAACTCTTCCTCCTCGATAGGAAACAAAGGATTGTACCTGTACTTGAACGTATGAATGTATTGCTCGTTCAGCATCACATCAAAAATTATTGTCTTCATCAAAACATATCACTATTAGAAGGGATATACTTCTTATACTCTTCAAAAGCAAGCTCCAAAACATCTTCTTTACTTACATGTTTCAAAACAATATCTTTCTCTGTGTATACTCTATGGTCCTCTCCTTTTAAATCCAACCATTTCCTTTTACCGCACTCTCTTTGTTGCAACTTGAACCTATACTTTGCCGGGCGGTTCCATTCCATAGACAAACTGCATGTCAGCTTGTATTCTACATCTCCCTTTTTAATAATCTTTTCTGTCATAACCCTTTATATTAAAAATAACCCTCCATCCACAACACGGCTTCTTCTATTGTTTCCACCTTCTTGAACTCCTTCGTGACACAACGCTGCATGTATTCACAGCATATGTTTTCTTCATCGTCAAAATAAATGTTGTACGCCCCGTTATCATCAGCCCCAGTACATGCTATTCCAAGCTCCAGGGCATTCTGCACCTCTTTCGGTTCGGTTGAAAAATAGGCGTAAACCTTTTCACTCTTTACACCCTGCAATCCGTTAAGTTCTACAATATTGTTCATATTCGAGATAATATTTGTTTATGTCTAACCCGATTAAGAAAGGGAGGCTTAACACTCCCTTATCAATCACACCACAAAGATAATATTTGTTTATGACATACGCAATAGCTTATTCCCAATAAAATTGCATATTTAACATTTCTTGTGTTTCCTTCTGAATAGGCTTATATCTCGTTTCTGTAGTCAAATCCCTCTCAGCCACGTTGTTATACTCTTCCAAAGCCTTTTCCTTGTCTATACTCCTTTCCACCCATATGCCTATCATCTGGTCCGGCTGCATATCCCCGATAGACACCGGGTTTTCCTCCGTAGCCTCGTAAAACTGGACTGTATAGGGTCTACTGTATATATTAGGTGTACTCCCCATATATCGGCTTCCGTCTTCACCTTCCATCATTCCCACGGCACCCACCTTGAACGAACACACATTTGTTTCCGGATTCTCAAACCATATCTTTACACCCTTTGCCACCTCCTGGCTATCATTGTGCAGCACTATAGCCCGGTATTCGTTTCTCGCATTTCTTATCGTGTTTACACTCAATTCATCAAACAAATTACCGAACATGTCGTTAGGTATTGTCGTGGAAGATGCAAAGCCACCCAACGAATAAGAAACATTCTGCTGTTCTGCCATATATCCAGAACTTACTGTATATAATAACCGCATATCTTATCCTCCTTTCTTATTCTTTCGGTTTCGGCATGCCTGCCAAAGACCAATATTCCGTTTTTGCCGTATTGTCAATCGTGACCGTACCACCGTTGTTTCTTACTCTTGCTATATAAAACTCGTTTACCGACTTGGTAGGCGGCTGTTCCAAGGTCACTTCCTGTGTCAGCCCCAACGTAAACCAATCATAGGTGTAAAGCCCTTCCATTTGTGCGTCCGTGAATACCTTTCCAAGAGGTACCGTTCCCAGTATCACGACTTGCAAATTTGTTTCCGCAACAAAATCGGATTCGGACGTTAATACAATATTCTTGTTGTCTATTATATTGACTATCTCATATACGCCATTATTTAGGGGCTGTGAACCGTCGTCTTTCAAGAACTTTATCGCTACCGGGGTTTTCCCTGCCTGTCCTCTCACCTTACCGGAAAAATCCACGGTTCCGGTCACTACACCCTTCTGGTTGATACTCACATATCCGTTTTCGTAATTCTTTGTCGAATACCCGATTTTTAGCCAGTAATACACGCTGTCTGCCGGGATGGCAAAGTTATCGTATATGTTGACAATGTTTATTACTTGCCCCAATGAGTTTACCGCCATACCCGGCAATACCCTTACCGTTCCTCCCTGTGTTCCCTGCTGCACCTCGAACGCCTTGTTGTCTATAAAAGTGTCCACAGTCTCAAAGTCCGATTTGAACTTTGTAGGATTGTTGGTAACTATGCCGAATGTATAACTTCCGGCAATAAGAATCTTTCCAAGCAAAGAGTTCTGTAGGAAAGACTGCATATTCATCACTTCTTCTTTTTCTAAGAAAGTGTTTCTGTTAACATTTATCTGCGCCATATATTTATAAATTTTTATTTACAAAATTAGAACCATTCTGGATAAGCACTAATATATTGGTCGTAACCATTCATCTTTGTACATCCTCTGAAACATCCGCTTTTGGATATACTGTCAACATCCGGGAAACCGAATTGATATGGTTGGAATATTCTCTTAAAATAATAAAACAGAGGCATATAAGCTGACGGCAATTTTACTCCGGCTACTATACAATCCCATCTCGGTTGAGACGTCATATTTGAACAACCGCTGAATGTACTCGTGCAACTGTCTATATGTTTCAGTACCCCCGATTCTATATAACTGTTATCAGTTCTCGTAGGTCCGGGTTTATTCACGGTTACATCACCGAAAGCATATTCTGCCGATTGTAAGTTGCTGCACCCTTCAAACATGCTGTTAATGTTCACAGTCACCGAATGTTCGGGCGGTGTGATAGGACTGCCCTGCGAGCCTGCTGTCCTCAAATTTTTACACCCACTGAAACAGTGCGTATAAGAACTGCATTGTGAAGAATCAGAAAACAAAGATGATGTTATAGTAGTCAAGCCGCTATTCTGGAACATACTGGACGCATTTCTAATATCGGGAATTGTCACACCACTTACATTCAGCAAGCTTGTACAACCGTAGAACATTTCAATACATTGTGTACCTCCATTCGTCGTGTAATTAAATGCACCAGAGCTTATGCTTGACAGATTGGTACATTCATAAAACGCCCGTCCCAACAACAATTCACCCACGGTCCCGGAAAACAGATTGCTCGGTAACGACGATACACCCGAACCATCACAAAAACCGTATGCGTTTACTGTCTCTCCCGAAAAATATTTGAACGTTATTCTGCACGGTGACTGCAAATTAGAACAATTGGAAAACATGTATATACATGTTTTTATATTTGTCGCCCCAATATCATTACTTATACTTGACATACTGCTACATCCGTCAAACATATAATTCAAGGACGTTCCATTACTTGATGTCCTTAACTGTCCACTCACAGAGGAAATATTACTGCATCCATAGAAACAATAGGAGTAATCACTTATCGAGTTTCCTCCAAGCACGCTTGACAAGTTCACCGAACCACTCAATCCACTGTTTCTATACGTGCTCACGAACGTACCGCTTGTTATAAATTCAAACAATCCAGACGGAACACTTCTTAAACTACTACATCCATAAAAGAATGAATCTGCCGAACCGCTCATAAGACTTGTGGTCCAGCTTACAACCGATTCAAGACTACTGCAATCCTGGAAAGCTCCCTTTCCCCATGACGTTCTCACATCCTCAGTAAACCACTTGATTACTCTCGTCAAACAATTCTGAAAACTTGAAAATCCGTCTGCACTCCATGATAAATTGGCAGACATCCCGTTAAAATCGAACAATATTATCTTTGTTCCTCCGGAACTGTAGGTGTGCGAACTTGTTCCTAATGTCTGGTCTCCGTCTCCCCATTTCACACGCAAATTGTTAAGTCCAGTAGAGGAAGTGTTAAGTACGGGCAGCGCTATGTTCGTACCGTTTGACACCCTTACTTCCAATACCGCACCGTCTTCCATTATTATGTCAATCGTCTTGCTGAACTCTTCCGGTCCTACTGTGTAACTTCCGCTCTCCGTAAAGTAATTCTGACTTGTTGCCACCCACGCATAGGTATCGTTACACGGAACCATCCATGATACGGTACCGTTCGAGCTTGTCACACCCGAACTTATATTGTCTTCCACTGTCACGCCCGAAATAGGAGAACCGCTCTTTGTACGCACATTATATGTAACCTGGCACTTGTTGCGCGTCATTACGACGTTAACATATTCGTCGCTATTGCTTATGCTTACAGAACCGTTCTGGCTCTGATACCCGGACTTTGACGCCTGCCAACTTAATGTCTGGGGCGGCACGTATGTTCCGAATACCGCACGCCCGGCTCCATCCGTGTTCTTTACCGTACCTCCGCATACAATACGCACTCCTCTTATGGATATCCCTTTCTCGTCCACCACGTCGAAAATAACTTTATAGGTATTTACACCAAGAACTATCGTTGCGTTTGTATCATATTCCCCTACCGATACAAACGTACTGTTCTCGTTATATTGGGGAAGCTTGCTTGCCGTGGCCGTACCGGAACTTCCTGCCTCCACATTGAAGGTCGTATATCCTTGTCCATCGGAATATTGCGTCATTCCGTTAAACGTCACCTGTGCCCCACTTATGCCTATATTGCTGCCGTTGACAACCTGTATTCTCACATTCACCCTCTTTACGGTAAAATTGATAGGAACACGGGTGTCCGAATTGTACACGGTAAACGAATTCACCACGTCATAACAATAAGGATATTTTGCCACATAATCGTATGTACCCGAAAACAATTGCGTAGATACCAACCCTAATTCGTTCGTCGTCAATTTTTCGCTTTGTCCTACAATCTCGATTGTCGCCCCAGAAGCCTGCGCACTTCCTATAGTCGCCTGGAACGTCACGTTGAACGGCACGGATGCCTTTTCTGCCATCTTTATAGTATAGGCATTGTCTCCTGCCGTTATGTTCACGTTCCCCTTTGCCGGGTTATAGTCCTGGTGAGACGCGCTCCACTCCCACACACCAAGTTCAAGCGTCCAGCTTGCCGCGATACCGTTGTTGTTGGAATATCTCGTTTCCCCGTTTATCGTCACTACCGCATTACTAATAGGGTCGTTCGTTTCCACATCCAATACCGTTACCGTCAGTTTTCCGGTCTGCTTAACAAGGTCTACCGTTATGGCTAAAGGCTGGTTTATCAATACTGCCGTTCCTGTTCTCGGCTCATACCCCGTTTTTGTCACATTCCACGGATAACTGCCCGGCACACGGTTAAAGACTGCGTTTCCGCTCGCGTCCGTATTGACCGTTTGTTCATCCTCCCCTACACCAAGCACTACGGGCTGGTTCTTGACGGGTTGTCCGCTCATTCTCACGGTAAATATGATGTCGTAGGTAACAAGCTTTAATTGTACGTCCACTCTCTTGTTCTCTCCGTTCACCGTCACAACACCTTGTTTCGTATAATATCCTTCCTTCTGTACGGTCCAGTTATAACCGCCCGATATACGGACAAATTGCGCCTGCCCTCCGCTCGTACTTATTGATTCCGTACCTACAGTAACCAAAGCATCGTCAAGCGGTGTATTGTTATCGTCCGTAACATAAAAATCAATCAGATAGCCTATCTGCACCAAATCAACTTCTACCGTCACATCCTTATCCACGACTTCCACCGTTCCTTCCTGCCCGTTGAATTCCGTCTTTGACACCTTCCAAGCATAGGAACCTGCCACCTCTACAAATGTCACAATCCCGTTTCTTTCTGTCTGTAGGGTTGTACCGTTGAAAGTAACGTCCGCTTTCGCTACGGGCAACCCGTTGCTTCTCACGACAAAGTTTATATTATATTTCGGTATAGGATTGAACTGTATGTCTATAACCGCGTTTCCGTATATGGTAAAATCCTTTTCCACGGTTATATATCCATCTTTCACGACCTTGTAATGATACGTTCCTGCCGGATATATAAACCCGGTTGCAAGTCCCTGCGCATTAGAGCTTCCGGTCTGGTTAGGAATCCCCTCACCCGTCACCAATACGGATGCACCCGATACTGGTTCCACACCGTCCCTTATACGGAAAGTTACATTATAGTAAGGTATCTTTTCCATTTCGATTTCGATATTGGTAGAATCCACTATTTCAGCATTTCTTCTTACCGTATAATAGTCCTCGTATTCTGCCACATATTCATATATACCAGGAAATACCTCGAATGTCGCTATACCGTTGCTTCCGGTATATTGCACCTTTCCTGCAAAGGACACTTTCACGTTCTGCATCCAGTCTTTTGTCTCCTTGTTGCGCACAAAGAACGTAACCACCCGTTCATAGGCGGCTCCCATTAACTGTACATATTCTACAGCATCCTTGTCCACTAATAAGGAGTTTTCCACGTTTTCAAAGTTTTCGGCTTCCACCTCGTAATACCATTGTCCGCGCGGCAGCGTTATCTTCGCCTCACCGTTAACGTCCGTTATCAGTTCTTCACCGTTTACTGTTATCTTCGCATTGGGTATGTACTTATTTCGGTTTGAAAACACCTTGAACAATATCTGATATTCTTCCTCTCCTACATAAGGGCGTATCAGTTCACTGCCGAATATGTTCTTATATCCAACAAGGTAATTTTTTAAGAAAGTCTCTACAGTAAATTGTCTCTGATATGCGTTGTTCTTGTAATAGGCGGCTATAATATCACGCTCACCCAAATATCCTTGTGAAAACGGCAGATATAAAGGTTTCACATGAAAATCGTATATATATACATACGGGTGATTTCCGACCGTTCTTTCTTGGATAAATATAGGTGCGATATACTTCATTCCTGGCATTATCGACAAAGCACGCCCAGACGGGAAATTAAGTGCAGGCGCTTTCAAAAACTTCTCGTTCGTTGACAGCAGTATTCCTTTTATGTAGTAATACATGCCGTCATTCTTTATATCCAAATATTCGTTTTCATGGAACCAAAGGGAACTTCCGGTTATCTGTCCGTTTTCCAATATTCCCATAGACAACGGCTCTCCGTCTACCGTCTCGTACCCAGCTACTCCGAACTTAAGGTTTTCATTGTCCGTAGCCGACACTTTTACTTGCAATGATATTTCGTAGGATAGGTTCGGGTCTATGATTATAAGCTTGTCCAAATCCACCCTTCCGTCTATGCCCACGGCTTGGTTGCCAAAAAATGTCATAGCGTTAAATATCTCTCCATCATTCCCGTTTTCGTCCTGCGTTATGCTTATACTTTCCGGTATCAATAGAGGATAATTATTCAAATCCTCTACTCCTTTTGTATATTCATACGCTTTTGATACATTCATTACTGTATTCGTTCGGTCACATGTAGGTGAACTATGTCCCATCGCCCATCCCGTAGCTTCTGGTCTCAACAAGGCAAAAATGAATTCGTCCAACGAATTGTATCTTATCAGTCGTAATAATTCTCCCAATATCTCGCCTTCTTTGCTTATAATGTCAAGCCTTCCGCGCTTTGAATATTCTTCCAAGTAATTATAGAATAGGTATTCCATCTGTTCCTGGCTGTCCACCATGTTAGTAACAAGCCCTCTGTTCTGGATAAACATTTCAAACAAAATCTGATTCGTGTCTATCTTTTTGTATTGTCTTGCATACAACACTATCAAAGCGAATATATGGGTTATAGTTCCCCAAAAGGCACGGAAATCCTCGTTCTCTTTCTTCTTTAGGAATGTAGGCAAAATTCCCCTTCCTTCCAGTTTTTCAAGCACGTTTTCTGCCCACCGTATTACTTCCTTGTCGTTTTCCTCAAAAAAACGACTGAAAGGCAAATTATCATATATAGGTGTGGACTGGGGTAAAAATAATCCCCCACACGGGTTTTCTTTCTTTATTCTTTTTTCCATGTTGAGATACAATTAATTGCACCGTAAAAATACTATTATTTTAGATATTACGAAAACAAACACGACGAAAAATACTGTAGAACCGTTCCACCACCTCAATCTCTCTCGTCAAAGACCAGTCCATAACAATAGAGGCTCTAAAGGTAGGGGTGTGGGT